AATAAGAAAATGTTGTCATTTCCTTCATCTGTAACATCAAAAATGATAAAGCTATAAGAGCTTAACGGTCTTCCATCAATTAGAGGATTCTCAATATCATTAGTGTGTAAGTTATCAAATGCTGGGTTAAGTACAAACTTAACATTAGCAAGGAAAGGAATAGTAAAGCTTGTATAAGCAAAACCATAATCTAAATCCATTCCTGATCCAGTAACTGCACCTATATCAGAAGCATTCTGAACTAATCCAGAACCAAATACTTCATTAGCAATAGCTGCATTGATCATTTGCATACCACCAATACCTGTTTGTACAACAAGTTTTCTTTGTGGGTCTGGCCCTTTGAATTCAACTTTACCTTGGTAGAAGTTGTAAAGTTCAGTTTTGAACATATCCAAAGAAAAAGAAGATTTGTTGTATACTCTTTTAAATGAGTTATCCAACTGCTTCCAAAGACCAACAGACATTCTGATATCATCTGGACCATCTTGCTTAACTCTACCACCGTGACCCCACATAAGGTAAGTCTCAATGTCATTAGCAATTTTAGAAAGATGAGCTGCTTCTAGGTTAGTAACAAAAGTTCTAGAAAGTTTACCACTTTCAAATGCATCTCTTGCACCTGCTTTACCCATATTACCAACTAATTCTTCAATAGAAGAAACAGATGGATTAGCATCTTGATCAAAATTTCTCCAGATTTCTGTAACTGGAACAGTACCATCAGCATTCAATCCACCTTTAAGCATTAAATCTGCTCTAGAAGAAATTGAATAATGTACATGTGCTTCAGCTCCACCTACAAAGTTGTAGAATTCACGGAAACCAGATCCTGTTTCAATATCAGAAAATCTTTCACCATACTCACCTCTTGCAGAACCTTTTCTAAAGTACTTAGTTCCTGCAGCTAAATAAGCATCATCAAGAAATGCTGTATTATCATTATTTACAAGTTGAACAGTGTAAATGAACCCGTCACCAGCTGGTAAAATATCATCAGCAGTAATATAAAGTTCAGCACCATTATACTTATCATAAGTGATAATGTCACCATGACCAAACGTTCTTTTGTTTAGTTTAATTTTAAAGGTAGTTCCATCTATACCTTTTTTTGAATTACCTTGATCTACATCTACAGTGATGTAAGGTAAATCTTGCGCGATTGGAGTTTGCCATTTGTACTCACCTCTTGCATTATCCACCATGATTGTATTCTTTCCACCAAAAGAAGCCATTTGATACAAAGGCATTTCTACCTTTTGTGTCATAGCCCACAAATCAACAGGACCCATATCCATAGGTTCTGAAGATCCTAACATTGCAGTTAGGTGATAAGAATCAACATGAGAACTAGCATTATACTGAGTATCTCTTAGGAAAATTCCGTTGTTTAACATTGGAGTTGCCATAATTGATTGTTTTTTGTTTTTGTTATTAATTATTAATTGTTACTATATATATTGATTGATTAAATCCTTTTAAAAATATTATTAGATCTTGGTATAGTTCTTTTAGTAGATTTTTTAGCTACTGCTTTTTCTCTTCTATCAGTTCCTAAAGAATTTCCACCACTACCTGCTTGTTCAGTTTTCAATTTTCTTACTGTTTTTTCAACAGATTTTTGAGCACCTTTTTCCATTATCTTACTTTTATATCCTGTAGGATCAGCAAGTAACCATAATGCTTCAGTTACTAATGTATAGTTAGGCTCAACAAATTGATACTTTTCAAGCAAATGCCCTAATAAGTTTGTGTTCTTTCCACTTACAGATGGATAATTAGGTGCAACCAAACCATTATATAATAATGATTGAGTTTTTTTATCTACTTTCATATCCCCTAATGTTCCTTCTTTAAGTGTATTATATACATTTGACATGTATTGTTTTGATGCTTGTTCTTGTTGTTTCTTTTTTAAATCCTGTTCTTGAATTTTTTTAGCAACAACTGCTTCTTGCATCTTATCAAGCTTGGGCTTAAACTTAGAAGCTTGTTGTTCAAGCTTACCAAGATCTTTCCATATCTCAATTTCTTCTTGTATTTCTTCAGATGAACCATAACCGGTAGCACCTAAATACTCTCTAATAATGTATTCTTGATCTTTTTCTTTTTTAGTATCTAAAGATCTATGCTCTTCTACTTGAGCTAATGTTCCAAATAATCCTTTTAAATCTGTTCCACCATCTGCAACATAACGTGCAGCTATTTGAAGTTCTTGCGGTAATGAATTAAAAAATTGCTGAGGGGTTTCACGTCTAACTTGATTGGCTTTTTCATCTAGATTAGCTTGAATTAATTCTTCCCAATCTTTTGCACTATAGTCTTCTAATGATTTATCATCATCAAATGGTACTATTTTATCATCTTTAATAAGTTTAGTAAATACATCAGCCATTCCTGTTATAGCTTTTCTACCTCTAGTTTCTTTTTTTTCTATTGCAGGTTCTGCGTCTTCTGTTTGAAAAGTTTCTGCATCTAATTCATTAATAAGAGAATCACCAGCTTTTTCTGCCTCACTTGTTTCAGCAACTGGTTTAGTGATTGTTTCTGTTGTTTCTTCAGTTGTTTCTGTTGTAGTATCAGCAACTGGTTCAGTGGTTGACTCAGTAATTGGTTCAGTAAAAGAATCCATATCTACTTTTTCTTTAACTTTAAAGAAATTTTTCTTAGCTGTATCTTCTGGCGTTGATATTACAGAATCTGCATTTGCACCTACTTCTGTAGCAAAGATTTCATCTAAATTAATATTTTCTTGTGTTACTTTTGTTTCCACAGTTTTTGTTTCATTACTCATAATTGTTGGTTTTAAAATAATTTATAAACTATCTCTATATACAATATAACAAACTTTTGTTTTATAAACCTCAAAAATTTTAAAAATTATTGTGATTTTTTGTAGTATATAGCTATCATTAAAAATCTTTATTTATAAAGATCTATTTTTTATCTTTTTTATCTTTTTTGGATTTAGCTTTTTCAGCTTTTTCAGCAGCAATATCATATTTATTTTTGTTTTCTCTAGCTATTTCTAAATTTTTATCAGCTATTTCTCTTTGAGCATTTGTTCTATCTCTTTCTACATCTAGCTTTTGTTTTGCCAAAGAGTTTTTCATAACATTTTCTTCTCTTTTAAAATTCATTTGCTCTCTATACTGAGATGTTTCTCTAATATCTTTCATTGCATCTTGAAAATCACTTACTTGATTTTGATTTACATCTACTTGTGCACCATATCCAGCAGCTCTAATTTCTGCAACAGTTATATCTTTTTGTCTTTCTTTTTCACTTTCTTGTTGCTCAAATTCAAGTTTCATTTTTTCTTCTTGCTGTTTAGCAGCAATCTGATCTTGTTGCATTTTTTCTTGCTGTTGCATTTCTTCTTGTCTTTGTTTCTGCATTCTCATTTCTGAATCTTTAAGAATATCAGATACTTCAGCTATAGAATCTGCTTTTACAATATTACCTAGTTCATAAATACTTGCTCCACTTGTATTATTAGTAAGAGCTAATTGTTTTAATTCATCTAGAATAGCTCTATGATTAGTACGTGTTGTACAAAAAATATTAAAATCCCTAAGCAATAAATCAGTGCCGTTTATTTGGAAATTAACTTTTTCTGCTTCTGAATTTATATAACTTAATCTAACACTTGGATTTGTACTATAATAAAATTGTGCAAGATCTGTTCTCATTTGATGAACTCTTGGCATTAAGTGGTCTGAATGCTGTACAAAATATGATTCTGTTTGTGCATATGATTGATTCATTGCATTAATTACTCCTGTTGCTGTTTCTTGTGCTATTGGTTGCCCCATTCTTTGAGGATTAACTCCAATAGCATCAAATGCTTGCTGTTTAAAGTAATTAGCTAATTGAATTCTAGACATTAATCTATTTGTTTGTTCTAGATTAAGTGTTTGATAATGATTAAAATTTGTTGCATTTTCTGTATTAGTAATAGATGTATCTAAAGGAAGCATGCTAAAATCTTTCATTGCTGTATAAGCTTTTGCATAATTTGCTTTACCCCAATCTTCACCCATTGAATGTCTTGGTAATGCGTTTTGATCAAACATAATTACAGTTCCTAATTCATCTACAAGAATATCTGCAATTTGATTATTAACCATATTAAAGCCTATTTGATAAGCTTTCATTAAATCAACTAAAGATGTTGATTTTGTATTTCTATCAGAAAATACTCTTCCTTCTACTGGAAGTTTACATCCATAAAGTGTAGTATCTCCTTTAAATTGGAATGGTATTCTTCCAGGTTTGGATCTATTAATACCTAAATAAATAGGATTAATATTGTCAGACATATTTGATTTCCAAAATGCTGGAAGATTTGGTCCTAGTTTTACACCACCCCATACTTCATTAATCCATATCCACTCTATGTGCTCACCTTCTAATAAATTATCTTTATTTTTATTTTTAAATAATGTTGTGTCATAAACCGGTTTTTCAGTTACTTTATAAGATTCATCAATAACATCTTGTATTATTTCTCCATCTGGTTTAATATGTGTTAAATGACCTACTTTACGTTGAGTTTTCCAATAAACTGTTGTTACACGCATTAACTCTCCTTCACCCCAATGCATTAAATCATCACCTTCATTTAAAATCCAACTTACAATATCTCCATCATTTCCTGCACCTCCAGGACCATAGTTGCTTACAAATTGTCTATAATTTAAACTTGGACTATTTGTATTCCATTCATGAGATTTAGTAGGATCATAATATGAACCATCATTTTGCATTCCATTAACTTGATACATTGCAGATTTTGCAGGATAAATATTTTGTAATGAATGCAATTGTTTTTCATTCATAAGATAACCGTATCTATCTATTACATCAGCTACAGTCATTAAATCTATTTTACCGGCAAAATTAGAATTAGATATATATCTTACATCTGGTGATTTTTGATAAAAAGTTAAAACAGGATTCCATAATTCTACATCATAATCATCTTCTAACATACGGAAATGCCAAAACTCACGGTCTGCAATTAACATATCACGAAAAGCTCTTTCTTCTAATTCTTTCATTTTAAATCTTTCCTCATCTACATTTAATTGATGAGAGGCCCATTCCTCAACTAAACTTCTATAGTCTTTAGAAAAGAAATCTTCTATTTCTGGTAATGATTTTAAAGCATCTGGATTAAGTTGTGCTTGAGCTTCTTCTGATGATGGGTCTAAACCTTGCTCTATCATTTGTGCTAAAAGCTTTTGTTCTGCATCAGCTAATAAATTTTCTTCAACTAGTATTCTTTTTTGTTCAAGCATTTCATTGTATGATAAATCATCAACTGCTCTAAACTGCACTTTATTAAATCTTTTACAAAATTCTCCTACCAATACATTAATTACATTTGGAATTATTGGATAAAATTTTAATTCAAGAGCTGTTTCATCTTCTTTAGTTAAAATATCCATTAAATCACCCATCTCATTGGCTTCTTCAACTATATAATCACTTTTAGTAATAATACCTTTTGCAAGTTTATAGTTTTTTAATAAACCTCTAGCATTTTCTCTTAAGAACTCTAAACCTTGTAATTCTAACCAATCTAAATTCCAGGCTGCCCAATCATCATCCTTTTTTTTCTTTGATAAGAATTGAATAGGTTGAGTTAAGCTAGCTGTAGTTGGCCCATCTTCAGCTTTTGCTCCAGCTTTTAATTGCATTGCATTTAATACCTTCATTTTATATGATAAATTTAGTTGGTGTTGTTATAATACTATCTACTATAATATACGTAATATGAGTGTAATTATGTGTACAAGATATGTAATAATCCATTATTTAAAATTTTTAAATCCAGATCTTACCTTTTTACTATAAGATCCTTTATTCTTTTTACGTCCTAAATTACTGAACGGACTATACTTTAATTTATATAAATTTTCTGAATTATGCAAGGAATTAGCCTTATCAATTTCTTTACGTTTAACATAGCCTCTATTAGATTGCTGTACTTTTGCAAAAGCAACTAATGCAGAAAAAGTTACTAACCTATCTACGTTTAAACCTGGATAGTATGCCATCATTTCTTTTATTAACATTGGATCTGGTATTCTTTCAACCCCAAAAGTTTGTTCTATTACATTTCCATTTTCATTTGTTTCTTCATGAATAACTTCTCTTAAGTATTCAATTGCATATGATATTAAATGAGATTTAAAAAGAGTTCCTGTGTTTTTCCAACCATATTCTTGATACACTGATTTATTTGATCCAAGATCTTTTAAAAATAGTATTTGATTTTTAGGAACTAAATATTTCTGTCTTTTTCTAGAAATCATATATTGTATAAAAAGAGAAATGTTATTTTCTACTATAGTCCATGCATTATACCATTCAATTATTAATTCTAATCTTTCATGGGTTTTATTAATATCATCAAATCTCCCACACCATGAAGCAACTATTTTATCTTTTTCTACAAATGTTTCTAAACCATTAGGTGTTTCTCTTGTAATTTCTATAGGGTTTTTATAAATAAATATTGAACATAAAGAATCTGATGTAGTTGTTTTACCTTCAGAAACGGGATCAATAGATCCATAATAAGTTCCAAAACCAGGATTTTCAATTGGTCTTTCCCAAACAATTAAACAACCGCTTTTATCTTGCATTTTTTTATCTACTGGAAATTGTGATATTGGTAATTTATTACTTTTTTTAGCTATAATTCCTGTTTCATCTCTTTCTAATTCAAGAAATTCATAGCCGTATTCTTTATCTTCAATTCTTTTTAATTGTTTAGATGTAATACCTTGTGGAAATACAGATTCTTTTCTATATGCAAATCCTTCTGCAATGTTAGTTGGTTTTTGAGATATACGTAATTGATATTGTTCAGGATTAAGTTTATTTTTCCAGTCTTCTCTTTCTATCATAATTGCTTCTAAAGCCTCTTCTACTTTAGAATTTCCATAATCATCTATATATGGCGGCATAGACCATTGTTCTGGAATAAATAAACCGGATAATCCAATAGTACCATTTTTATCTAAAAGATTAGTTTCAACGGGATATATATCATTATTGACTGGTTTTAATATCATTTCTTTTAAAGGATTGCATTGATCTAAGTCACCTACAGATCCGGCAGCTATAAACATACCTGTAGTCATCATTCCTGAAGACATTGCAGGTCTAAGATATTCATATGTATCCATCATCTTAGGTGCTATACCAGCTTCTTCATGAAAGAAATAAGTTGTTGGTCCACCTACTCCAGTTGTTGCATTTTTTTCAAATGATGCCCCTTGTATTTTAGATTTTAAACCCTTACTTGTTTTTCTATTACCAACTCTAACTTCTATTTGCTGCTGCCAAAGCAAAACTTTTTCTGGATTGCTGGGTCTATACCAAGCAGTATGCTCATTAAGAAAGTCTTTGTACTCTTCTAAAAATTTCCAAGAACCTTTATCATTTATATAATCTTTAAGGCTTGCTCCAATCTTGCAAACACTACCTTCTTCAAACCAGTAGGTATTTATAATCTTACCCATATGAAAATAAGAAGATGCTATTTGACGTTTTTTAAATATAGCAGAATGTTTATTATGTAATTCGGCAAGCAATTCATATAATGCCATATGATATTGAGCATCTCTTACTTTAGCAAATCCATAAGCTTTTTCTTCTTTATCATAAATAGGAAGAAAGTTTAACCACATATAGTAATCTCTAGTTAAATACCATGATTTACCATTACTATTATATATTACACCTTTTCTGCATTTATCTTTTTCAGCATTCCAATACTTAATAAAATCTTTAGATCTAAAAGGTGCATTGCAATAAAATCCTTGTTTATTAAATGTTCTAGCTTCTTTATTAAATATAAAACTTGTTTTATCAAAACCATATTCACCAGGTTCTTTAAATATTGATAATAAATAATTTATAAATTCTTCTTCATCAAAAAAATCTGTAGTAGTCCAATTACCATTTTCATATGTAGGTACTTGTTTATACATTTACAATAATAGCTAATATATCTTGAATATTTATTAATAAATGCTCTTCACCTTCATGAGTCATTACTACAGGAACTGCATGATCAGCAAATTGAATATGATCTCCCGCCTTCATTGTTTGCACTAAATCTCCTACTGCAATAATAGTCCCTTTATTTTCTTTTTCTTGTGTACCAGAAATTAAAATTTTAGTATTTCCATAATATTCTGGAACTTCATCTTGCTTAATTAATACTTTGTTTCCTACAGGAATAATTTTTGTATTGTTCATTTTGTATGTTTTAAATAATTATATGTTATATGTTTTAAATATGGCTCTGTCTTTCTAAAAAAATATCCACCATTTCTTCTTTTAACTCTTAAACTAGTTATACTTAAAGGACTAGAAATACACCTATGAGTTTTATTATCAATTATACAATTCATAATTTTTTTATTTTTAATATTATCTTTATCTAATTCTGATAATATTTTATAATAATAACTTTCATCAGGAACTGTTTTTGGAATGTCATGGGTGTCTTCTTTATCTCTATTATCTAATATTAATTTAACATGCTTTCTAGTTAATAAAAAGAATTGTGAACATGCAGTATGAGCTTCTTTTTGCTCTAAAATGTTAAACCAACTTTTTTTACTGTTTATAATATCATTATAAATTTTATCAAAGCCATATAATGGAACTGTATCTGCTGATGTTAAAATAAATATTTTATTTGTTTCATCTTTATATGCTTCTTCTAACATATTGTTTGTTGCTTTAACTAAACTAATATCTCCCCATTTTGTAGATATATGTTTTTTAATATGATTTTTTTCTAAAAGCTTGCTTTTACATTTATTTTTAACATGCGTGTAAAAATTAGATTTATCACAACCTTCTTCAAAAAAATCTAACCAAACATTTGGGTAATCAAATGATTCATATGCTAACATTAATATTGCAATTTTATCTTTATTATTTTTTTTAAAATTTATTGTTCTATTATGTCCAGGATCTGATTTGTTTAATCCTTCTTTTATACTAACAAATGATTTATTTGCAATTCTTACTTTATAGGGTATTTTATATTTGTCTGCAACATTATGCCAAATTTTTTCTCTAATAGCCCAACTTTCATCTCCTTTTGTTAATTCTCTTACACCTCCTTTAGTTCTATCATGTGGGTTTATACATACAACAGCATCTACCAATGCAATTTTATTATAATCATTGGCCCATGACGCTAATCTATCTATTCCCCAACCAACTAATTTAGGATCAAAAACATCCATTAATTTTTTTAAAGCTTCTTTTTTAAATAATGGAACATTAACTTCAACATAGTTTGTATACCGCATAAACCATTTAGGATTGTTTATAGTTTTTCTGTGAGATATTTTACATGTTGGAGTAAAAGTTGGCCCGCAAATATTAAGATCATATTTTTCAGATATGTTAAACATTTTATTAATATCTGATGTATTAATTATAATATCATCATCCAAAATAAAAATTCTATCATATTGAGATAAATCTTTCTTGCTGTATAAATCATAAAAATTTTGAAACTTAAACCCTTTTCTTTTGGTAATGTAATCAGCATGCTTAGAATATGTTTTAAAGTTTTTTTCATTATTTCCGTAATAAGTAACCCAAAGATCATAATCTTTAATATCATCACACCAATATTTATAAAATAAGGTATTATCTCCTGCTGATGTATATACTAAATTCTTATTCATACTTCTATACTAAAATGTCTTTTTAAGCATTCTATTTTATCTTCTGCATCAATTAATAACTGTAATGATTTTTCAGCATCTTCAAAAAAATCATTAGCTGTATGATCACCAATACCAACTGCCTGGTTTTCTAATAAGTCTAATGCCATTAAAGCTTTTTCTTTATCTGCTACAGCTTTAGCATATAAAGCATTCATTACTCTTGATTTTTTAAATTGTCCTTTCATTTTTTTTATTTTAATTTTTACTGGTCATAAGCTAATCCTTGCCCTCCCCTTACAGAAGTAGATTGTTCATCTTTTAAATCTTTATATGCTCCTTTAAATGATTGTCTAATAGCATCAAAATCTTTTGCAACTGCACGTATTTGAGATATATTACCATCTCTACCATCAGTAATAGGAGTATTAGCCATATATGTTGCCATATTATCTAAAGCTCTTTTAATTCCCATATATGCTCTAAATGTAGGAGTTTCATACATTGCACTGCATCTATCTAACGCATGTCTTATTGCAGGATCTTCTGTAGATTCTTCTAAATTTACTTCTTCTATTACAATATCTTCTTTTTCTATTTCTGGTAAATTAAAAAAAGGATTTGCTTCTGGATCTGGACATGTCATATAAAACAAATATTGATATATTGACATATGTGTATCAGGATACGTATCCATGATTGTTTTTAAAAAATCCAATGTATAACAATGTTCTGTTAATACAACTTTTTCATTTTGAATATCAAATAATTTAACTATCATAACTTTTCTTGTAATAACAAATTAATCTTTCAGTTTTATTATCCTTTACTAAAAAGGATTCAAAAGGTCTTTTATTAGTCCATAATTTTAATTTAGCATGATCAATTGGATCTTGTTTATGAAATTTACACCAATCTTTTCTCCATTTATAAGGAACAGAAATAATAACATGATCAGTTAAACTAAATAATTTCTCTATAAAGAGGGGAATTTGATTATTTTCTAAGTGTTCTAGTACTTGCATGCATAATACAATGTCATACTTTTCTTTTGCATTCCATTTTATAAAATCTTCATTTATAAAATCCACTCCTTTTACTGGTTTTTTATCTTTTCTAATTCTTTTATCTAAACAAACTTTTTTTTCAACAGGTGTATTTTTTACAAAAAATCCATTCCAACCACCTACATCAATTATAGATTTAGATTGATTATCCATAGCTATTCTTTCTATAAGTTCATTACATATCTTATAGTAATTAATATCCTTTCTTTGTTTAGTATATTCCATTATATTGCAGGTAATTCTTTTTCAAAATCTAATAGAGTTCCATTATAAATAAATCCAGTCAGTCCAAGAGTTACTTGAGTTTTTCCACTTATAAATTGTGTTGCATTTAGATCCCAATACTCTCCATAAGAAATTATTTCATTTGGATTAAAAGTTATTTTACCGGCTTTAAATGCCGTAGTTAAAACAGGTGGACTAACATTTGTATTAGATACAAGTACTGCTTGAACTATATCTACTTCTATAAAATTTGTTGGTGTTGGCATAATATTTATTTTTTATTTGTTTTTAACCATCTTATTAAAGAATTTATTTCACTTTTTAAATATGGTAAATCATACATTTTTATTGTTTCCATAACAGGCTCTCCATCTACATGCTCATTAATAGGATAGCCATTAGAATCTTTTCCTAATTCTTTAAATTTAACATGTTGAATAGTAAGTTTACCTATTTTTAATTTAGGGTTATGCTTTTTAATAATATACGCATATAAACTTAATTGCAAACTATAATGATTAAGATTGCAATCATCTAAGTGATTTACTGGATTAAACATTTTATTAGTAATTCCTTCCCAATTAGTAAACCCTTTTTCTTTAATTTCTTTATTTGTCTTATAGTCATTAATGTTAATGGTTCCATTTACTATTTCTACCAAATCTGCTTGACCACATAAACCTGCAGATTTTAAATAAACTAAATGTTCTGGATAAACACCATCAGATAACTTTTGTTCTGGGGCTATTTTAATACCATTCCCATCTTCTATAGGATGAATGATAGGTACTTCTGTACCTTCTCTTTCAATAGTTTCAAATTCTAAAAGATCTTTTTCTCTTTGAAGGTGATACCAATTTCCTAATTTAATAGCTCTTTGTGATTCACCATCCCATGCAGCCAAAATATCTTTTTCAGACATTTTATACCATTTAGATCTTTTATTTTTAGATGATTTTTTTGCTTGTGCTTTAGCATCAAACTTTGGTTTAAACATACCAATAAATGATGTTACACTAGTCCACTTAATATCCTCCTTATCTAGATTAGGATCTAAGCTTTCATACACATGACCATCTTCTTTAAATATTACTGCCATAACTCATAGTTTTGTAGGGCCTGGATAAACCCAGTTATAATTTTTATACTCTTGTGGTGGAGTTATTACTTTTAATATGCTTATGTATTTTTGTCTTGCCATTCTACCTAATTCTTGATCATTGGGAAAATCTTCAAAGTCTTTTTTAGTTAATATAATTTTAATATCATTCTTCTTTGTTGCCATTTTCTTTACCTTTAATTTGTTCTATTACTTTATCTTCTACATCTTCTTCCATTAATGCACTCCATTTATCTAATGGACAATCAGAAGAAAGGGCTCTTAATTTTAAACTTAAGCTGCATCCACAATCTCCACAACATGGTTGAGTACCAGGAGCTGCACACTCAGTGCCTTCTTTATCTAATTTTTCACATGTTTTGCATTGTTGCCATCTTAAATGAGCTACAGCTTCTACATGTTCTTTTTTAAAAATGTTGTTTTTAATACCTTCCATAATTTGGTCAACATTTTTAAAAGCATTAATTAGTTTTCCTAGTTTCATTTTTTAGTATTTTCTTTTAACCAATCTTTTTTTCTTTGTTCATTTTCTTCAATCAACTTTAAAGCATCTTCTAAATTATTTAACTTTTCTTTTACTGCAACATGTTTATCATATCCACCAAAAGTCATTTTTGTTAAATTACCTAATATGCTTTTATATCTTTTAATCTTGTCTTTTAATCTTTTTTTTCTTAAAGAAAAAGTGCCTAATCCATCTAAATGCAAATTGCAACAATTTAGATCAGATAAATTTTTTCTTACTTTTCCATAATAAAAAGTAATAAAAGCATCTACTACATCAGGATGAACTCCCACTTCTTTTGCAATATCCTTTTTAAAGGTATTATGCTTCTTGGGGTTCATACCCTAATATTTTAAAATCCAATAATATTGTGCCATCTGTTTGCACATTAAGCTCTTTACTAATGGATATAGTTTTTTTATTTTTACCTCTTTTAACAATAAGATTCTTTTTTGCTGCTTTAGTTATAGCATTTCTAGCAGATTGTGGACTTTTAAATATGTCAACAATTGATATTTTTTTGCAAAATAAAGTTAATTCTGTCTCACCATCTTTTGCCAATTGGGTCAAGCATTTGAGATCAGAATTACTTATTTGAATATTGTTAAAAAAGCAGTGAGTAAGTATCTGATATTTGATTGCTTCATCAACAGATACTCTTACTCTTTTATCTACTTTATTTACAAGTGCCATTATATTATATCTTTAGATTCAATAAGGGTGTAAGTAAACCACGGATAACCAGCTTCTTTTGATTTATAGGCCAATGTCATAAAATCATCAAAGTCATCCGGATCAGAAAATACCTGACATCCCGCTGAATATTTATTAATATAGCTTCCTTTTCTATACGCTGAACTACGGTGAATATTTATACCAAAGTATCCTACGTCAACACTTTCAGGATCATGATCATAAATATCATCCCGGTTCCCATCACGATACACACTTACCCTCCCACCTCTTTGGCATAAAGCATCATACTTTCCAAGGTGTTTAGTAATTTTATATGTTTTAATATATTGACCTGGTACTAGAATTGCACACCCATCTGTATTCATAGGATGATTAATCCAGTATTCACCAGGATCTGTTGTGATAGGCCAACAATGATACTTCATATGATTGCCATCTTGATAAGAGACAGTCATAAGATCATCATATTGATTAGTAAGCCTGTTTTTTGTTTCAGAGTTTCTAATTCCTACTATATTTAATAGCCAATCTTGTTTAAAATAGGTATAACCTTTTGCTTTAAGTGCATCTTCAATTTGTTGACGGGTATACTGGCAGTAACCACTATCACAATAATCATGACCTAATCTAACAGCAGTAGCTTCTAATATACTCCAAGTTTTTATACCCACTATTCCATCAGCAGTTAATTTATATTTAGATTGAAACTCTTTGACTTTCTTTTCAGTTTTAGGACCAAAGACACCGTCTTTATCAATCCCCAGAAATCTTTGGAGTTTTATCACGTCACTTCCGTGATCTCCACGCCTTATAGTTTTCATTACTTAGTGCGTTTGAGAGTCCTTCCTTCTTTCATGGCTTGCTCAAATTCTTCAGACATTTGTTCTGCATTTGGGTTTTGTTGCCCATTAGCTGCAGCTTGTGCCTGCACCATAAACATTTGAGCTTGCGTTCTTTCTGCTCTTCTTTTTTCAATATCACATAATAGAGTTTCATACTCTAATTGCACTTTTAAATGTTTGATATTGTCTTTGTAAAATTTTGAAATCTCTGCTCTTTTTTCTTCTAACTGTTGTGGTGTTAGTTCAGGAGCTTCTTTTGTAGTGTTCTCTACATTGTCAACAACGTTTTCCATAATATTGGTTTTTAAATTAATATAATTGTTATTATCACAAATATATATAAAATAAGTTTAAATACTAAAAGTTTATTGGATTTAATTTTGTTTACCTTTTTTGTAAACTATATAAAACATTACGATTATACTTAATGCCCAAGATGTTATTGTTATGTCTGGTATATGTTCCATAAAATTATTTTTTTACACCATAAATAAACGTAGCTCCAAATTTTGATAGATAACTTACGTCTATTTCTACTTTTTTCTTTTCTGCAAGCCTGTCAAAGATTTTACTTTTAGCAGTATTGTGTAATACTCTTACGCCATAAGGCAATGCGTTCCAAATTTTATTTATGCTTTCTTTATCAAAGCCACAACCATGTATAATTACTATAGTTGGATTCTTTTCTAATTTTATTGGGTAAGATCCAAGCTTATATTTTAAATTATCTAAACCATATTCACCGAACATTCTTATGGCTTCTTTATATCTTACTTCTATCATCTCAACGCCTATTACGGTTGCATCCGTTTCTACGGCAAGATGAGCACAGAGTCTACCAGTCCCAGAACCAATATCTAATATTACATCATCTTTTGTGGGTTTAAGAAAATCTATTATATCTATAGCTCCCATTTCGGTGATTTCACCATATAATGAATTAGAGTTTTTTCCTGAAGTCCAGATTTTTTCTTCAACTTTTGTTGACCAGATTTCATTTACACTCAACATCTATTACATCTTTTAATTCCTGGCATTTCTCATATTCTTCTAAATCAATAAAATGATCAATAATATTTTCCACTTCACCTTTGTTAAGATCTAAATGAGGGTCATGAGCTAGAATAGCTGAGTTACCAGACTTATGCTTAGTAACCAATAAATCCTCAAAGGTAGTCTTATCAGTTATAAGGAGATAAGAGTTCTCATACGCCATGGCTAATAACTCTTGTTCTAACAATAAGATTTCCATTTCAGTTAGCTTTGATAGCTCACTATTTTCTTCATTAGGTTCTTCCATGTGTGTATGTTAAATGAATATCTCTATACAATAATATACTGAATTTGTCTCACACATTCAACTTATTCCCCCACCAATTATTTAAAAAAATTTATCCCCCCTAGTAAAAAATTGTGTGTTTGGCATTGTAATAAGGTTCTAATGTTCTGCTCCCCAGCTAAAACCCGGCCACTGTTGGCCCCCAATGTTTAACCTTTAAATGAAAAAAAATGACTGAAACACTCTATTTTTATTCTTATGCTTATGATAAGAAGAACCATGCTGATAGAAAGAACTATCCGGATGGTGTACCTGTAACCATTATGCTTACAGAAAGTCCTGCAAAAGTCCAAGAAACAAAGTTTCAAGGAATATCTTTTGAAACGGACAACAAGCGTGAGCTTGTATATGGCACCCTTAATCTAAAGATTAACGGCAAGAAAATCCTTAGCAGAAGCACGGAGTTTGCCAAAATGCAAAAGAAACCTTTAGCACAAGGCACGCCTGTGCAAGGATTCTACCTTGACAAGTCTAACCCTATCTTAGATAGAGAGACTCTCAAGGAGACTGGATTATATCCAGCCCTACCTGTTGAAGCATAAGCTTCAATGGGTTTCTGATTCTTACTGTGCATTGCTACTTAATTGTGGCAGTGCACTTCTTATTAACCACTCTAAAACCACAACAATGGCACAAAAGAAAACATACAGATCAGCACAATACATAGCATTAAGAGATATTAGTGCATATGTAAAAGAAATAGCACAAGACATGGACACTGACTATAACTACTATATAGGTCAAAACCTAGTGTCTCAAAGACTTCTCAACACTAAAGAGACAAGAAGACTTAACAAAATAGTGTTACGTCAGGGTAAACCATAGTATTTACCACCAACTTCTTTAATTGCACGCACATTTTTATTTATTTGTGCGTGTATCTTTAAGAGTGAGGTCACATACACCACATTCTTCCACTAATCACCACCATATTTACTACAACCACAGTAATAATTAATATAGCTATCACTGATACTATAATTAAAACAAACAGACTTAATACCTTTTGTTCTTCCTATGTATGTTCTCTATATACAGGATAAGCATATTGGTATCCGGAATCTTGTGGTTGAGTGGGTTCCTAAGCATGAATCAAAACTGCTTAAGATATTAATCACATGGGGTCCACCAGAAATTATAAAGACAGGATTCTGATTGTATTCAAGTTGAGGTAGCTCCTCTTAATTCTTGAGCTCCATGTGACCTGCAAAATATTACAGAGCCGGCTTCTTATTATCACCTAAGAGTGTTTAATAAGCAAATGTGAGATAATAACTGGTTTAATAAACGGACTCACAAATTGCAGACCAGGATACATAGAGATATGTTGAGGGTAATGGATAAAATTGCACAGACAAGGATTTTAACGTATTTTGCCTTGTCATTATTAATTAGTCAGGTTGCTATAGTGGTGGGACCGACACGTTATGAGTTCAGCAGTGAGTCACTTAAATTGTAGTGCAGAACCTATACAACCTGGCTAGATTTATTATTTTATTAACTCAACCAAAAACTAAAACAATGGAAACATTTGAATTAAAAATTTATCCTCACAGTTTAATGACAAGAGGAAATAATGATCACTTCGTTGCTTATAACTATGCAGAAACAGTTTATGATATCGTAAAAGATATGTTAGATAAACATAAGATTGGATATGTAGATGAAAGTAATAATGAAGACATCATATTATTAATCACAGAACCTAATAAAACAGCAACTAATGTTATAGTAAAAAAAATACTATGCATATTTGATTGCGTGTCTAAGCGTAAAAGATACGTACTTACTAATATTTAAAAACAATTATATGACTGTAAAACAAACATACAACTTACTGAAAGATGTAAGTGAAGGTTATGTCACACCTGAAAGAGCATTAACACAACTATGCAAAGATGATATAGAAACAAAACCCAAGATGGGTAATATAGAAACTTGCTTTGAAGAAGCAGCAATGGATCATATGTTCAATGAACTTAATGATTTTGAACAAGGAATATAATAATAATTCTAGGCAGTTAAATAAAAGAGCCTATAGCCAAGTAAGATATAAGTCGTTATGACATTTAGTATAGCATTATTTGTGCCTAGAAATTGTTATTAAAAAGTATTGGTCAGCCTTCGTGGCCATAAGGATAAACCAGCAATGGGATAAAAGAGAGTTGAATATGGAATAAACTCTCTGATGCAGCAATGCATTTCACGGAAAGGTATCGTAACATCTATGTTATGGTGTATCAAATCCTCTTGAGGTGATACAGTAGCATAGACAATCAGACAGGCTGGTTGTTGAGATGGAAACATCAATAAGCGTTATGATAGGTAATGGTAGTATGATCTCACCGGATCAAAAGCTGTTATTAGAATTTTATCTAGTTGCTAGTAGAAATACTGTGACAATAGATTTAAAACAATGATTAATGGGGAGGCCCATGAAAGTAAGTAGAAGTTATAGTCTAAACCGGTCAAAAGCTGGCATGATTATATAAACTTTACGTGTCTTCTACTAATAACCTGAATCCTTTTAAAGAACGCCAAAATGTTCAATAACTAAAAGCATAATTAACGTAAAGGCTATTGTATGTGGGAAACACCCCAACAATACACTTATCCTGTTGTAATATACAGGTGCAGATAAAGCTCGCAAGGCCTAATGTAAATGAATCTAGTAAAATTTATCTAAGAGAGGTGGTTCTCTCCTAATCCTTCCAGGGAAGTTAGTTTGAAAGTGAAGTTATATCTACAATAGCAGTGATGGCGGACATCTTAATCCGTGTGTATTCTAAGTACATGCAGTAATGCATCGTGTGAATTGAGTCAGAAATGGCAAGTATAAACTTAGAACAAAAAGGTCACATTCTCAGCCTTTTATTTATATGGCAGTACCACATAAGAATGATAGCTCTTATGATGGATCTGGTACAGATAGGTTCAAATCCTATTACTGCCACTCACTTTAATTTTTATTAATCACTTAAAACTTCAACCATGAAAAAAGAAAAGTTTATGAATGCTTGTTATTTTACAGTAATAGCTTATATAATACTCACATGTATAGTTATGACATCATGTTCTACAAGTAAATCTTGTTATCAAACAAAAGCATGTCCAGCTGTATGTCCATTTAAATAATTGTCATGAATAAAAAACCATTAAAAGTAATTGTGGTTACTATGCAGGAAATATATAATGCAATGAAACCTTCAATTCAAAAAAATAAAAAGAAATATTCACGTAAAACCAAACATAAAAAAAGATGAAAAAGAAAACAACTCAGAGAATTTTTAAATTAATTTACACTGTATTATTACCAGTTATAGTAATAATAACTGATGTATTATTAGGATTAAGTAATAACATATCATGGGATTGGTTAATTATAACCATTGTATCTGCAATGAATATAGCTACTATATCTGTAGCAATTATTATGTTAGTTCAACTAAGTCATGTAAGAATATTACCAGAATTGCCTGGAATTAAATTTGAAACTAATAGTTTTAAAGGAATAGCTTTTGGCTTTGGAAAAGAAGGTCATCGTATACCTAGTTATATTCTATTATTACCATTTGTATATTTTACTATAACCCTAAAATTTAAATCATGAAAAAAAATATTCACTTCATTATTGTTGCATTAAGTATTTGTGTAGCAATATTAACATTAGTTTTTATAGCTAATATAATTGCTAAGATGCTTATATTAACAACATGTTTATTTTCACTTTGCTATGGCGCAGCAATCCTTGAAGTTATAAAGGAAGATGAACGTATAGCCAAAAGAAGAAAATCTTTCACTAAAGAAAGACGTCAGCACATTAACGCATAATGTGATACAATAGCTAGGATTACTGGGAAACTGGTAATCCTTTTTTTTATTTATTTAAAACCAAAACAATGAAAAACTTAAAATATTACTTTAATAAACTCTTTAAATCACAAAAACAATCTAATCAACCAAGACAATCAAATTTTATGGATAGTATTGCTATATATAAATTTGATCGTAATAAACTATTTAAAGGTCATCAAGGAAGAATTAGTATGCTTAACCATGATGATGATCAAATATTAGATTTTTCTAATACATATTTTGGTGGATATACAAGCCAAAAATATTGGATTAATAAAAATAAAACATACAGTTGTTATGTTAAACAAATTAAGTTAACCAATAAACTTCAAAATAAACTTGAATCTTTAAGTGAACATATGCATGAAGAAATTATAGGTATAGGTAATATTCCTGGAATAAGATTTAAATATAAACATGCTGATGATAAAAATGATATTCATACATCAATGAATTTTGAAATAAAACATGCAGCATTAAATGATTTACAAATTAATATAGAATACAAAGAAATAAAATCTGGTTTACATTTGCATAACCATTTTGCTAGTATTGAAATGTTAAATCGTTTAAATCATAGATATAAAGTATTTAAACATAATCTTGAAAAATTATCTATTGAAGAATTAAGTAAAAAACTGTTAGAAAATAGAATTAATGCTGGAAAAGTAGAAGATTCTATAAACATGTATCGGTATGCACCTGATCAACATGAAATTTACCACAATCAATTTAAGAATTTAAATCTTGAATTAGATGATAGGTTTTTTGAGTGACACCAGTGTCATACTAACAGTACCAGTATTAAAACCTACATTAAAAGAAGAGGAATTTTATCTTACTTGTTTTGGTTGAGTAAGTGGGAAAGGGAAGGCTTTGTATTTAATTACACCTTCCCTTTATCTTTTTTAAAACTATAATTATGAAAAAAACTGAATCATATAATCTTGACAAAAAAACCGTCAGTAAAATAATAGATCCTATTTTTCAAAGTAATCATGTAAATAGTTCTGTTATAAATGACATTATATTAAGATCTTTAAATTCTAATTCATTAGAATTAATAATGACTTTAATGCATACTTCAAAAGAATATAAACCATTTAAAATAGGAGATGTGTTTAGAACACCATTAAGTACTTATACAGAAATATGTAATTCAACTGATGAGTTAGAAGATTTAAGTCTTTTAAAAGTATTTGATTTTGGTGGCTATGCAACACCTTTTATCTATGGTAAAATTCTAGGAGATGATAGTTATAACTCTGATATAGAGATGTTTGATCCTTATTATTGGAAGATGAAAGTTGAATTATATGGAGTAAAAGAAAAAAAATTCCATGTATATACAACAACAGTTTATACAAAAGATCTAATAAAGACACATAAGGTGCCTTTTAAATTTCTCACTAATGGGGAAGAAAGTTAGATTTGGTATAATTTCTTATAAAGTCATGTCTGATCCAAGTATAACATTGCAAGCAAAAGGTATATATGCTATACTTTGTTTATTTGCAGACAAAAACAGGAGTTGTTATCCATCTATCAGCACTATTGCTGATTTAGCAGATGTTAGTCAACGCACTGTTTCAAGAAAAATAGCTGAATTAAAAGACCATAAATACATTAAAAGATCAAATGGAAAAATCTTTTTAGTGTAGATAGCTATAGTTATGCTATTTATTTTTACAAATCCTAAACATTTAAAATTTTTTATCCGTATAAAGTGTAAAGATTTAATTATTTTTAAAATTATTTTTTAACAAATGATTTATCAATTACCAAACGGAAGAATTATTGAATTATCTCTTGAACAATTTCTCTCTATGAGTGAAGAGGAGATAAATGAATTAAATGGTTTGGGATCTGCTTATACTAGTGATTGTCACAATCCTAATGCTTTTAGTTTTGCTAAAAGATCGTCAACTAAGTCTGATACAATTGAAGCTCAAGAAGAAAAACATGAATATGAGCCTAGATTGGATGAACTAGATGAAGCTGACAAGTTAAATGATGCTGATTTTTATGATCAAGATTAGCAATCAATCAATTATTTTATTAACCTTTATTAAACTTTAAAAAATGCAAAAAGCTAAAGTTCAAATCGTGCCTAATGATTTAGGTGCAGTAATCAGAGTGTCAAAAAACAATCCAGAATTCGGACATGTTAGATTGACACAAACAAAAGTAACATTTACAGCTACTGGCTGGGTAAAAAAAACAAATCTTAGTACATTACTTCATGGTAAAGTAGAAGATTTAGAAGCTATGGGTATTCAAAATGAAAAAGAATTATCCGGAAATATAGTAATTCAAGAACAAATTGCACCTTTCAGTGAATCAGATCCAGATAGAGATCTTAAAATAGCTGGTGAAACAGGTATTATTTGCTGTAATGCTGATGGTGAACCAATATACAGAAAAACTATGTATGATGGAACTGGATCTATAGAAGATACATTAGTTGCACATGCAAATGGACAAGCAATCAGAGAAGCTAACTCAAGTACTTCAGGTGCTAATGATATAGCAGCTGATGAATTTGATAAAGCTGTAGAAAAAGGAAAAAAATCCTCAAAGAAAGCTAAACAAGAACCAACAGCTGAAGTTACTGAAGAAGTAATGGAAGATGCAGGTGATGATTTAGTATTAGAAGATGAAGATTCTTCTCAAGACTTTGATCTATAAAATTAATAGATTGCCAACGGGTTAAGCCGGGGAAACTAGTAATTCATAAGAGAGGCAGTATTAGCACTGTCTCTCTTTTTTTTTCATATCAATCTTAATAATCACTTAAAATAAATCTTATGTTTAAACCAGAACAATTACAAAAAATTAAAAAAGAAGTAAATAAAGCTCAAGCAATTGAGGAATTAAAAAAAAGAGAAGAGAGATATGCATATTTAGGTTTATTATCTGAATATCAAACTCAACCAAAAAATTTAGTACAAACTATATGTTATACTAAATTAAATCCGCATCAACATTTTTTATTTAAAAGAGTGTTACACGGTCTAAATGTATATAAACCTGAAGAAGTTCAGAAAATGCATTGGGACAAAAAAAGAAGAATTAAAAAAGTTTGGCAAAGAGGTCAAAATGAGTTAAATATGTGGAAACAAGTCATTTGCAATAAAAGATCAAATGAAATATTCCGTATATTTACTAATAGTTCTTTAGCTGAAGGCTTTGTAAATGCATCTATTAATGATGTAGACCTTACATATAAAAATAAAATAAGTTTAAAAGATTTAGGTTTAACCTATGATGATTTAATATTATTTTATATATCAAAAGGGCTTTTACCAAAGGATTTTTTATCATTAAAACCAATTAAAAATGAGAAAAGTCTCAAAGAAGTTAGCAAAGCAAAATAATTCTTATTCTAAATTAAGAAAAGAATTTTTTAAAAATAAACCACTTTGTGAAGCAGTTATACACAATTGTATGCTTAAAGCTACAGATGTGCATCATATGAAAGGCCGGGGAAAGTATCATTTAGATACAACTACCTGGCTAGCAGTATGTAGAAATTGTCACATGTGGATAGAAGAAAATCCAAAAGATGCAAAAGAGTTAGGATTTTCTCAGTCAAAATAAATATTATGACAAAAAAAAGAACATTAAATGAAATAAGGCAAGAAAAAACATTTGGTTACGTACAACCTTTAGGAAATACTTATTCATCATTTACTCAAAAATTTGGAAATAAACTTTACGGAGTATTATTTCATTATAATCATCATAGGGGACAATGGTTTTGTTTTCCTTCTGATCATAAAAGAGAATACTTTAATGGAAATACTTATAAAATAGGTAAAGGAAAAAATCCAGAAGAAGCTTTTAATGATTTATATAAAAATTTAAAAAAAACTGATTAATATGGAACAAATAATATTAAATATAAGCATAGGCTTATGTGCAGGATTATTAGGATTTTATATTGGATCTTTACATAAAAGAGTTCAATTATATAATGCATTGCAAAAAACTATAAGTAATCTAGAAGAAAACATTATTACTTTATTAAAAGAAGTTAGAAATGCACAAACAGATAATTCTGTTGAAAAAAATTATGAAGGCTTAATTGGTGATTTTGATCAAAAAGAGCTTTTAATTTTTAGTTTAGAAATGGCAGTAAATAAAGAAGATTATAAAAAAGCTGCATTTATTAGAGATGTTATAAAAATGAAATATGGAGAAGACAATACCTTTGAATAGAGATGTTGTTAATAAAGAAGCTTTAACAGAAGCATATAAACATCAAAGATGTGGATTAGGAATGTCAATGGGTATAGGTAAAACCAGAATAGGTTTAAATCATATGCAACATTTTTATGATCCTTTTGTAAGATATCTAATTGTAGGTCCAAAACACTCTATATTTAAATCTTGGATTGATGAAATTGCTGAAATTAATGCAGAAGAATTAATACCTCATATAACATTTACTACATATTTGTCTATAAATAAACATAACCCTAATGATTTTGATTATGTTTATTTAGATGAATGTCATAGTTTATTAGAAAGTCATGAACCATTTTTGTCTCAATTTAAAGGTAGAATTCTTGGGTTAACGGGAACTCCTCCTAAAAGAAAGGGTTCTGAAAAGTGGAGAATGGTGCAAAAATATTGTCCCATTGTTTACACTTTTACTGTTGATCAAGCAGCTGATAGTAATATTTTAAATGATTATAAGATTATTATTCATCATCTTGAATTATCAGGACTACCTACATTAATGAAAAAAGCTAAAAATGGTGGTAAATGGTATACATCTGAAAAAAAAGATTATGCTTATTTATGTGAAAGATTGGCACAATCAGTTACTCCAAAGCAAAGACAATTCTCCTCTATATTGAGAATGAGAGGTATTATGGATTACACATCTAAAGAAGACTATTTAAAGGGACTTCTTAAAAATATAAATGAAAAGTGTATAATCTTTGCAAATACTCAAGCCCAGGCTGATAGAGTGTGTAAAAATAGTTATCATTCAAAAAATAAACAATCAGAAGACAATTTAGAATATTTTAAAGATAATAGAATTGATAAATTATCATGTGTGTTACAATTGTCAGAAGGTGTTACAATACCTAACTTAAAACAAGGTGTTATTATGCATTCATATGGTAATGAAAGAAAAACATCTCAAAGGATTGGTAGATTGTTAAGATTGAATCCAGATGAAACAGCTATATGTCATATACTATGTTATAAAAACACTGTAGATGAAGTATGGTTAGAAAAAGCTTTGGAAAATTTTGATCGTAATAAGATTACTTATTTTAATCCTTTAACATGATAAAAAAACAAAAAACTAAAACTTTAATTACAAAACCTAATAACAATAGTTCTGATTGCATTGCACCAAACATTATTTATGGATGTTTAGGTAGATGCCTTAAAACATATTGTTATATGGCCAGATTTAATGGTGAAAGAGTTTTTGTAAATGAAAATGTAAATGAAATATTTGGATCTGTAGTTGATTGGGAAAAAACTTATAAAAAAATTCCCAATCAACAAGATCCAGTATATACTATGGTAGATATTGCTTGCAATTCAGATTTAGTATTAATGCAAAAACATATGCCAGAACCATTGATTGATTATCTTAAAAGATATGATGATCATGAGCAACTTAATAGCACTATGGCCACTAAGTATCCAGGATTATTAAAGTTAGATGTAAATCACTTTAACAAAGCTCCAAGGGTACGTGTAAGTCTTATGCCTCAACGTTATTCAAATGTTTTAGAACCTAAGATGCAAAAAATTGAATCAAGAGTTCATGATATTAATAGATTAAAAAAATTAGGATGGGAAGTTCATTTAAATTATAGTCCTTTAATATTCTATAGACAATGGAAAACTGAATATGATCGTTTATTTAATTTAGTAAATGATATAGCAGGTGAAAATAAATGTGAAGTAATTGCATTAACTAATCATCAAAGACAAATGCAACGTGCATCACCAGAAGCTAGAGAAATAATGAGATTATCTAGTGAAATTAAAAATGGTGGTGGAGTAATGAGATATCCATTAAAATATAAAACTACATTGTTAAATCAATTTAGACAGATTTACAGTCAATATTTTAACTTAAATACAATTAGATATATTTTTTAAAAATAATTATATGGCAAAAGAAAAAGCAATTATTGTTGATGTAGATGGTACATTAGCAGACATGAGAGGTGTAAGAAGTCCTTTTGAATGGGATAAAGTTTTACAAGATAAACCTCATCAGGATGTTATTGAACTTATTAAAGATTTAGCAAGTCTTAATAAATATAAAATTATTATTACTACAGGTAGAGATGGTATTTGTGAACAAGATACTGTAACATGGTTACGTAAATATAAAGTAGGATTTGATGATTTTTATATTAGAAAAACCGGTGACTTTAGAAAAGATAATATTATTAAGTCTGAGATCTATATGGATCATATTAGACCTAAGTATAATGTTATGTATGTTATTGATGACCGTGATCAAGTAGTTGATATGTGGAGATCTTTAGGGCTTAGAGTTTTACAAGTAGCACCAGGAAATTTCTAATGGGTAAAATGAAAGAAATCTTCATGCAAATGCGTGAAGCTGAATTCAACGGTCCATTAGAAGAATTCATTAATTTACAAAAAGAAGAGGCTTTAATTAAGCCTATAAACATTCTTTGTCCAAATTGTCTAACTGATAAATTGGTACAAAAAGAAAACAATGAAATGAATTGTGCCACATGCGGGTATGATTTTATTTTAATTGATAGGAATACAGTAAGATTCAAGTGATTATTGAAATAAAATTCGTATATTATTATGTATCAACTATTTTCTAACAATTATATTTTAAATTAAAATGAAGTCATATGGATATGCTTGGAGGTTACTAACAATCTTAATGGCATCCACGTATCCATACCTTTGTTTATTAATACATGGTTATGAACCATCTTTGTCATCTTATTGGCAAACACCATTACAACCTGTATTTATATTAGCAAATATTGCAACAGCTTATTATTTCTTACAAATGAAAAATTGGGAAATTCCTGGTTTATTATTAATTTTGTTAACTGTTTTTTCAGTTGATTTATATGGAGAATTACATAACGTATTTGCAATTGCATTTTTTCTAACATGTTTAGTTCCATTATGGAAAACTAAAAGATACGTTTACATCTTTTATTTATATATACTTGGAGGTATATCTATGTCTTTTAGTTTACTAATTGGAGAAATAATATGTATTACAGGAATAAGTTTATTTCACTTATTACTGCTAACTAAATTTAAAACTATTAAAGAATATAATGACAACAATTTACATCAGTGATCCTGGAGATGAACAAGAGGGTTGCTCAATTACAAAAAATCAATAAAATATGAGACTTACAATACATATAGAAAACGCAGAACAAAAAAGAGAAGAAAGAAAAAGAAAATTATTAAATTCTAAGACAAATGAAGTAGAAAAAATAACTCAAGAAATTCTTATTACATATAATACTTTATCTTTTAAAAATATTTCTTCTAAAGCTGAAGCTGAAAATTTATTAGGTCAATGCAGAGATAAATACAGAATCCAAAAATGGACTAAAGGTCATAAAAAAGGAAAAGAGATGTATTATATATCACATGAAAAATAATCTATTTGTAAAAGCCATTAAACAAGATGGTGAAGTCAAGTATCCAATTAAGGCTCAAGGTACAAGATATAAAAAGTTTATAGAAGATATCCCTGATGGGGCCAATATAGAAATATTTATTAGCATATCTACAACCAGTAAAGGGTCTAATGCCCAACTGGCAAGAGTACATGCTATGATAAGACAATTAGCTAATGATATTGGCTATACTTTTGAAGAAGTTAAAATGATGTCTAAAAGACATACAGGTCTTTGTTTTAATAAAGATAATCAAGAGTATTGTAAATCATTTGCAGATTGTGATAAATCTGAATTAAATTTAGTAATTCAAGAATTGATAAGAATAGGTGATTTTAATGGAAGTCAATTAAGAACTTAGACTTTTTTAACATCTAAAGATTTTATTAAATCTTTCATAATTTCTGATTGTTCATTATCAGTTTTATTTTTATCATTAAGAATCAAATCAAACATCTTCTTGGTCTGTTCAGGATCAAGAGGATTTGATTCTACTTCAACCATACACCCCTGTTTTTCTGCTTCTACTTGGCAATATTGAACCAAATAAGTGCAGGTATAAATCATTTGCTCAAATTGATTTAAAACAAGTTCCATAGGAATTTTTGTTTCTTCTTGAATATGTTTTTCAATTTCATTAATTTTTTTATAAATACCAGAAATATCTTCTGGGTTTTTCATTTGAGCAATAAGAGTCATTAAAATATTTTGAAATACTGGAACAATAGACGCATTTAATGTAAGTCCTGTTATTACTTTAGTTCTATCAATTATTTTTCTTTTTTCTCTTTTAGGAGCATTTGCTTCTGAGGTTTTATTTTCTGACATTTCTTTGTATTTAATGAGTTGTTATAGACCACAAATTGTTTGTGGCTAGGTAAATTATTTAATAATTCAAGATCACGCAGTAATTTTAAATTGTATAACATTGGACAAATATAATAAAAATATTTTAAACTAAAAAAGTGTATTATATCTTATTTTGCACTAAAATATCATTAAAAATCCGTATATTTGTTCTTAAATAAACTAACATATGTCTATAAAAGAAGAGCTTCATAGCATGCATAATGCTATTGAAGAATTTAAAGTTTCATTTGAAAATAATTTTAGTGAAAAAGTTACTGTAATTATTGGAGAAACAGATATTTCTGGAGACGCAAAAATATCATTATCAGTAATTGAAAAAATTACATTAAATATCTTAAAAGAGGATTATCCTCAATATGATCAGGTTAAATTCCTTTCATATAGAACTAGAGAAATCAATTATCAAATGCATTTACAAGCATTTTGTTTAATATCATATATTTATGGACATAATAAAAGTATGGTGGCCAGACATATACATAGAAATCATGCCAGTGTTATAAATGCTATTAGGTCTGCAGAAAATTATATTTTTTGTAAATCAAGCACTTTTTTAAAAGTACATACTAAAATCTTAAAAGAAATAAAAAATTATGTGGGAATTTCTGAAAATAATATTAAAACACAAGATAACACCAAACCAAGCATTCACGCTTTTTTCCCTGAAGAATAAAGTTTCAATGCCTATAATAACCAATCAAGATATAGAAGATCTTAAAAACAATAATTATATAGAACCTTTATTAGAAGGAGGTTATAATATTACTGTTGAAGGAAAAATTTTAATGGCTCATTTAGATAATTATTTTTTAAAAGCAAAAAAGAAAACAAATTTGCAGCTAATGGGAAAAGATTTTAATGAGAAAATTAAACAGTATAGAGAAATCTTTCCTGCTAAAAAATTACCTAGTGGTAAACCTGCAAGGCAAAATGTAAAAGCGTTAACTGATTCATTTAGATGGTTTTTTGAAAACTATGACTATACATGGGATGATGTTATTAAAGCAACAAAAATGTATGTTAATGAATATAGAGATGCTGAATATCTTTATATGGTAACAAGTCAATATTTTGTCTCAAAACAAGATAAGCATAGAGTAAAAGTTTCATTACTTGCTGATTATTGTGATTTGATTAAAGAAGGTGTTGATACAATAGAAGATCATTTTAAAGAAAAAGTAGTATGAGTAAAAAAAAAGAAGCGTGGGTTGGTCAATTTAGTGCATTTAATGAAGCATTAAAGTATATGCTTAATAGGCAAAGTGGAGAAGAAAAATCAATATATACTCCTTGGCCTAAATTTAATGATGCTACTACAGATGGATTAGAATGGAATACTCTTACTGTAATTGGTGGAAGACCTGGATCAGGTAAAACATTAATTAAAGATCAAATTATAAGAGAATCATTTACATTAAATCCAGATGATAATTTTAGAGTTTTAGAATTTCAGTTTGAAATGGTTGGAAGAACTTCAGCCATTAGAGAATTTAGTTCTATAACTGGTAAAACCTATAAAGAATTATGTAGTGCAGGAAGCACATTAACAACAGATGTTTTGAATGTTTGTCATCAATATGCAAAAGAAAGAGTAAAATATCCAGTTGATATTATAGGAACTCCTATGACAGTGAATCAAATGCGTGATCAAATTGACATGTATATGAATGAACATCAAGGTCAAAAAACTATAATAACATTAGATCATACTATTCTTGTAAAAAGAGCACCTTATCAAAATAATAGATTAGATATGTTATTTGAATTAGGTGAATTCTTTACACAATGTAAGCGTGATTATCCTTGTTTATTTATTGCTTTATCTCAGCTCAATAGGAATATTGATAACCCAGAAAGAGCAATAGATGGTAAGTATGGAAATTATATTCTTGAATCAGATATATTTGGTTCAGATGCAATGTTACAACATGCAGATACATTAATTGGTATTAATCGTCCTGCTAAACAAAAAATTAGATTTTATGGTCCTGATAGATATATTATAGAAGATGATAGAACATTAGTTCTTCATTTTTTAAAAGCTAGAAATGGAGACACTAGAATGAGTTTTTTCAAAGCACATTTTGAACAAATGGAAATTGCAGAGATGATTACACCAGGACAACAGCAAAGAAGATGATTATGATAAGTACAAAAACTAAAAACATGACTCCAACAGAACGTAAAGAGAAAGTTAAAAACTTAAGAAAAGAACATCAAGATTATTTTGATAAAAATAATATTTCAGATGCTCTATATATACCTAAGATGGCTTATAGGCCGCCAGGAAAAGATGAATTACATGTAAGTTTTTTTCCAAGTGAATTTCAAAAAGAAGAAGATATTTATACAGAATTTGTAAGTATTAATTATGATACTGAAGATCCTAAAAGAACTCTTTATCTTTTACATAAAAATTTACACTGGAAAGAAGAATATGAAGCAATTGTAAGCAATTCAGGATTTGAAAGACACATTGTTCCAGTATCTGAATTAAACATAATTAATGATGTTAATTCTAGAAAGCAAAAAACAGCAAGTAAAATTATCAAAAACATAATAGATAAAGAATTTGCTAAACTTCCAAATCCAGATGCTCCAAAAGCAGGTGGTGAATTAATTGAAAGATTAGATAACATTACAAATTCATTAGATAGAATAGCTGATATATTAACAATAAATAATTTAAAATAATGGCAGAAAGTACATTAGTAATTGCAGAATCAGGAAGTGGAAAATCTACTTCTATCAGGAATTTAAATCCTGAAGAAACATTTATTATAAATATTGCAAACAAGCCTCTACCTTTTAAAGGATGGAAAAAGAATTATACATTAATTTCTAAAGAAAATCCTGAAGGTAATATGACAGCAGCATCTACTGCACAAGGCATTATAAAAGCAATGCGTCATGTAAATGAAAAAATGACACATATTAAAACTTTAGTTGTAGATGATTGGCAATATATGTCCAGCTTTGAATATTTTGATAGAGCCAATGAAAAAGGATATGATAAATTTACTCAAATAGCTACTAACCTGGCACAGGTTGCAAAATATCCAAAAGATTTGAGAGATGATTTATGTATATTTTTTTTAACTCATTCAGAAGAATCAACGGATGTTAATGGTCACAGAAGAGTTAAAGCTAAAACTGTTGGTAAAATGATAGATAATGCTTTAACTTTAGAAGGCCTTTTTTCAATGGTACTTTTTGGCAAAGTACGTAAAAATGATGATGGTACTCTTGACTATGGTTTTGAAACACAAACTAATGGAGAGAATACATGTAAATCACCAATGGGGATGTTTGAGGATCAATTCATTCCAAATGACCTTCAATATGTAAAAGAACATATAGAAGAATACAATAAATAAATAATTAATCAAAAAAAGTAACTATGTTAAACACTAAAGACATGTCCGTTGGAAGCGGAAAAACTAAACCAGTAATTAGTGCTGGAAATCACGTTGTAAGAATCAATTCAGTTAGTTTTGATCAAACACCATATGATGCAGAAGCTTATAATATTTTATTAAATGTTGAAACAAAGCCTGTAGGTGGAGAGTTTGAAGGATTTTTATTGAATGTAAATGAGCCAAATGGTCCAAGATACCAAGGTCAAGTAGGAAGAGTGAGATTTTCTCCTTATCCATATAAAGATGCTACACTTCCATCTGGAAGAGAAATTAGTAGAGATAATGAAGTGATGAAAGGTATGGTATATCTTTCTGAAGTTTTAGGTAAAAGAGATGAACTTGATAAAGTACAAGCAAATACTATTGAAGAGTTTATGACATCTTGTAATGATCTTTTTTCTGCTAGTGGATGGTTTAATATGTGTGTTGGTGGAAAAGAATGGGAAAATAAAGAAGGTTATACTAACCAAGATTTATTTTTACCTAGAATGTCTAAAGATGGTATTCCAATGGAAGCATTAGATATTGAAAACTCTAGACTTTTAACTTTTGATAAAGATAATCACATTATTCCTTTAAAAAAGAAAGCTTCAGCACCTGCAGCTACTAATTTTGAACCAGTAAGTCAAAATGGTAGTGCATCTGACTTTGATTTATAAAAAAACATAGGAAAAGTAATTGTATACCGTGAAATTCGGAGCTATGAAATGTGGCAAACAGAAAAACTTTTACTTTTTCTTTAATAAGATGTAAGATAAGGCAGTCCTTTAAATGATGATACTATTTCTTAAGGCAGGGTGGCTCAGGACTCATCCCCTGCCGCATCTTTTTTTTTAATTTATTATATTTGGAAAATGTTTAATACAAAACAATTAGTTTTTACTGAAAAAGATGTTCCAAGTAATTGGGTATTTGAATACTATTTAGATCTACCAGAAAAATTAACTGGTCAGGATGTTAAAATAAAATCAATATTTAACCCAAATGAAAGAACACCTAGTATGTGTATTTTTGTAGATCAAATTAATGCACAATATAAATACAAAGATTTTTCAAGTGGAAAATTTGGTAGTAAAATTGATTTAGTAAAAGAACTATTTCATGTTGGTTATCCCGGTGCTGTAGAAAAAATTATTGAAGACTTTAATTCATTTATAAAAAATAATGAGTTTTTAAATAGCAATTTTAAAGCTCAAGAAAAATATAAAGTGGATTATGTTAAACCAAGAGAGTGGACAGAAGAAGATAAAAACTTTTGGTTAAGGTTTAGGATTGGTGCTACAATACTTAATACATATAATGTTAAGCCACTGGAATATTATAATATGGTTAAAAAAGGAGAGGACGGATCTACTGATCTTATTAAAATTAAAGGATCTAAACTTTATGGTTATTTTAAACAGGATGGTTCTATTTATAAAATATATCAACCTGCACAAAAAAAGCATAAATTCATAAAGGTATGCATGCATACTCAAGGATTAGATCAATTAACATATACCCAACCTTATTTAGTAATTACTTCAGGTTTAAAAGATGTAATGTCTTTAGCTGGAATAGGTTACAATGTTGAATTAATAGCTCCTGATAGTGAAAACACAATGTTAAAACCAATTCTTATTGAGAATTTAAAAAACAAGTATAAAAAAATTATAACTCTTTTTGATAATGATACTGCTGGTAAAAAAGCTGTAGATAGATATAAAGAAGTATATAATATAAATGGTTTTGTTTGTCCATTAGAAAATGATCCTGCAGATGCTTTGCATTTACACGGATTAGATCTATTGCATAAAAAATTAAAGCCATTGTTAAAACAAACACTAAGCTTATGAAATGGTTTATACCGGGTAATGTACCCTCAAGCAAAAATGGAAGACGTTGGACAGGCAAGTACTTTATAGCTAGTAAAACAGTTATGAAATATAGAAAAGATACTAAATCTTTCTATCAAAAATATGCTCCTCAGTTTCAAAAAGAACTAAAGAAGCATAAACTACCTGCTGTAATTTCATTTACTTTTATTAGAGGCACACGGCATAAATTTGATTATATAAATCCAGCACAAACTGTACAAGATGATATGGTTACACACGGTTGGATAGAAGATGATAATTGTGAATTTATAATTCCAAAATTTGAAGCATATTTATATGATAAAGAAAAGCCTGGTGTAATTATTGAAATTATAACTAAAAAAAATGCAAAAAGGAAAAAGAAAACAATTAATATTAAAAACAAAACTAGCCCTATTAAATAAAGGAGTACATACAATTAGAGCTCATTTTGATGGAGGAGGGGATGACGGTTCTATTCATGAAATAGAATATTTAGATCCTAACGGTAATTATATATCTGACTATAAAGGTTGTGAACCTTTTATTAGAACTGATGACATTGAAGAATTAGCATATCATTTTTTTGAAAACTATGTAAATAGAATAGGTGATTGGGTTAACAATGAAGGTGGTTGGGGATCAATTGATATACAATTAAGTAATTTATCTTATATAATTAATTATAATCAAAGAACATATGAAGAATATGATGATGCCGGAACTTTATTAAATAATATTTAATGGCTCATCCTTTAAAACATGCTAAATCATCTGTAAGAAAATGGGGTGGTTTGGAAACAGATTATATTCATATTCATAATTGGTTTGATGAAACTAAATCTTGGATTGGTAATTCTTATCATAGAATGTATAGACATCATAGTGAAGGAATTTTTGAATGTGAAAAAACATTTGGAGAACATTTTACTAATTCTGATGGTAAAACTGTGTATACACGGTATGTTGGTGAACAACATGTAAAAGAAGATTGTAATAATTATATACCTTCTGCAAAAGAATGGATTATTAATATGACTGAAAAAAAACATCCAACGTGGATGCTTAGAACTTTAAAAATTGAAGACTAATGAATCAAATATTAACTAATAACGGAATGAAAGTTTTAAAATCAATAAATGAAGAATCTTTTGTAGAGTCTATTAAAACTTTGTCTGATATAAAAGGATTAATAAAATTAATTAATTCTCCAAATAGAGATGATAAAGAAATAGCTTATAAAATAATAGAAGACACATCTTTACATTTTTATGATTGGGGAACAGAAACTTATTTAACTCCCTATACTATATTAACAATGCAATTAATATCAAATTGTAATCCGGCTGCTTATCAAAGTTTTGTAAACCGTTTAAAAATAAGTACTTGGGATAATAGAGCAGGATATGAATATGATCAATTATATGAATGGATTAAAGAAAATAAAGATCCTCTTTTAATAGAATTTTTTAATTATGTTGTCCAAAAAAATCTTATAGGTGATATTAATAATATGTTTCCGTTTCTTAATGTAAAATCAAACATAAACTGGGATTAATATGAAAATATTAAGTTTAGAAGAGTTTATAGTATTAGAAAAAATGTTAAATGGAACTGATGAAGATATGGAAGTAGCTTTTTCTAATATTAAAAATTTTAAATTAGATGTTACGTATCATATGTTATTTATTAAAACATTATTTTATAAGCGTAGAGCTGTATATATGAAAAAATTTCCTGAGTATAATAAACTTATGAAAGAGTTTAGTTTACTCCATGATACAGGTCATAATATCCCAAGGCCTTGGAATTACCGTCATGGTAGTTATACTTGGGAAGATATATTATCCATTACAAAATTTTTATTTAAAAGAAAAAATGAAGAGTTTAAATCTTCTATTATGGATATTATTGTATATCAAATGAATAAAATTACTCCTGAAAAACAAGCAATAGAACGTTATTTTTCAAAATTTAAATCAATTTATAATCATGAGTATAATAATAAGTGAAAAGGTTGCAAAAACCGTTAAAACTTTAATCTTAGAAGAGCCCTTTTACGGACTTTTTCTTATTGGATTAAATAAAAGTTATAGAAAAGACATACCTACTGCAGGTGTGAGTAAAAAAGGAATAGGTATTCAATTAGCTATTAATCCAGATTTTTTTCAAGAATTAAATATAAGACAACAAGTTGGTCTTTTAAAGCATGAATTACTTCATGTTTCATTTGGTCATTTAACGTTAAGAGATTTATATTCTGATCATAAATTATTTAATATAGCTGCTGATTTAGAAATAAATCAATATATAAATAAAAATGATTTACCTGATGGTGGATTAACTTTAGATACATTTCCTGAATTAAATCTTCCTGTTAAAGCTGGTACTAAAAAGTATTATGAATTGCTGGAACAAGCTAAACAAAGTGGAAATTGTCCTTCATTAGAATCTTTGTTAGGACAAATGGATGGTGATAGTCAATATGATCATAAAACTTGGGCTGAATTTGATGAATTAAATGAAGCAGATAAAAAGTTAGTTGAAAAACAAATTGAACATCAAATTAAAGAGACTGCTGAAACAACTGAAAAAAGATGTGGTAACATTCCAGGTGAACTTGCAGATTTAATTCAAAGACTAAGACATGTTGAACCTCCAAAATTTGATTGGAGAGGATATCTTAGAAGATTTGTTGGAAATTCTACAGTAAGCTATACAAGAAAAATGCGTAGAAAATTTAATAAAAGATACAGTGAAAATCCTGGTCTTAAAGTTAAATTTAAAAATCATATTCTTGTAGGTGTAGATACATCTGGATCAGTTAGTTCTAAAGAACTAGAAGAATTTTGGAGTGAATTAACACATATGCATAAAACAGGTCATAAGATTACTGTTGCACAATGTGATTCTACTTTTAGAGGAATAAAAGAATTTAATCCAAAACAAGATTGGGAAATACACGGTAGAGGTGGTACATCATTTCAACCTGTTATAGATCATTATAATGATAATAAACGTGCATATACTGCACTTATATATTTTACAGATGGAGAGGCTCCAAGTCCTAACAACTGTCCAAATAATACGTTATGGGTTCATAGTTCTGACTGTGGAATAAATGAAGAATTACCCGGATTTAAAATACAATTAAACTAATAAAAATTATGGCACAAGTAAATTTAAACATTGATGAATTAAAAGGGTTTATTAACCACATAATAACTAATAATAGATTTTTACAAGAAGAAAATAAACTTCCTGTAGCTATTGAAGTAGTAGGTGAATCAGGAATTGGTAAAACATCTACTGTAATGGAAATTGCAAAAGAAAACAATCTAGATTGTGTAAAATTAAATTTAGCTCAAATTGAAGAGTTAGGAGATCTTGTAGGATTTCCTGTTAGACAATTTCAAATGTATAAAGAAAAGAAAGTTCCATCTAAAAAGATAGATGATCTTAATTATACTGCAGCACAAAAAGCAGCAGCTTCTGCTCAAGTTGCAACTGCAACTATAACTAAAAAAGTTGGTCAGTGGGTTGATGAACTTGCTGTTGAAGAATATTTAAAACAAGGTTGGAAAGTAACAGGTAAGAATAGAATGTCTTATTGTGCTCCTAACTGGATTGCTGATGTAAAAAAAGGTGGCATGTTAATCTTAGATGATTGGAACCGTGCAGATATGAGATTTGTTCAAGCCGTTATGGAATTAGTGGACAGACAAACTTATATTTCTTGGTCTTTACCTCAAGATTGGCATATTGTTTTAACTGCAAATCCAGACAATGGAGATTATATGGTTAACTCAATAGATTCTGCACAAAAAACTAGATTTATTTCTGCAAATCTTAAATTTGATGTTGAAGTATGGGCTCGTTGGGCAGAAGAATCAGGTATTGATTCAAGATGTATTAACTTTTTGTTATTACACCCTGAACTTGTAACTCAAGAAACAAATGCAAGATCTATTACAAGCTTTTTTAACTCTATAAGTTCTATTGAAAAATTTGAAGATGAGTTACCACTAATTCAAATGATTGGTGAAGGTTCTGTAGGTGATGAATTTGCATCTATGTTTACAACTTTTATTAACAATAAACTAGATAAACTAGTAACACCTAAAGATTTATTAACTCATGATAATGAGCAATATATTCTTGGTGAGTTAACTGGTTGTATTGGAAAAGATGATGCTTATCGTGCAGATATTGCATCAACATTGGCAACAAGACTTGCTAACTTCTCAGTGGTATATTCTAAAGAAAATACTATTAGTCAGAAGATAACAGATAGACTTGAAACCTTATGTACTAAAGATTATTTTACTGATGATCTTAAGTATTTAGTAGTAAGAACAATATTCAATGGTAACAAACAAAAGTTTAATAAACTTATGATGAAGCCTGAGATTATTAAAATGACAATGAAATAAAATGGCAAAAAAAACAGTATATCAAGATTTTGATCAAGATGCACTGGACCATTTCTTTGGAACAGATGAGGAGCTCTCTTTTATGGGAGTTCCTTTATCCGGAGGATATGAGTTTGGTAAAGTGTTAGTATCAGAATCTGAAACAACATATGATAAAATAAATAATATATTAACTGCAGCTCCAACAAAAAACTTTAGTTCATGTAAAAAAGCTTTTGTTTACAGCAAGTCTCCTGTCTCTTTAGATAGAGTAAAAGCTGCATGTAAAGAGCATAAAATAACTATAACAAATGACTATACTTTAGCTGATATGGTTATTGTTCATGATGATAATACTAGTCATACTTTAAATAATGGTGAAAGAATATTAAATAGCCATATGAGTTTTAAATTATGGAATTATGAATCTGTTAATGAATTTGATAATTCTAATAATTATAGTTTTATAAATCAAGCTAATAAATGGATTTTAGATAATGGTTCTGTAATTTGGGATGAAAAACTAGAAGAATTTGGTAGACGTCATGATCATACAGCAGGAGAGAGTTGTTATGATGTTTGGTGTCTTACTGGAATGGCAATAAATCTTGCATACAAAATTGACACAGGTTTAATTACTCCAATAGCAATGGATGATTTACTATTATCTTCTGCTACTAGAACTCCATTTACTGAAGAGCTTGGAGATTTAATTTATAGTCAATGTAATAATTATAATAATGAAGACATTGAATTAGCTGGTAAATTAATTCCAACCATTGATCCAACAGGAGTTCCTCATTTATTTTGGGAATTTATTTCTAAAATGGATAACTATATGCACAAATTTAATAGAAATAAAGATGTGCAATATTGGTTAGAAAATGTTGATTGGGATAATCTTAGATATAAAAGTGCAGAAGACATGATTGTGTACTTAGAAGAAAAAGAACAATTAACTCATGAAAGTTTTTGCCATCTTGAACCTTTAGTAAGAAAAGAAATATCTATTTGTAATAGAGAACTTTATGTATTTAAAGTGAGTGTTAAACCAGAGTATCGTAAATATTTAAAAAAAACAATTAAAAATGAGACATAAACTATATAATTTAAATTTTAACTTTTATCCTAAATTTAATGTAAATAATAGATTAAATCCAGAAGCTATTACAACAGAATATCTTGGTATGATAGTATTTGCATCTGAAGGATATAGCATCAGAGAATCACAAAAAAAACAATTAGTAAATAATTTTTCAATACAAGATATTGATTCAAATGATTTACAGGATGCAACTATTTATAGATTTCCTAAATTAGATTTACCTAGACAAAAGGTAGATGTTTTAAAAGAAAAATATAATTTATCTGTTACTAGAAATCAAGATAAAGCTGATTATTCAGTAATATCTTATAAGTATTTAGACTCTACATTAGATCAACAATACCAAGGCACTCTTTTATCAAAAGAAGAACTTAAAAGTGTATTTCAAGATTTTAAAAAAAGTAATAGGTTTATGGAAGCAACATGGCAAAATATTGTTGAATGGTTTAATATTTTAGAAAATGATTCTAGAATTGCTATTACATGTGGATATTCTTATAATCAATCTAGTTCAAATAAAGATATATTAGAAAATTCATTAAGTCCTTATAAAGACACTAATTCTTTAAAATGGAAAAACATCAATAGAAAGACTCCTTGGTATGTTAAAGCTGAAGAATGGTCTACATTAGAACCATTATTAAATTCCACTACATTAGTGCTAGATAGTCATTTAAATAAATTTACAACAGAAGATTCACATGTTCTTACAGAAGATGATTATTATCAATGTTTAAAAATGATAGAAGCAGATGATGCAGAAAACTGCACATTAGCTTTAGAATTAATGTCTAATTGTAACATTGAAAAATCAATTCCATATTTAGCGTTATTATTTTATTATAATAATGATAATTTAAGATATGCTAAAAATTGGAATACCGTTAATGTAAAATCATTAAGAACAAGAATGAAATCTTTTGCAGATGGTCTTTATGGTGGTCAAAATGCTCATGGTTTTGAATCATTTATAAAGAAATTAGATCAAGAAGAAGCATTAACTGAATTTGCATTTAAAGAAACAGTAACTAGAATGTTTTCTAATGTTATAAGTGGAAATGCAGGTTTTGGTAAAAATTCTATTTTTGATCTAGATACAAGTGCTTTTAAATTAAAACCAGAATGGAAAGAAAAATTAGAAGCACAAAATGGAAAATGGTCATTAAAAAATGTAAGCGTGTATACAGATGTAGAAGATAATTTAATATTTGATACTGCTGATGATTTACCATTTTAATTTAGAGGTTCAATTGCCATAATTGATTGTGGGTTGTGTACTTTTTAGTGCACAGCCCTCACCTCTTTAATATAAAAAATATGAGTAAAGAAAATTTATTAGAAAGATTAGATAAAAAAGGGTTTGAAATGTTTACTGTTGAAGGAGATAATAAAGTAAGAAGTATTATTAAAGCATCAGTAAAAAAAGTATATTCTAAAAAAAGAATATCTGAAAAAGAACTTTATAATTATATAGGTAAAAAAGTTATGAAAGCTTCATTAAATAAAAAGTATGGAGAAATCCTTGATAGTGAACCACCTGGTCATATATGCTATTGGGTTAATAAAGCTTTGTCCAATGTAGGGTATAGTTTTAAATTAACTAGATGGGAAATTGATGATGCTGCTTTTGATTCATTAAAAAATAAAAAAGATGAGTAAAGAAATTTGTATTATATGTGAGAAAGAGATAAAAGATCTTTATCCTCATAATGCAGCACCAGTTGCAGACGGAAAATGTTGTACAAATTGTAATACAACAAAAGTAATTCCTGCTAGATTAGCTGCAGTATATAATTATAAACCTGAAAAAAAGAAAAATGATAAATAAAGAAAAAGAAAATAGTTTTTACAACAAGAAGTTTAGCTTTAGTTATTCTTCTATAAATAAAATGTTATTTTCTCCTAAATTATTCTATAAGGAGTATGTTCTTTTAGATAGAGAGGAGAGAACAGATAAACATCTAATTGAAGGCCGTGTAATTCACTGTCTTTTATTTGAACCAAATAATTTAAATAATATATTTTCAATGGTTCCAGGTAAAGTTCCTTCTGATAATATAAAAAAAGTTCTTAAAAGTGTTACTTTACATACAGATGTTCCTGTTTTAGCTGACGTAGAAGATTTTGTGATTTTAGATTCATTAAAAGAAGCAAATCTTTATCAGTCATTAAAAACAGATCAATCAAGAGTTGCTAAAGTAAAAACTACTGATGCTGAGGATTATTATAAGTTTATGTGCACTACTGGAAAAGATGTTATAGATCAAGATACATTGGTTAGATGTCAAGAAAGAGTAGAGATTATTAAATCAAATGAAGAAGTAATGTCTTTATTTAACTTAGCACAAACTGATTTTGAATTAGATCCTATTGAAGCATATGCAGAAAATAAATTAACCAGTGAATTACAATCATATAAGTTTGGTTTAAAAGGCATAATTGATTATTATCAAATCAATCATGATCAAAAAACAATAACCATAGTTGATTTAAAAACTACTGGTAAAACTATTACTGATTTTACAGATGCAATAGATTATTGGAATTATGATTTACAAGCAGCGGTTTATACTAAACTAGTGATAGATAATTTAGATGAGGCTGCCTCAGATTATAAAATATTATTTAAATTTGTAGTGATTGATAAATATAACCAGGTATATGTTTTTGATGTGTCTGGTGAAACATTAAGAAGATGGGCTAGTAAAATGGAACATTGTCTTGAAAAAGTTAATTATCATTACACGGAAAAAAAATATGAATTACCGTATGAGTTTTTAAATAATAAAATTATTTTATAAATGAAGAGTATATATACAGATTATTTTCAAAAAAGCAAAGTGTTTTTATATCCACTTTTGAGTCTTAGAAAAGGCATTACACATGTCCCTTCTGAAACTTTTATTGCTTGGAATAATGTATATGATGCTTTAGAAAACAAATTTCTTTGTTTATACTCTGTAGATCCAGAGGAAATAGAAAAGTTTAAAAACTTTGAATTTAAATTCTTAAAATCTCATAAGTTATTTGAAGCTTATTATCAATTAGATGAAGAAACACATCTTTATGTTTTTGATTTTAGTCCTTTTAAAAGAGATCTTGAAGTATTTAGAAAAGGTAAATATTCAAAATTTAGTGTAAAAACTAAAGATATCATATCTAATTTTTTTGGTGAAGTTGGAACAGTATCTAATTATATACAAAGTTATATTAATCCAGAAGAATATCACGGAACATATGCTGATTACTTAGGTGTAAAAATTGAAGCTATTCAAGATGTTTATGAACTGTGTAGTAAACCGGATTTAGATAAAGAAACTTTAGTAGATCCTGAACCTGAAAACTTGCAAATCAAAAATAAATCTGTATCTTTGGAAAAAAATAAATAATGGCAAATACAAAACCAACCGTTGGAGCTAACATGCTCCTTACTACAGGGACATTTAGAAATGTCAAAACTTTTAATCTAGTACCAGTCACTTTAGACTGCCCATATGTTGAAGCAATGTTTGATCCTACAACAACAATCCTTGCTGTAATAACAAAAAATATGAAACAGTCTTTTCATATGGTCCCAAGACTAAATGAAGAAGGACAACCTCAAAGGCTTAAAGTACCTAACAAAGAAGCCGGAAAAACAGTTAAAGAGCAAAGAGTATCTGTAGATACTTTTTCTGAATTTTATTTAACTGAAAAAGAGGATATTCAAACATTTTTAGCATTATTTGCTATTAACTATAAAGAATTTGATACTGATGAATATTTTGTAGAAACAAAAGATGTAAAGCCTTCAAATCTTATTCTAGGACCTAACGCTTAAATTGTTAAGTTCTTTTTATGTTTATCATTAAAGGGATGCATTAATTTGTATCCCTTTTTTTATTTTTAAATTATGAAACCAGTAATGGATATTTTCACACGTCAAAATTTTGAATCAATGAAGTTGGCCGGTGAAATGTTGGGAATTCCCGTAACAAAAATTAAAGAAAGTGCTGATGAGAGTAGACTAGTAATGAAAGGAAAAAGAAAATTTCAATTTAAATATTCTACTATTACTGAAACTAGAACATTTGAAGTAAAAAAGTTTACTTTTGGTAAATATAAAAATCAGCTTATACAAGAATGTAAGGACCTACCTTATTTAGAATGGTATGTTAAATTGCCGCAATTAAATGCACAGTTTAAACATGCACTAAGAAAAAGAATAACAGATATTAAAAACTCTAAAAATATATGAATCACTATGTAATGGACTATGAAACTTTATCTAATTGTTTTGTAGGCGTGTTTGAACATTATAAAAAAGAAGAGGTAAAAATCTTTGTTATACATGCTTTACAGAATGATTTAGAAGAATTCATAAGTTTTTTAGAAAATAACGTTGAAAATAGAGAGTGGCATATATCTTATAATGGATTAGCATTTGATGCACAGATCACTCAGCATATATTAAATAATAAAGATTTTTTATTAACTCAAACTCCAGAAGAAATAGCTGCCTGGATTTATCAAATGGCTCAAGATTGTATCAATAGATCTAAAAGTAAACAATGGCAGGTATATCCACAATGGCATTTAACTATTGGTCAAATTGATATTTTTAAAATGCATCATTGGGATAATCCCGCTAAAAGATCTAGTCTTAAATGGATCCAATATAGTATGGATTGGGAAAATATTATTGACATGCCCATTGAGCATACTACTAATATTTCTTCTAAAGAGGAGATTGATCTTATAATTAGATATTGCATTAATGACGTAAAATCAACTAAAGAAATCTATAATAGATCAAAATCACAAATAGGACTACGTAAAGATCTTACGCAGCAGTATAATATTAATTTATTCTCAGCATCTGAACCTAGAATTAGTAAAGAGTTATTTGCTTATTATTTAAGTAAAAAACTTAATATTTATAAAGGTGAAATTAAAAAGATGAGAACTTATCGTGATACTATTAAGTTAAATGATATTATACTTCCTTATATAAAGTTTGAGTCTTTGGAGTTTCAGAATCTATTAAGCCGGTTTAAAGCTGTTGAATTAGATGCTATGAGACTAAAAGGTCAATTTAAATATCACATTGATTATAAAAATGTTTCTACACATTTTGGTTTAGGTGGTGTTCATGGAGCTAGAAAAAAAGGGGTTTATGTATCTGATGATGAACATATGATTATGTCTTCAGATGTTACTAGTTTTTATCCAAACCTAGCTATTAAAAATAAATGGTCCCCAGCACATTTTCCAAAAGAAGAATTTTGTGATCAGTATGAATGGTTCTTTAAAGAAAGAAAGAAAATTCCTAAGAGCAATCCTATGAATTATGTTTATAAAATTATACTTAATTCAACTTTTGGTTTAAGTAATGATGAAAACAGCTTTTTTTATGATCCTGAATTATGTATGCGTATAACTGTAAATGGTCAACTTAGTTTGATGATGTTATATGAAATGATAATGGAAAGAATACCTGGAGCTGTGGCGTTATTACAAAATACTGATGGTATTGAAACTAGAATACCTAGAGAATATTATGATCAGTATATGGAAATATGTAAAGAATGGGAAGATATAACTGATTTGAACTTAGAACATGATGAATACCAAAAATTAGTTTTAGGTGATGTAAATAATTACATTGGTCTAAATAATTTTAAAGAGGTGGACATTACAACTTGGAGAAAAATCAAACAATCTAACCCGCATTATTTATTTAAAATAGTAAATAATAAATTTCTTTATGCACCTGCTAAAATGAAAGGTAGATTTGATTTTCATGATTTAGCTCTTCATAAAAATAAATCAAAATTAATTATACCTAAAGCTATTTACAATTACTTTATTCATGATATACTTCCAGAAGAATATTTAAATAAAAATAAAAATATTCTTGACTATTGTATAGGAGGTAAATCAAAAGGTAATTGGAAACAAGTATCCAGGTATATTAAAAATGGTGAATTTAATGAAGAAGAATTGCAAAAAATCAATAGATATTATATCACCAAATCTGGCGTAAAAATTATTAAAGTAAATAAAGAAGATAAAAGAGAAATACAATTAGAAGCTGGAAAATGGTTACAACATATCTATAATGATATGAAACTTGAACCCAAGTGGGAAAATTATAATATTGATAATGGCTATTATTTACAAGCTATAGAAAAAGAAATCAATAATATATTGCAAGTTTCAGCAAATCAATTACAATTATTTTAAATTAAAAAAATGGATTATTTTGAATTAGAATGTGCCGTAGAAAAATGGGCAGAAGATAAAGGTATCTTTGAAAAAGCTACACCAATGGCCCAAGCATTAAAAACATTGGAAGAAACAACAGAGCTTTGCACGGCTATCAATAGTGATGACCGTGCAGAGATTATAGATGCTATGGGTGACATTATGGTCACTCTTATTATTCAAGCTAAAATGCAAAAAGTATCTCTTGAAGAATGTCTTGAATCAGCATATAAAGTAATAGCAAAAAGAAAAGGAAAAATGATCAACGGTCAATTTGTTAAAGAAGAAAGTCTTCCTAAATATAATTGGGATGAAATTTCTAAAGAAGAAAAACAAATTCTTAACAAAAAATGACTAAAAAAGATTTCATTTTAATTGCTGATGCCATTTCTATATCTGTCGTTAATGATGGATGTAGAAATGAGTTATTAGCAAACTTATCTAAAATGCTAAAAAAGGTTAACCCTAAGTTTAATGAAAGAACTTTTAGGGAATACATTATACAAAAAACAAGAGAAGCTAAACTTAAAAGAAGAAAAGCTGATATTCCTTTAACTAATAAATTAATTGATTAATTATGCCAAAAAAAATTCAATTTGCAGATAAATATGATATTATTAATGCTGCAACACCAAATCATAAAAAAAGTTATACTGTAATTCCTCATAGAGAAGTTATAGATAACACCGTAAATTTATTAAATGCTTCTGGGTTTGTAATTACAGATGAGCAATATAGATGTACTGATGAAGCACAAATTGCTCAAGGCATCTATTATATAAAACCAAAGAATAATTATTTAGATCCTAATTTAAATTCAGAAACTGAATTGGGAATGATGTTTGCTTGGCTAAACAGTTACAATAAAAGAATAAGATTTCAATGTGCAATTGGAGGATATGTTTTAGTATGTAATAATGGCATGTGTGCAGGAGATATGATGTCATATGCAAGAAAACATACAGGAAGTGCAAATTTTGATGCTAAAATGCAAATAAGTAATCAAATCAAAAGTGCTGAAAAATTCTATAAGAGGCTTGTGGATGATAAAAGAAATATGAAAAATATTACTTTAGATAAGCAAACACAATCTGAATTATTAGGACGTTTGTATGCTGAGGAAAATATTCTTGAAACAAGTCATCTTTCTACAGTTAAAAAAGAAATGACTGATCCTTCTTATGATTATCAATGTGATCAAGAAAATGCATGGGTATTTTATAACCATGTAACACATGCTTTAAAAAAATCTCATCCTACTAGTTGGTTAAGTGATTTGCAAAAGTTTCATGAATTTTATACATCTAATGTATTATCAAGTATGGGAATTAACCCCACAGATAGTCCTAGCAGTATACCTGAAGAAGCAACAAATGCAGCAGCAGATATTGAAGCACAAGATTTTTTTACAATGGGTAATTATAAAATATGATGAATGCTAAAACTAAATTGTCTAATTTAGAAAGTTTATTAGAATGTCATGATCTTTCAGTTTCTCAAATTAATGAGACTTCATTTCAATTAAATACTCAGTATTTAGATTCAGAAGATTATGATAAAATTAATTCTTTTTTTCCTGCTGTTGTTTATGAACAAAAACATGCAACAGTTTATCTTACTTTAAAAGAAATTGAAGATGGAGAAAGAGAATGGGATGATGATAGGCATTTTTATCCAAGAGTATATTTTAAAGAAAATATATTCTATCATAGATGATAATTATAATATTAAAGATACTTATTTTATCTACTGTATTATATTTAATTATAAACAGAAAAGATCCATTTGACAAAAATTGATCTTAACGGAAGGAACCAATCAGGCTAGTTTTGCATTTCTGGCCTGCCTTCCTCTGTTAAATGTCAATTTTTTTATTATCTTTATAATATGAGGCTTTTACTTTTAATACCATTTTTTTTCTTTGGATGTAAGAAATATCAAGTAATACAAGAAGTCCGTGTAAATATGTATCACCTACAAAGCCCTAAACACGGTATTGAAATAATTATAACACATGATGATTTAGAATTAGGAGAATGGTATAGATTAGGTGAAATTAAAGCAATTGATATTAATAAATGAGAAAACTGTTTATATTTCTATTACTTTTTTTTGGTTGTAAAAAAATTGACCAAGAAGGTATGGAAATATTTACCATTTATCAAGGCACCCACAGATCTACTTTTAAATATAGATCAACAAACTCAACCTATTTAGAATTTAAAGTCAAGTTTGACAGTTCTGCAATTTATAAAACAACAATTGAAGAAAATCAAGCTGATATAAATAAACTTTTTGGAGTTAGTGATTGCAAATCACACCATATGGATAACTCTATAAGGTTTGGATGGAGATATTATAATGATCGTTTACAACTTTTATGGTTTAAACATGAAAATGAAGCTTTTACATATGGGTTTATAACATATATAAAACCAAATGTTAATTATATATGTAGTATTGATATACAATCAGAGTATTATGTATTATGCGTAAACAATACATGTGAGATGGTTCCTCGTAATTGTGGAATTAGAACTAATTATAATAAATATATTTTATGGCCTTATTTTGGTGGAGATGAGACAGCTCCTCATGATATTAAAATAAGACTGAAAAGATTATAAATCAAAATCAACAAACATGAAAGAATACTTAACATGGTTTTTTACTAAACACGTAAAGCAAGGATGGTCACAAATGATGAAAATCCCAGCAACTATCTACGGAATAATACAAGTTATTTATGCCACCCCAATTGTATGGGATGAATGGTATTATGGATATATGCCCATATGGCCTTTAATAGGAGCTTATATAGCAATATATGGTTTCTTAATTGGTATAATATATCAACCAATCTCAATTTATCGTAAACTGAAAAGGTTGGGTAAACTATAGATGGTTGAGTGAAAGAAAGTGTGTGGGAGTGAAAAGCCAAGACTGTTAAAGCCAGGACCACATACTTCTTTTATTTATGTTCTTGAGGTTTTTCCTCAGTGTCATTATCTTTTGGACGCCAATCATCCCAATAGATGAAAACCCATTGTTCTTTTTCATTCATGATTGTAAGTTACTTATAAATATTTATATTGATTGTTGCTACAAACAAAAAAATACTAATTGTTGTAGCAGGAAACTGTCTTGTTGGTCCAATATATTCCCAACCTAAAGCAAATCTATCATGAGGCCAATGTAATACTAATGAAGCATCCCAACCTGAAGTTTCTGAACTCATTATTTTTTTCTATTAGTATTTTTTACTTTTTCAACAGATCTGCCACCAAAATAGGCACCAATAACTGTAATAAGGACTAATTCTAATAAGCTTGTCCATTTTTGCTCAACATCAAATTCAATCCAACCAGCATCAATAAAAATCATTATTACTGTAGAAAGAACTAAAAATATTAAAACCATAGGTCTAACATTTTTACTTAACCAAGAATCAGAAGACATATCAGCTTTCCATCTTTCTGTTACATTTTTTTGAAGCTCTGCCTCACTGTCAATAAGCATTTGTTGTAATGCATTCTTAAGAGTCATTTTTTCCTCTTTAGAAGTTACAATCTCATCTATGATCTTATCTGCTTTACCAAATAAGCCACCAAATATTTTAGTTACAAAAGCTGGGACTGCCATAATTTCTTTTTTTATTGAATTTCAAAACCATACGCTGCTTTTTTAGATGGTCTAACTCTATTTAAAGTTTTCCATAATGTACAACGTTTTTTATTTTTACCTTTTGCAGTTTTACAAAACTCTGATTTACTTTTACCAGCACGTTTTGCTGCCGCATTTAATGAGCCAGGATTTTTTATAGCTCCTTTAATCCATTTTTTTTTACTTGCCATGATAAAAATTAAGGATTTAATACTACTTGTAATGGTTCCCACCATAACTCATGTGGAAATCCGGCAGTTAATTTAACTGTTTTTTCAGAAGTTGTACACTTAGCTTGCATATTAACTCTTGAATCAGCTGGTGCTGCTCCATTACCTAGTGTTAATCCTTCTACATCTAAATAACCTTCTAATATTGTTGTACTTGATGCTGGAAGTGATACAATTCTATGATTAATACCTTCAGTACCTGTTACTGCTGTAATACCTGTTGTACCATCAACTGGTTGAAACGCTACAGTAACTGCTGATGATTCAGTATTTTCTAATTGAAATCTATAATATATTCTATATGTTGTAGTTAAAGCATTAAATGCTGTACCTAGTGTTCTATTTGTACCATCAGAATTTAAGTTTAATATTTCAAAATCAGGTGTAGTACCTGGTTGAAATTGAGCTGATTGTGTAATTCCTAATCCAGTAGAACCCCAACCATCTTCATATTCATCATAACAGTTTACATAATATGTTCCAGGACCCCATCCTGCATTAGCTACAGGAATATTTATAGCTACATTTGTTATAGCTCCTTTACCAGCTCCAACACTATCAGATCCTAATGGAAGATTACCATGACCTTGTGCCCATGCTACAGAACCGTCAGCTCCTGCAGTAGAACTATAACCAGATAATGAATTAATAGTAGTATTACCATCATTTAATGCTGCACCTTTACTTATACAAACCCATGCCTCATTTGCATCAATTCCTGGATTATCAGTAGTTAAATATAAAGTTGGTGAACCACTTGCAAAATCAGCAGCTGTTAAAGTAAAAGACGTTGATTGTTCCCAATCATCATCATTAAAAAGTACAGATCCATAAGGAGATCCATCATCAGGATTAACATTAGAAGCAATTATAGTCCCTGATGTACTTCCTTTTCTTAATATCCATGCATGACTTGCTAATACTTCCGATGCTAGTTGTTGACCTAATGTATCTGAAGGTAAAGTCATTGTAGCAGCACTATCTAATACTCTTGCAATTACTTTAGTAGGAGTTGGTATAGCATGGAATGTAAATACAAAAGTATCATTTGTCCAATTAGCTGGATCACTATCATTTGAATTTATTTCAGATTCTAATTCTGATACGGTAAAACCCAAAGTAAATACATGATAAATACCTTCAACTTTAAATAATTTATATGTTAAAGGATCATCCTTCTTTGTCATTTTTAATAAAATCTCACAATCTGTATGAAACTGATTTATACCATTAAAACTTCTTTTTATAAGATTTAATAAATCTAAATGAGCAAATGCCCCATTTAACAAGATCTGTGTAATATTTGAAAAAGCGTCTCCATTTGCATTTGCAGTTCTAAACTTTGTAGCACCACTTGATGCTTGAGGTCCTGGAGGAGTGCCAGGAGGTCCACCTCCACCTGTATTACCATTTCCACTACTTACATAATATTCATAGTCTAATTCAAACATCCCACCTAAAACACCGTCATTTCCTGTTGCTCCTCTTAAATCTCCTGTTATAACTTCAGTTGCATCAGAAAATTCTAAAGTTAAAATACCAGTACTTGCATTATAGTTTTGAGTTTCTATTTCACATGCTGCACCTGTAGCACCTGTAGCACCATTAGATCCAGTAGAACCTGTAGGTCCTTGAAGTCCGGCTGGCCCCTGTGGTCCTATGGCACCGGCTGCTCCAGAAGGACCTTGTGGACCGGTTGATCCATCAGAACCATTACTTCCTGCTGCTCCCGTAGCACCTTGAGGTCCAGTTGGACCAGTTGAACCAATTGGTCCTTCATCACCTTGTATTGAACCACCGTTAACAAATGCTGATCCATCATAAACATGAAAAGAATCATCATCTTGTCTTATATAAGCATCTCCAACAGATGGGCTACTTAAAGCATTCAATGCTGCTTGATCAGCTACACTACCTTTAAATGTAATTCCAGGGCCAACACCACCTTGTGCTCCTTGTGGGCCGGTTGGACCCGTTGATCCTTGTGGACCTATTGCACCAGTTGCACCCGTTGTACCAGTTGGACCTTGCAATCCAGTTGGGCCTATAGGACCTGTTACTCCATCTGTACCATCTGTACCATTAGTTCCTGCCGGGCCTATTGGACCTATTGGACCTGCTGGACCTGCTGGGCCTTGAGAACCAGTTGCACCTGTAGATCCATTTGTACCATTTGTACCAGGATCTCCTTGAGGACCTTGAGGGCCAATTGCTCCTGTAGCACCTGCAGAACCTGTTGGCCCTTGAGGTCCAGGAACAATTGATGCTGTACCTGCTGGGCCGGTAGAGCCTTGCGGACCTGTAGGGCCTTGTGGACCCTGTGGACCTGGAGTACCAAGAGCTAAATTGCCTTGAATACTAGTATCAATATTTTTTACTTGAGCATGCAGATCTTTAAATCTTACAACGCCTAATGCTTTACCTGCTACTTTTTTTGTGCCCATTATGTACCGTATTTATGTGATTTTCTTCCTTGTGCATTTTTTTGATCATACACAGAAGTTACTCTACCACTTTGTAATAAAGTAGTATTTTTTATTTTTTTTGTTGATTTAACAGTTCTTCTTTTATTACTACAGCCGCAGCCCATAATGTTATTTTTTAAGTTTCATTGGTGTACAACCACCTTTTCTATACTTAGGCATTTTTACTTCTTTTCCTGATCTTGCCATTTTCATAGCTTTAAGATCCTCCTTATACTGAGCCATTCCAGCTGCATCATAAGAGTATTTTTTTCCGTTTAAATTAGGCATCTTTTTTCTTTTTATTAGTTGAACCTTTTTTTCTTCCTGGACGTTTTTTACCAGCTGCTGCTTTTGCTACATCACCAGCTTGATCGGCAACTTCAGCAATTGCTTCACCCACATCTTTGAGTTCTTCACCAACTGCTTTTACTCTTCGTTTAGTTTCTTTTGCTACCTCTATAGCTTTTTCGTCTATAGTAGTTTGATCCCAAACCCAGTTCCAACCTTTTTTAAGACTGAATGTCCATATACCGTTTAAAATTGTTTTAATCATGATTATTAGTTTATATTATCAATATACAAAAAATTTATATATTTTTCAAACGTTGATTCTCTTTTTCAAGGTGATCAACTTTAACTTGAAGGGCTGATACCTCACTTGTTAAAGAAAGAATTTGCTCTCTCATTTCATCTTTTTCTTTAGAACTTTCTTCTAATAAAGACTCTAGTTTTCTTACTCTTTCTCGTAAATCATCTCTGTACATATTCTTTTCTGATTTTTCATCTGAAGTCTCTTCATGTTTTAGTGCCATTCTTTTTTCATAAAATTTCCAAGCACCCGCTGAAAATAAAACTGTCATCAGGGATACAAGTACTGTAGTTAAACTATCTAAATTTTCCATTATATTATTTTTTTACACATGATTCTTTAGCATAATATCTTGCTGTAACTCTTTTTAAACTTGTTAAAGCACTAAAAGCTACAAATATCCAACCCAGATGTGTTGCATCTTTTAAAAGACAGCCATCACATAAAAATAACGCACAGACTACTAAGGATAATATAAAACATGCATAAGCAAAAGTTTTTCTTTTACGTAAAGAGAAAAAGCACACTGCTCTCAATGTGCCATAACCAATTAAAATACTTGGGATAAGAATCCATAAGTTTAAACCTACTTCTAATATGTAAATAATAGGGAATAATAAAAACCATATTAAACCTTGCATAATCTCAGTAGGTTCTGAGTCATAATATTTTAATATATGACCTAATTTATTTAACATTACAAAATATAAACATTTTACTTAGCATTAATATTTAATGCATATAATATAATATACAAAGAAATTATCTAATTTCCTTAATTTAAACTAAATATATATGGAAGAAAGACATACAAATGCCCAAAATTATAAGGGTTTAAATAAAAAAAATAATTTTAATATTGATTTTTTACCTTCTGAAGCATTGATAGGAATAAAAATCAAAAATTGTGAAGTAAGCAATGATAAAGAAAATTTTAAAAGTTGTACTGGAATACATTTAGGTATTTTTTTTATTACTTTTAGATATGAACGTGTTGTTTAATAAATTAAATTTTTATATCTTATAATACACATCACAACAAAAACCAAATAATTGATGAAGTAATCAATTATGTATTAATTATTAACATTTTAAAACAATCAATATGGAATTAAGCAATCAAATTCTAAGTGAAATCACTGTCTATATGAAATATGCAAGATTTGTTCCAGAACTAAACCGCAGGGAAACCTGGCATGAATTAGTTACTAGAAATAAAAACATGCATATTAAAAAGTATCCTAAACTTTCTTCTGAAATTAAAGAAGTTTATAAAATGGTATATGATAAAAAAGTTCTTCCTTCTATGAGAAGTATGCAATTTGGTGGTAAACCAATTGAAATATCTCCTAATAGAATTTATAACTGTGCATATTTACCATTAGATCATATTGACTCATTTAGTGAGATTATGTTCTTATTATTGGGAGGAACTGGTGTAGGTTATTCTGTACAAAAACATCATGTAGCTAAATTACCTCCTATAAATAAACCTTATGTAAAAAGAAGCAGAAGATTTTTAATTGGTGATTCAATTGAAGGTTGGGCTGATTCTATTAAAGTACTTATGAAGTCTTATCTTAATGGTAAAGGATCTCGTATTGAATTTGATTATTCAGATATTCGTGCTAAAGGTGCAAGACTTGTAACATCTGGTGGTAAAGCACCTGGACCTCAACCACTTAAAGAATGCATTGTTAAATTAACAGGTATTTTAGAAAGTAAAGAGGATGGTGATCAATTAACAACATTAGAAGTTCATGATATTGTTTGTCATATTGCTGATGCTGTATTAGCAGGTGGTATACGTAGAGCTGCACTTATTAGTTTATTTTCTGCTGATGATAATGATATGATTGCATCTAAATCTGGTGATTGGTGGGAATTAAATCCACAACGTGGCCGTGCTAATAATTCTGCTGTCCTGATGAGACATAAAATTACTAAAGAATTTTTTATGAAACTTTGGGAGCGTGTAGAAAAGAGTGGTGCTGGTGAACCTGGTATTTACTTTAATAATGATAAAGATTGGGGAACTAATCCTTGTTGTGAAATTGCATTGCGTCCATATCAATTCTGTAATCTTTGTGAAGTTAATGTATCTAATATTACATCTCAAGAAGATCTTAATGAAAGAGTTAAAGCTGCAGCTTTTATTGGAACATTGCAAGCTGGTTACACTGACTTTCATTATTTAAGAGATATCTGGAGAGAAACAACTGAAAAAGATGCACTTATTGGTGTATCAATGACAGGAATTGGATCCGGAGCTGTATTAGGTTATGACATGACTAAAGCTGCAGATCTTGTAAAGAGAGAAAACTCTAGAATTGCAAAGTTAATTGATATTAACAAGTCAGCTAGAACAACAACTGTAAAACCTGCTGGAACTACATCTCTTACTTTAGGTACTTCTTCTGGTATTCATGCTTGGCATAATGATTATTATATACGTACTTTACGTGTAGGTAAAAATGAAGCTATTTATGAGTATCTCTCTAAGAATATCCCTGAACTAGTTGAAGATGAGTATTTTAGTCCTCATACTACAGCTGTAATCAGTATTCCTCAAAAAGCTCCTTCTGGAGCTATAATGAGAACTGAATCTCCATTTCAATTGTTAGATAGAGTTAAGCGTATAGCACAAGAGTGGATTAAACCAGGTCATAGAACTGGATCTAATACACACAATGTTTCTGCAACAATTAGCTTAAAAGAACATGAGTGGGAAGCTGCAGGTGAATGGATGTGGGATAATCGTAAATATTATAATGGATTATCTGTACTACCTTATAATGGAGGTACATACAAACAAGCACCTTTTCAAGATATTACTAAAAAAGAATATGAAAAAATGTTAATACATTTACAAGAAATAGATCTTTCTAAAGTAATTGAAGAAAAAGATGAAACAAATCTAACAGGTGAACTGGCTTGTGCTGGTGGAGCTTGTGAAATTCAATAGTTATGTGTTGGATTGAAAAATTATATTATGGAATACCTTTATAAGTTTCGTTCATATTTATATAAAGGTTAAATAGAGGGTGGTAGAGATACTGCCCTTTATTTATAAAAGCAAATGCTTTAACCAAGCTAATAAACCATTTATATTTAGTGCTACCAAATTCCATTGTTTACGTACAACAACTTGTACAATAACAAATATAAATCCAATTATAAATAAAATTGGTTCTAACGTCCATTGTCCAGCTATTAAAAGTCCAGCACCTAAATACCCTATTCTACTAGCTATTCTTTCTGTTGGAGTTAGCTTTCTTTTTCTGTTGATTATGTTTGTCCAATTCATTACTCTTATAATCTAACAAAAATCTTATTGCTAGCAAAAAATTTATAAGAATATTATTTAATATAAAAATCTTTTTGATTTTCAAAATCAGCCCATCTTTGAATACCATATATTATTGGAACTACATCTTTCCATTCCTTTGCTAATTTAAGCTGACCTTTACGTGGCCTTCTTTGATAATAAATATCTGAATTTTTATAAAATTCTTCTGGTGGTTGAGTTAATCCATAATATGCATAATCTGCAGTTGCAACAAAAGCTTCTGTTAATTCTCCTAATGTTCTTGTAGAAGCTATAGGAGATCCTACCATCTGCCATATTTGTTTTACTCCATCTGGTGTAAACCAAGCAAATTGTATTAATTCTTTATATGCTCTATCTGCTTGATACACCATAGCATTTTTAAGCCTTCTCATTCCTGGTGAGTCATCATCATCATCTTCAAATAAACCTTTTAATAAACTTGCTACTGCAAGTGTAGTAAACATTATAGCTGTTTCACCAGCTGCTCTATAAAGATTTAAAACTTTCATTTTAGCTCTATTTCCTTCACCAAAATCTTGTTTAAATTGTTCTTTAAGATTTTTTATATTGGCTTTATTTTTCCAAGCCCATTTTGTTAATTGAAATAAACTTCTATATCTACCTTCTAAGTAACCTACATTTTCATCAAAATATTCTTTTCTATATCTTGCCTTAATAGCAGGGACAACCCACTTGTGAAATTGAGCTATTAATTCACCACCCCAATGTGATTGAATTACCATTCTATCTTCATGAGCATAGTTACCGTGTATTTGTTTGTTTACTTCACGTATTTTATTTCTATATTGATATCTCCACTGATCATCATATTTTGTCCAATTTCTTTCTCCACTTTTAGGATCAGCACTATTTCTTTCTGCTACTTCATCAAAACCTTCTTTTAAAGTTAATTTATGAGTAACTGAGTTAAATTCCATAGCATCCCATAAACTCAATGTTTCTCCTCCATTGCCCTCTTTACTTTTTCTAACTTGAACATCCATAATCATGGCCATTCCTACTTTAGTTTGAACATTATATTCTGCACCATCTTGTAGTAAATAACCTAAATCCATAAATTTAGAAAACAAACCTTTTTTTCCATTATAACCAGATTCACGGATATCAGCAGTATTATCCATCATTCTAAATAATTCAACAAAAGCTTCATATTTTGATTGTGCCTCATATTGATCATATTGACCTGATGCAAATTGTCCACCAGCAAAAGCTGTTTTTCTTACTAAGTCTGGCATAACTCTTTTATTAAATTCTGCCGTTGCTCTTGCATATGATTTAGCAGAAAAAAATCTTTGTCCTGCTACTTCTATACCATTATTTAATCTTGCTATTACATAGTTGTTTATATTACCAAATGGATTCCAAGCAACATAAGATAAAGAAGAATATCTTATTACTTTAGATACCATTTTATCTGCCACAGATTTGCTCATTGAATCATTGTTATAATAAACCATGTTCATCCATTTTTTAGCTCTTTTATAAACATTTGAATCTGAACCTTTAACTTCTCCTACTTGTTCTTTTTTACCTTTTATATATGCTGTAACAACATTCTCAGATGTTGTATAAGTTCTTTTTTCTATTATTTTTAACATGGCATTTATAGTATCTTCTGCTTGTCCCATGACTTCATAATTTTCAGCCATTGCAGTAAATCTTAATAAACTATCAGCCATATCTTTACTTATTTCTGATCTTGTAGGAACTTGTCTTATTTTAGCTTCTTCTCCTTTAAGAACTTGTAACTGTTTTTTATACTCTTCAAAACTTATTGCATTAGGTCCTCCTTCTTTATATCTTATTTCTAAAGCTTCTATATCATCAAGAATTTTTTTCAATTGTTCTTCTGTTCTTGGAGAACCAACATAAAATATTGGCAATTGATCTGTAAGATTACCTTGTTCATCTAAAACAACTCTTTTACTATGAGCAGTACTTGTAAAGAAATCTTTAGTACCTCTGGTCATTTTAGTCCATAAGTTAGCCACTGCATTTGGTTTATCTTTTAAGCTTTCAAAAAATGTATTTTTAATTAAAGGCATTTTACCTAACATCTTATCTCTAGTTGTCATAGGTAATTTTTCCAACATGTCATTGTAAATCTCCATGTAAGTGTTATAAAAATCTTTTTGAGCTTCTCCTAGTGCATCAGTAGGATTCATTATTTTATCCCATTTTTCACTAACCATAGACTCTAATCCACCCTTATCATTTTTTGCAGTTTCATTTATAATTACATAATCTTTTTTAACATAAAATCTAGTTGGTACTTCATATACTTTACCGGTAAATTCACCACCAATGTATTCAGATTTAGTTACATTATCTTTTTGATCATAATACTTAACTAAATATTTTTGATATGCAGCATCAGTCATACCTTTCTTTTGTTCCCAATGACCATGATTATCTCCTACTTGTACATAAGTTTCATGTATTAAACGTGCTTTAATAAATTCATCATTATACCTGTGATATCTACCATCTCTTAAAGTACCATCTTGCGTATATTCAGCTCTCATAAAAACAGCAAACTCCATTTTTCTTTTATGTAATGCTATGTTATATGCAATATCTTCTCTTCCTTGTTTTGTTTTTTTAGCTTCTTCTATACTATCAATATGTCTGTATTGTAATGGCACACCACTAGCATCAGATAGTTTATCATAAAAAGTTTTCTTTTTATTCCAATATTGCTTTCCAATTTTCTGAACAACCATTCCTGTTGGAACACCTTCTTCATCAAATTCTAACATATAATTATAGAATTCATTTTGATCATTTCCTGAAGATAATTTAGCTAAAGTTGAAGCAGATTGTCTTATTCTATATTCTCTATTAGAAATTTTATCTAATACTTCTTGTTGTTTAGCTTTAAAAACCTTATCCATCAATGCAAGAAGGGTATCTCTTGATGTAGATATATCATAAGTTCCAAATTCAAACATGCCTATGTCTTCACCTAACTTCATTATACTATCTAATGTAGCATCATCTAAATCTTCTCTGTTACTATTTTCTTTAACATATGTTCTAACATAATTTGAAATAGCTTTATCTACAAGTCCTTCTACTACTTCTCCACCTGATTTTTGATAACCACCAATTTCTTTAAGTTTATCTTCTAAAGTCAATAATAATTTCATCTGAGTATTATTCAAATCTCCAGATTTTTTTATATTTCTTAATCCAGAATATGTTGCAATAAACTTGTCAAAATTTAAAGCATAATTAATATACTTTTGAGAATTATAATTTTTAGGATTATTCATGTATTCTATAAACTTATCCATTTCTTTAATAGAAGATGTCATAAGTCTAGTATATTCAGCTGCCATTTTTTTACCATCACCTATTAAAGTTGCAACTTCAATAGCAGCTATTTTATCATCAATCATTTCAACAGCTTCAGCTCTTGTTTTGTCTAATGTAATTGCTGATCTTAATTGTAATAATGCAGTTTTTCTATCTAACAATCCTTGTTTAAAATCTTGCAATGCAGTAAAAATAGTATTGTATTCTGTAAGCCCATTTGCATCAGTAATATCTTCTGGCAATGCTTCGTTATCATTTAAATAATTATCCTTTAAAGGAGAATTTTCATCTTGCTCAACCGTTCTTTGCATTTTTTCAGCACTCCAACTATTTCTATCTTCAGGTACTAATTGATCAATATAAAGTTCATTTTGTTGATCTTGTTGAACTTGGAAACCTTCTAATCTAAATGTTCCTGTATATTTACCATCTTTATTAAAATCTTTTGTAGTCCAAGGAACATGAATATGATAAGTCATTGTACCTAACCTACCATGCTCAATTTCTAACCCCATGTTTTCAGCCATTCTTCTATAAAGATTAACTTGCATATCATGTTGTTGCTTTGTAGTCATTTCTATACGTAAAGGCAAACCTTTTCTTTTTCCAGATAATTCTGTTTTTCTAATTTTATTACCTTTTGAATCTAATAAATATTGACCATCTTCAGTTTCATATAATAATTTAGAATCTTCTCCTAAAGGAAAACTATTTGTACTATATGCAGGACTTTTAGAAAATCTATCAATTTTGTTAATTGAATTTTTACTAGTTTTTAAATCTATAATTCTTATTTGTCCTGTTGGTGTAATAACCATTAAATCTACTGTACCAGCAGTTTTTGTCTTTTCATCATATAAAATTACTTGTGGTAAAACAATATTTCTTTCTGGTTTACCCACCATTGTAGGTTCCATTTCAATATTATTAACTGTTGCAAATATTTGATTATATGCATCTCTAATTACTTCAGGATCTAATATTGTCATATTATCTTTAATTTGATCTAAAGTTAATCCTGCAGCTATACCGTCTGTAATTGCATCAAAATCATTTCCTAATTCAAGAGCTATTCTTTTATCTTTTCTCACTGATTCAGGCATTGTACCTTTTATAACAGTAGTAGCTGATGTATATGCTTCTCCCGTCTTTACATTATAGTATACATGATCTTTTGCATTTAATACTATTATAGTTTCACCATCCTGTACTCCTGTAGCAGTTAAAAAATCATAATTACCATCTTCATCTGTAAAAGCACTATCTTTATCCATAGGTACATTTCCAGGTGTATGAAATAATTGTGCTACAATTTTTTGTTGAAGCGGATTTCCTTGTGCTATTGCAGCATTTATAATAGCCATTTTACCTGGAGATAAAGAATACTGAACTTTATTTATTTTATCTTTATTTGCTAATGATAAATCAAATGAAATATTTGAAGTATTTAAAAGTTTAGCAATATCAGATAATTTTGCAAAGCCAACTATAGATTCAACTCTAACTCCTTTTAAATTTTTACCACTTATATATTTATGTAGATCTTTTAAAATTGTCATAAAAAAATCAAACAAATCTTTTATCATTGTTGTCCAACTTTCTGTTGGATTATTTTCATATTCTCTATTAAAATGTCTAGATAAAGCTTGTGTTACTATTTCTTTATCTATTTGAGTTTGATCAAAAAATACATCATCACTAGTTTTATATGCATTTTCAATTTTAACAACTAATTCAGGAAAGTTTTCTTTAGCTTCTGACAATAAACCTTCAAATAAACTTTTATTTTGTGCATATACTGCATCCATAAATGGGTGTAATACTTCTTCTATTGCTGTTTCACTATTAATTCTTCCTTCAATTAATATTACATTTCCTCTATAGTAAAATGAGTTTACCTGGTCAAATTTATTTTTATTTAACCCTCTTATTGCTTGTGGTAATGATTCCCAATATCTACGTGCTTGTTCTTTATTAACTACATTAATATTTAATTGAGGAAACATTTGTCCTAAATGCTCTAATATTGCAGTAGTATTAGGAGAAATTTTTCTAGTAGCTTTTTTAGCTATTTCTATTATATCTTTTGGTTTAACTGCAGAAGGATTAACATCTAATCTTATAGTTCTTTTTGTATACGTAGGAATAAAATAATCTAAAGGCATTCCGTGAACTTGCAGATATTTTAAAACTTTATTAAAATTTTCATCTGCAACTTTTTTAGATTGCTCATTATTTAACAGCTGATCTTTTTCTGCTCTAAATATATAAGGGGCTCCTTCTTTAGGCGTATTCTGCACATAAATAGTTAATTGACCATTTACATTTCTTCTTTGCACTAAACCTAATTTTCTTAAATTAGCAACTAACGCTTCATCAAATTCTCTTTGTTTTAATGAATATACTGCTTTTTTATTATTAAGATATTCTTCCGCTTGTGCTACTGTAGGAAATAAATCTGTACCAAAATTAAAATCTTGCCATTTATTTATAATACTATCTACTGTAATTACAGACTTATACTTCTTTAATAAAGGAGCATATTCTGGAGCACTTCTATTTATACATTTAGCCATCTTTTTTTTTTATTCTAAATTATACATTTTTTTAGATAATCAATGAATTCTTCTTCAGTTTCAAACACACTGTCTTGATATGCCTCTATAGTTGATTCTTCATCTTTAATTATACCTTCACTATTTTCTTTCATCTTTTTCCAAAGTTCTGTTTGTTCAGCTTTAGATTTAGATTTTATTTCAGTTTCAATAAAGTTATCTATTAATACAAAAGATTCATCAACAGAACCAGGAAATGTATAACCTAAAGCTTCTATATCAATACTAGGTCCACTATCTGTAGGATCTACAACTGTAGTTTCATTTAACCCATTATCTTCTATAGTAGGTTCAATTTCTTCTTGTTTATTAATACCTGCAATATTTTCACCATTTACAAGTATTTCATTTTCATCTGCTTTAATATTTCCATTTTGTACTGCTTGTTCTTTAGCTAAATCTTCTTTAGTTATAAATTTTTTATTGCCTATAACACCAGCACTAAATGGATTGCTGTCTTCATTATCATTATCTCCTTCTTCTCTTTCAAGCACTCCTCTTCTAATGTTTTCATATGTTGGAACTTCACCATCAAATGAAAATGCAATTGGAGTTGCTTGATTTGAACCAACCGGAGTAGTTTCTATATATTCAGCTCTATTGCCAATAGCTACTGGTTGATTTGTAGTCAATAATTCTGTTGATCCTGTTTTAGTCCCACTCCAAATCTTTTTTAATTCAAACGTTCTAATAAAAGGTGTTTTAATTAATCTTCCATTTTCATTTTTTTCTGCAATCATTTCTTTTACTCTAAGCTCTGCAGGAAAAATTATTTCTGTTCTTAATCCATCTTTAGTGTCTACTCTAACTGTTTTAAAACCATGAGTTCTTTCTAAAGTTGATAGATTAATACTTACTTGTTTATTAGCTTTTTTACTTACATTACTATAAAATCTTTCATTAATTTCATTTTTTGATGTTGTTTCAGAAGGTCTTGCTATTACACCATTATATACATCTACTATTAATCCATTTCCTTCTTCAGTTTCTAATATTAATGCAGGTCTATTAGCAGCAGCTTTTTCACTTATTTTTCCTTCAGCTGTTATATCATTAGTTTTTATATTATAATTAAATACATCTTGCATTCTTTGTTGCATGTAATTAAAAATTTCAGGACCATATTTAGCAATATTTGTTTTTTCAGTTTTGCTTAAAAATGTTCTAGGAAAAATAACATTTCTTCCGTCATCTAATATAGCATCAATTTGAGCATCAATCAATTCTTGAAAATCTGCTAAATCATCATTAGTAAAATAACTTTCTTCAGTTATTCCAGCATCTTTTTTAAACTGAATACCAAATGCATTATCAAGATCTTTAATTTTTGCATTCCCTTTATAACCTTGAGATTCTGAAAATACATATGCATTATCTTGATCTGCTTCAACATTTTCAATTTTAAATGATCCAATTTGATATTTGTTTTCACCTGGTGCATATACACCTATATTTCTTCCATTTTTTCTTCCACTATTACCAACAGTATTTAACATCCAGTTTATTGGGTTAGCTTTAAGATAACCTAATGTAAAGTCTCCTATCATTTCTTTATGGCTCATACCAAATATATCTGCAAATGCTTTATTATCTTCTTCTGTTTGAAATGCTTCATGTGCTATATCAACATAATCTAAATAAAGATCATAAATAAAAGGAGCCATTGCTGATAAAATACTTCCGCTTTTAAACTGCAATCCATCTTTAACCATTAAATAATGAGCTATATGTATTGCATCTGATCTAGTATCTATATTACTAAATATATCTGCAAATCCATTTTGAATTTTTTCTACTTGTGCTGGTGATACTTTTGTCCAGGTAGTAGATTTTAACTGATTAATACCAGTAGTATTTGTAGGTTTATATTGTGAATCATTAAAAATAAATCTATTTAAAAAATAATTTTCTTTACCTTCATATACCTTTCTAAGTCTATTTATTACATCATCTATTTGAACCGGGCTTCCATTCTCTTTATAGATAAGCCCATTATTCAATGATGATAAACTTACAGGTTTACCCGCTTTTCTTAGTCCTTGGATATAAGCTTTAATTGTTACATATGAAATAAGATCTGTACTTATTTTATCATATAATTTTGAACCCTTATATCTATCTTGTAAAACTCTTTGATTCATATTACTAAGTGTAACATTTAATATATCTTGGAATTTTTCAGTTTTAGATAAAAAGATTTTAGGTAAAAGATCTTGCAATTGTCTATCCATATTAAGATTGTTTCCATGGAATGTTTGATCATCACCTTTAAATATTTTTTGCCATCCATTTTCTAATGGTAAACCAATTGGTTCATTAGTTATATTTGACATTGTTAAAGAAGAATACGGTCCTTCATAAAACAATCCTAAATTTTCAACAGCATTATTTCTATCTTGAACATTTTGAAAGTTTTGACCTAATGTTTTTGCAAGATTAACTACACTTTGAAGCTCACCTGTAAACTTTTTAAGTCTATGAGCACTTTGCCATTGTTTTAAAATTTTATAATCTCTTTGAAACATTGATTTACTATACCTTCTTGATTCAGCGTTTTTTGAACTAAACATAGTACCTGACTTTCTTTCATCTGAATTAAAGTCATTCATTTCTTTAATTGCTTCTGATAACTTTGCATCAGTTACTTCTAGTTTAGCATCAGTAGCAAGATCTTTTCCATATAAACTTAAATACACGTCTTCTAATCCGCCAGGTCCAGTTAACATATCTTTAACTCTTTTAAAAATTCCAGCATCTTCTGGATTTTCTTTATTTGAATTTTCCCAATAAAATCTTTTTATCATTGGGTTATTAATTAATAAAATTGATGTTCTTATTGGAACACCTAATGCAGTAAGATTAACAACAGTTGCTAATGCATCTTTGTTTAATCCTAATTTTGCAGCTAATCTTTCTTTAGCATTATCAGTCATTGCTGTAATAAGTGCAGATATAACAAATTGAGTTCTTTCTCCACCAACCTTTTCTTTTTTAGTTATTGGATCAATTTCTATTTCTGTACCAAATTCATTAAAGGTTACTCCATTATATCTTATTTGAGGATATGTTTCTCTACCATCAACTTTAATACTTCTATATTTTACACGGGCTTCTTTAAGTAAATTAAGAATAACATTTGGTAATACTGCAGCACCAATTCCTCTTGCACCTTCTTTATTGTTTGTCCATGCTTTTAATTTACCGCTTAAATTATCTACATCTACATCATCTTCTTGTGTTAATTCTGCTAATTCTGGTAAGTTTTCTTGAATCCAATCCCATTCTTCTAGTAATGGATCTAATACAGCTGATTCATATGCAATAGGAACTTGTCTTCCATCTTTTGTAAGTGTCATTGCTTCATTTCCTAACAATGCAAATTTTTGATCTAACACATCATTATTTATAGGAGCTGCATATGGTTCTTGTTCAAACTCTATTTTATTTTCTCCTTTTCCAACTGTATAAGAACGCTCTGCTTTATAAGTTTCATATTGTTTTTGAGTTATAGGTAATCCTAACACCATTAATGCTCCTATAACATCATCACTCAAACCTTCTTCTTTAGCTTTAGCTTTTTGTTTATCCGTTAATGAAGTATTACGGTTAACTCCTTTTGCTAAATATTTTTTTCTTGCTGCATCTAATGAAGATCCTCCTTTATAAGCATCTTTCATTTGATAGTCAATATATTCTCTATACTTTCCTATTTTAGTAGTTGCACTACCGTAAGATTTAAAAGAATTCCCATCTTCATAAAAGTCTTTTATCTGCATGTATAGAGCATCAATATCAAAATCCGCACCAGATACTTCAATTAATGAATCCGGAAATACAGCAGTTGAACCATAATATGCAGGCATAAAATCAACTAATTTTAAATTAATAGATGAATGCATATCTTGTGATGGAATACGTACACCAAATGCTTTAGCAACAGTTTCTGGAATATTAGCAAGACCTTTACCATTTTTTGATAAAAATACAATGTCTCCTTTTTTGTTTGTTGTTGTTGCATAACCAAATGCAACAGCATATTCTTTTTTAGATCTATTTGCATCAAATCCTTCTATTTTTGATCTTACTATATAATCATCAGCTTTAGGAGAATAAGATTTTGTATTAGCCCAAGTTTTCCATTTCTTTTGAATTTCAGAAGCTGTAATTGTTTCTCCACCTGTTGCAATAATTTTATCCATTATTGATTTAAAATGAGGAGGCATTATATATTCAGCATATCTTTGTCCAGTTTCATTACCATTTTCATCAAACTCTTTTACATTAAATTTAAGTTCATCTAAAACAACAACTCCACCTTTTATATTACTTTTTAATGCTTGCTCTAATCCTACAAAAGTTTTATTTTTTACATCATCATATTCTGTTTTAAAAAGAGCTGGTCTTTCATTTTCAGACATTGCTTCCCATTGATCATCTCTTATTATTTCAGATCTTTCTGGTTGACCATTTTCATCAACACTTAATACTTTTCTATATACTTTAAATCCCTTTCCAGAAAGTAAAGAAACTTTATGTCCTGGAATTTTTTCTCTAAATACTTGCTTACTAAAATATGATAAAAATAATTGTTCAAATTTATTTATTGTAATAGGGTTATTTAAATTTCTTGATTGTCCATCCGCATCTTGTCTAAAATACTCTATTATACTTGCAGATGATTGAGAAGATTCTAATCCTTCTATTGCATATTCTAAAAATGAATGTAAATCTACTGTAAAATCTCCTTCTATTTTACTTGTTTCTAATTCCCGCATTGCAGTTTCTACATTAAAATCAAGTAATAAATTTCTTTGATTAATAAATTTTAACTGAGCTCTATTTGAAGTAGATTTTTGATAAGCTTTTCTTATAGTTCCTAAATCAGTTTTTTCACCATTAATCCAAACTTCTGTTGCATCATTTTGTTCACTAGTAACTAAACTTTTCATTTGTGTAGGATCAGTAATAGTTACTTTACCAGATGGATTTATCATTTGAAGTCTCATCCATTTTGCACTAAGTGTTGTAGATTGATCTACAGCTAAATTTTCTGAACTTGAAAATAACTTTTCTTCATTAAGTACACTTGACTTAAACATTTTGCTAGCTGACATTGGTGTAGCAATTGCTAATGTTCCATTACCATTTTCATTCCATTCTCTTTCTTCAAAAGATTCTAAGTTTTCTCTAAGACTATGCAGCTCTTTTCTATTTTCTTTAGCAACCCACTGTCCTTGTGAATTTTTTCTAGATGTTAATTGTTTAGTAAGAACAAATGCTGACATTTTTAAGAAAGTATTTCCATCTGCATATACTAGTTTTTTAGAATTTATAAATGCATTAAATGATTTTAAACCTTCAGCTCCTGTTTCTGGATTACCAAATATATCTTCAGAAGTTAATTTTTCACCTTTCTTTAATTTTTGTATAATGGCATTTTGTTTTGCATTTAATTTACCAAAACCAAACCACATATATTGAAATGCTTTAATTGTCATCCACATCTGAGCATCAGCTTTATCTCCTTCTCCTTCTTTTCCAAAATCAAACAATTGTTTGTATTTAGGATCTGTTATAGTAAACAAAGAAATATTTTCAACAGGATGTAGTATATCTATATCTTCATTATATATATCTGTTTGTGCACTATATCCAGCTGCATTATTAGCTTTAGCTCTTTTAATTTTTTCTACAGCATCTTTTAATGACATTGCTTGATCTCCTAATATAACATCATTAAAGGATTTTGAATTAAGCCAATCATTAAAATAAATTTGCATTAAGTTAAAATCAGGGTCTTCTGTTCTTAAATTTAATGCATTCATTGCATCATTTTCAAGAGGTCCAACTTTATTATTCTCATTAAAGAAGCCATCTAAAATCTTAGAGGATATAGAATTAGTTGCATTAATTTCATCTAGTGTAATTCTAAAATCTTGAAACTCCTCCATCAATCTTTCTTCCATTAAACTCTTAAGTATATTTTGATCAATACCTGGTATTTCATTAAGAGCTTGTTTAAATGATCTTCCTGCTTTAGCTTTTTCTTCTAATTTAGTTTTTAAATCTTCAAAAATCTGAGATTCTGATAATTTAGTTTGTTGAATTGCTTCACTACCTTCTTCTGCTTCAACCTCACTAGTTTGTTCTATTGGTTGAGAAGCGGTGTCTACTAAAGCTATTAAGTCTTCATTGAAAACAACATTAGACGGTATTGGACCTGCAGATGCAAACATTTTTGCCATCTCTAAAGAACTATACCCGTTTAAGTTTTTACCACCTGTTGTATAAAGTACATATACTTTTCTATCAGAGTTTTTTCTATAGTAATCATACATGTCTTTTATCTGACTTGTAATTTCAGATTTAGAAACTTGTCTTTTAGGATCATTCATTTTAAGTTTCCAATCAGTTACAGTTTGTAATGCATAAGATGAACCTTCTATACCCGTTTGAAATCCTCTAGCTTTACCTACTTCTACTCTAAGACCTTTGCCTTCAATCTCTTGTTTTTTGTAAGCTCTTGGATCATTTGCATAAAGTATTCCTGCCGTACCACCACCATGAAATCCAAATTGATTAGATCCAAATGCAGTATCTTCATTATCTTTTAAGTTTTTGATATCAACAAGACCTTTATAAGTTTCAACATCACTAGTTGGTTGTGTTGATTGAGTATCAACCGGTGCTGTTTCTCCCTTAGTAATATCATAAGCAACCATTGCTTTCTTACCTTGTAAAAATTGTAAAATTTTATAGTTTTGAACCCACCATTTTTTATCACCTATTTTTAAATCAAACCAATCTTTTACTTCTGTAGTACTTACAGAACTTCCAAATGCTTTAATAATAGAATCAATATTAGTTTCATCAACTGTTATTTTACCTCTACTTCTTAATGTAAATTTTTCTATTTCATCTTGTGTTTTTTTATTACCTTTTTTAGTTATGTCAACTGTAGCAGTTTCTCCATTACGTATTCCTAATTTAATTGCAGTAGCTGGTGTTCTAATTATTAAATTGGTTGGATTTTTTTCATCATATAATAACTCTGCTTGTTCTGGAGCTACATATATTTCATCTACAGATCTACTTCTATCTATACTTCTAGCTTTTTTAGGTGAAACTAAATTTCCGGTATTAGATAATTTAAATGCTCTACCTGATTCATCCGGTATAATTGTACCATTTGCTTCACGGGCATTATATCCTACTATAAGATCCTCAGTTGCTGTATCTGTATTTGACTCACGTTTAATTCTATTATATTCGTTTTCTAATTCATTTACAAATTTATTTAATGCTTCTTCACTAATAGCTGTTTCACCATCTTCATTTTTAACTACAGATTTAATTACAGGTAGTCCAATAAAATCACCTTGATTACTTGCTTCAATAACTCTTATTAAAGATGGAGCTAATGCTCTAGGAATATCATCACCTATTGAAACACCTTCAACTTCTTTTTTATTAGTGTTATAAAAATAAGTATACACATTTATTAAATCAACTATAAATTCTTGTGGAGTTGAATCACCATATGTAACACCAGAAACATCATTTGACATACCACTTGTTTCAACTAAAGTATCTTCATCTATTGTTCCTCCTTCTTTACTACCTGCTATTCTTAAAACTTTTATTCTTTTTTCAGTAGCTAATTGATAAAAATATGGATCATTTAATAAAGCATTTCTTTCTAAATATGCACCATCTTTTAAATCTTCTAAGTTATTTATATCATTTAACTCATTAATTTTAACCGTATGCATTGTAGGTAACTGATGTGCATAAACTAAATCTCCATTTGGATTTCTAAAAACAGATGCACCAATTCTTTCATCAAATGCTGCATTACCTCTTGCTAATTTTTCTAAACGTCCTCTTATACCTTCACCTTCTTCTTGTACAAAAAGATTTTGATTAAGGCTTAAATGAAGCATCATTTGTTCTAGATCTTCAAAATCTAATACTTCAGCAGTATAAACATCCATCAATGCTTGTTGACTTTCATTTTTAGTTACTACATTATCAAGAATACTATATTGTATATATGTGGGACTAAGTGAAATACCTAACTTATCTTGAATAAAATTAGAATATTCTTCAGAATCTTGTATTAAAGTATCAGCCGCTTTTCCATCAAGAGATGCCATACTTTCTCCAAAGTATTCAGTTTGTAGTTCTCTTAGTTTTTCTATGATTTCTTCTCTTAATTTTGAATCAAATCTTAGTTTATCAAATTGCATATCATATGCATCATTCCAATGATTAAACTGAGATTTAGCATCATCTCTAGAAGCAGCATCATATAATAATACATTCCCGTCTTCATCTCTATGTACAAAAATATAATCTAATCTAACTTGATCAAACGCTTTTATTACTGATGTATAAAAATATGGATTTTTAACATTATCAAAATCTCCTGCTAAAACATCATCTCTAGATATTCCTATTTCTGTAAAAATTCTATCAACTACTGCAGCACCTTCATGATTGCCATTTAATGTAAATGCATTCATGGCTTTTAATACATCTTGTGAACTAGTTCTATTAGCAGATGCTTTTAATAATAAATTATATGCTTCAACAAAATTTACAGGCACAATAAGTTTTTCTCCAGAAGGTAATTCAGTGTTTCCAAAAGAATCAGAAGTCTCAACAGCAGTTGTCATTATAAACTGTCTTAAACTAGAAGCTAATGATGAATAACCTCCTATCATACTTGCATCTAGATCCCATTGAGAAGTATCTCTTAAACCGTTTGTTTCTTCTTGGGCATCAATAATTTCTTCCTCTTCTGATATTTGAATATCAGCTAAACTTAATACTTTTTCTACAGCATTTCTTATTTCCATTCTAGTAATTGAATTCTCAAATGCTTCATTATACAATGCTAATTGATCTTCCATTTGATCTAAATCAGGCTTCATTAAATTAGTTTCTGACTCTGGATTAAACATAAGTGCAAATTGATCCATTACATCTTCTAACTGATCAGCACCTATCCAAACCCCAGTAGCATTCATCTTTCTATTGAGATATATTGCTGCCATACTATGCAGTATTTTATCTACATCTCTTGATGGCATATATACAGTTTGAAACTGAGTTTCATCTTGTTTTGTAAATGGATTATAAGTTTCATACTCAACAAAATCAATTGGAATTTGTGCTAATGCAATATTAGCTCCATTCATTAATGACGGCTTGTCTGTAAATGCATTGTTTTGAATAGTTGCATTTTTATATTTTCCTTCATTAATAGCTTTAAAGAAACTTGTTAGTTCAGTTCTGTTTTTATTTCCAAGTATGCTTTTAATCCATTCAACAAATCTGTTAAATAATGATTTAATTAAAGAATTAGTCTTAGTACTTTTTGGATCTTTTTTAAATTTTTCAAATTCATCCGCCATATACTCTTCATAGTATTCTTTCTTTAATTGTTCAGTAGATAAGTTAGAATATATAACTGATGAGTTTTTAAGTTTTTGTAACTCCTCATTAAATACTTTACCTTCTTTTCTAAGTTTTTCTCTAACCTCTTTTGCTGCTATATCATAATAAACTTTTTGTTCTTCTTCTGTAAGCAACATTCTAAATACTGCATGAAATGCTTCATGATATCTAGAAGGCATATTTTCTCCAGTAAATATTGTACCGTTAATATCTATACCTCCTGACATTTGTTTTAAATTCATTACAAATGCACCTACAGTATAACCATTTGTTATTATACGCTCTCTTAATGTATTAATATCCCCAATAGTTACAAAGTCTGGCAATACAGTTTGAACCCATTCAATAAATACATCTAAATCTTCAGGATTATTTACCTCTGCTGATTCACTAACAACTTTAAGAGCTCCTTTAGCTAATTGACTTTCTATAGATTTTTGTTCTTTTTCTAAAGCTTTAAGCCTTTTAGATTTTTCGTTAAGAGCCATTCTTTCTTTATTCATCTTAACATTATCTTCAGGATATAATTCTCCTGCAGCAGTTCTATTTTCTGCTTTGATAAGCTTTATTTCATCAATAACTTCCTTTCTTTTATTTTGAAGCTCAGTTCTTTTATTTGCAGCTGTACTCATTTCCACAGCTTTAGCAGCTATCATTGGTTGATATCTACTATCTAATACTTTAATAACTAATGATTCTTTTGAAGAAAGTTTGTTTTGATCTTTATCAGCAATAGCTTGTAATTGTTCATTACTAATATCTTCAAATCCTAATTCTCTACTTTCATTAAATTCTTCATCAGTTAAATCATCAATTAATTTTATAGTTGGATCTTGATTTTGTAAATCTTTTAGATCTATACTACCACCTGGTTCTTCTGTTTCTTCTACTGGTGTATCAGTAATATTTTCTTTAACTTTTAAAGCTTGTATTACTGAAGAATCTGTAACATCAATTAATAAACCAACATCATATCTAATTCTACTATCAATTTTTGAATCAACATTATTTATTATATCATCAACATTTGTTATTTTTCTATCAATAGATTTACGGAAATTATCTGTTGAAAAAATGGTACCTCCAGCAACTAATGTTTCTAAAGCTTGTTTCTGAGACTTAGATAAATTTTCATTTCCAGTTATAAAATCTGTAGCAATTTCACCAACAAGAGCATTAAAATTTGCAATATCAGGTTTCATTTCACTAATCTGATCCTGATTAATTTTAATTGTAAATGTTTTATCAGAATTTTTTTGATTATAAAATTCAATCTGAACATAACCATAAGAACTTACTTTCATACTAACAGTATAACCAGGTAAACTGTATATGTAAAATTTCTTATTTAATTCATTGTTATAACCTTCAGGATATGTTTTACTTATTTTAGTGTTGTAAAATTCATCCTTTACAGTAGCATCTGACCATGGTTCATTTTCTTCTTTAACTACATTATCTTTTATAGTTTTAGTAGCTCTTTCTTTAATATCTACTAATACATCTGATATTTCTTCTTCATTAAGTTTTTGTGATTGCAGCTCTGCATAAGTATATACACCATTTGGTAATTTAATTATAGCCACATATCTACCAGCAGCCATTGCAGAATTTAAATAATTACCCATACCTGCTTTAACCTCATTATAAAGTTTAGTTAAAGCTTTTCCTTTTAAATTACTTATTGGATTTCCTGCAACTTTATAAACCTTGCCTTGATTATCTACTTTATATATAGTATCTGGATTATCTTTTTCTAACTGTTCCAGATCCTTTTTAGTGTACTCAGTGTCTACACGTTGATTGTCTAAAATTAATACATTACCATTATTATCCGCACTATAGTTTGATAATTCTGATAATGGAACTAAAGCAGAACCTTTTGATACATATGCTAATCTTCCAGGACTTGATTTTAATATTATTCCTCCATCTAAATTTGAAACAGGAACACTAACTGCCCCAGCTTCTTTAGCTTTTAATAATTGCTCTAAAATATATTGCTGTTTAGCATAACCATCTTTAATAGATTTATCTAAGTAAAGTGCTGTTCCACTATATGATGGTCTAAATATTTGTCTTATTTGAGCAGATGTCATATTAGGAACTTCTATAGTATTTCCAGAAGAATCTTTAAAAACTCTTTGTTTAGCTGCACCATAAAATGCTACTGTTCCATTTTCATTTAAATATTTACCGGATGGATTTCCAGTGCTATCTAATAACTCAGCAAAAGCTTTAGATTCTGCTAATATAGTTTCTACTTTAACTCTTACTGCAGGATCTTTTATAACTAAAGCAATACCGTAACGTTCACTACCAATTAAAACTTGATTATTTGGCTCATATGTTTTACCATCTTTAGATTGTTTAATTTGAAAAGGTTCTGGTGCAGTTACTTCTTTATTTCTAATTATTTCAAATTCTAAATTATTTAACTCTTCATTAGTTAAATTATTTAAAATATAATCCATTCTCATTTGAGCATCAGCTTTTGATTCACCAGCTATTTTATTTTCCCAAGCATAGAATGTAGTAAACTCATTTGGATTTAACTTACTTGTATTTGTAAGTGCTGGTTCAAACGTTTCATCAATTAATTCATATTTATTTTTAAATTCTCCTGCATTTAACTTTAATGTTCCTTTATTTTTTTGTGCTTTTGGAGCATCAACAAGATTAAGAGGTAATAGAAATAATTTTCTTTTACCCATTTGTTTTCCTTTTGCTAATCCTTTTGGTGTAGATATAACAACATATTTATCTTTAGTTTTTTTATTGTTTACTATAGCTCCATGAAATAGTTGTTCTCCATCAAATTCAAATGGAGTATCATCAGGCATATTTTCTTCAATTTTTCTCCAAGCTTTTTTGGCATCATCTAATGTGGTATATGTGTCATTAATTTTTGTTTTAGCTGTGGATAATCCTTTATATGTGTTATATGTATTATTACCATTTTCATCAAGAATAACATAATAAGTTATTGTTGTGTCTCCACTTTCTCCAGTTCTTTCTATAAGATGTAACCCAGGAATTTGATAATCTTTTACTTCTTTATCAGAAGGTTGTAGTTTATCAGCAGGTAAATTTTGAGGATTTTCTTTTCCAGATAAATCTGAAAATGCTAAACCTGCATTATTTACAATGTCAGCAATTTCTGGATTTGTTTCATTAGAAGCTAGCCATTGTTCAAATTGCAATTGGTTTTGTCCTTCAGGTACACTGTTTAAATAGTTTTGATATTTTTCTTCTAACCTTATAAAAGTTTTAATAATATTTTGACCTTCTTTACTTTTTCTAAAACCTTCTGGTGATAAAGGTTTTTTACCACCTTCAGTTATTGTTTTACTAACATGACTTTTATGTTTTTTATTAAGTACTTCTTCAGCCTGTGGTTTTAATATTTCAACTTTTCTTTTTGGTTTTTTTACTTGATCATCAGTTGCTTTTTCACTAGTTTCATCTGTTTCATATTCTACATCAAATTCATCACCCATTGACATATCTTCAGCAGACTCTGATTCTGTTTGACCTTGAGCTCTATTATACTGACCTACAAGTCTTACAATTTCATTATAAACTAATGGGCTTGATTCTTTATTAATACCACCAGATTCAGTAACTAAGTTTACTAAAGTTCCATCTTCAGTTTGTTGTAAAAATACAGTAGCATCTTCACTTTTAAAGAAATAGTCTAAAGCTTCTGGAGTAGGAATTACACCACTACCTTCATTTAAGTTTTCAAATGCTTTTACTAAACCAATACCTTCTTGTTGAGCTGCATATTTTTTCATTCTTTTTCTCAACTCAGACTTAGCATTTTTAAATCTTTTTTCTAAATACTCAAATGTTTTATCAACTATTTTTTCAAATTCTTTTGGGTTTTCCATAAATCTTACAGATCTGCCATATTTTAAAGAATCATCTTTTAAGTTTGTGCGGTCTACTAATAAGCCAATAAGACCTTTAACTTCACCCCATTCTATATTCTGATTTCTTTCTTTTGCTAAATATTCCAAATATTTAACAACTGGTTTTTCTAAACTGTTTAATTTCTTTTTGTTAAAATGACCTCTTCTTTGACCAGTTTTATTATAATTAGTTTCATCATTTAAAACTTTATTTACATTTTCTAATAAACGTAATCTATCAGTTTTAGATTTAAGTAATTCTTTTTCTTTTTTAGTTTCCCCTTTAGTCAGTTTTAAATCCTCTCTAAGTAAAGTTATTTCTCTATCTAAAGTTTCTACGTCAGATAATGCAATTAAGTCATTAGCTGCTAACTTACTAAGAACTGGATGTGATTCTAATTCTTTATCAATTTCTTGTATTCTTTCCCCTGCTCTTTTCCATTTATTTCTAGTAAATAATTTTAAAAAACGTGCGTGTTCCCAAGCTCTTTCTCTTAAAAGTTCTCTTTTCCATTCTGTACTTCCGTCTTCAAATTGCGTTCTGTCATAAGGATTTTTATTTTGCCTCATGTCTTTTCTTACAATTTTATCATGTTGATCAATTTGACCAATCATATCTTGAATTCTTTCTCTAAATTTTCCGTTTTTAATATCAGCTTGATTTCCTGGAAAAGCTTCAGCTAACATTTTATCATCTAATTTTAAATAATCTTTTAATTGATCTTTAAGATAACCCTTCATTTTATATTCTCCAAGTACAGAATATAAAGCTCTATATTTTAAATCATCTTTATGATTATAAAAACCATAAACATCATTTTCATAAGCAGATTTCATCATTTCTTCTGCTGCTTGTTTTTGAGCTACAAAATTCATTTTATCAAAATCCATAAATTTATCTGGATTATCTACTTGACTATTATGAACATTGTTAAGATTTTCAACAGCTAAATCAATATAATCTTCTTTATTTTTTTGATATTCATTCCATTTTTCTTTTTGAAATTTAGACTGATATAATGCTGGAACACCTTCAAAAAATAATTTTTGAGGACCTTGTATCAGTCCTCCCATTAAAAATCCTGATAAAAACACTTCACCACCTTGAGCACCCCATTGACTTTTAATGCCTTCACCTGCTGATGCCAACATAGCGTCACTACCTGCCATTGCAGGATCATCAAATATAGCTGAGTAATAATCTTTTATTCCATGTGATACAGCTTCTTGATAAAGCTCTTGAACACCTTCTCCTAAATTTCCAGAAAAATATCTTAAAGATCCTGCAGCTCCTCTTTTCATTGAACCTTTTATAGTCCACTGTTTCATCATTTGTGTGCTAGGCAACCATCCTCCTAATTTTCCTTTTGATATTTTTTTCCAAATATTTTTTTGAGGCATACCTCCTTTAGTAGCTGCTTGACGCATCACTCTTCTTTGCCAACCACTTAAACTTTCATCCATTAATCTACTAATAGGTTTAAACCCTGTTAATGCACCATCTAAAACAAGTTTATTTGTAGCATATATAAAAGGTATGTTCCATAAAGCAGTGCTACTTGCAGCATTTGCAGCATTTACTTGTATTTCTTGTAAATCTTGAGCTGTAGGTTGTTTTCCTTTATTTTCAGGTTTTGCATACCATTGTGCTAAACCAGCACTCATTCTTTCATTATAAACTAATCCACCTTCTAATTTAGATTCTGAAACTGCAAGATTAACTGCTCTAACATCCCTATAAAATGCTCCGGCAGTTCTTGAAACTTTTGCCATATTAGTTAAACCTTCAGCTGCTTTTCCAGTTGTTCTCCAATACTTCATTGCATATAAAGTATTAGGAGTAAAGAATTTTCCAGCTCCTTTGCCAATACCTTTAGTAGTATTCCACACAGCTTTAGCCGTTTGTGAAGCAGTCATTGCTTTTAAAAGTTTAGCTGTTTCTGCCATTTTAACAAATCCAAATCCACCTTTTACTAAGTTTCCAAATCTTCTAATAACATTTGCTCCTGATGCTACAGCCATTGCATCTGATGCTGGATTCATACCACCTTGTAAAGCAGCAGCACCCCATAATACAAGTTCTTCTAATGCCATTTCTGAAACTATACCTGCAGTATAACCCAAATTTAATGTAAGGTTATTCATGAATCCAGATGCACCACCTCTTGAACTCATTCCAATTCTCATCTGATCTTGCATTTCTTGTGCACTTTCTATATCTGCAGCTGTAAAATATGGATCATCATCAAATAAATCTCCTATTGATCTAAATATAGAACTAAATCCTGTTGCATATTGTCCTCCAAATTGTGGCCACATTCTTAATGAATCATCCCACGCACTAGAGTTAGCATTATAATAAGATTCATTATCTACATAAGGGTTAAATCCTAACTTTTGAAAATTAGGATGATTATAATATCTTTCAAAATTGCTAGATCTTATACCAAACTCCATAGGATCCCCTAACATTTCAGGTTGTGTTTGATCTTCAGAAATTGTAGTATTACTTAATTGATTAAGCCATCTATCATCTTCTGTTGGTCCAGAAGGATTCCAATCAAGGCCTGCAGGTCCAGGCTTACTTCCTAAAGTATTACTTACACCACCTATAGATGATGCGTTAATCATTGGAGCATTTGCTTGAATCATATTAGCTGTTTCCATATTTACAGCATTTGTCCAGCCTTCATGAATATCAGGTGCTAAATATTCTTGAATTGGTTTATAATCAAATTCTTGTCTCATTTGATAACCTAAATCAGTATGAAGACCTCTATTTGCAACTTCATCAGCAAAATTGGGATCTATTACAGGCATGTCAGGAGCACCTGGTTTTCCATAATTTAAATTAGGATCTAATAAATTATTAAATTCTCCATTTGGATCAGTTGGATCAGGTAATTGAGGATCTAGTTGATTAAAATCTTCCATTTTTTTACTTTAATTATTTTTATTTACCAATCAAAAGAAAAAGCATCTGATGCTTGTTCCCAAAAATCTTCAGATGAATTCATTTTTGGTGCATTTTTAGGCCTTCTATTTTGTGGATTAAGAATATTATCCGTCATAATTTCTCCTGCTGTTAAACCTTTAACAACATCTGTTGTAAGATCATAATCCAAAACATTACGTTGAAAAACAGGATTAGAATTTGAAAGTAATAAATTTTTAGGGATATCGTATGTAACCATTTTTCCAGGATTATTTTTTTTCCATGTTTGTTCTGGAATTAAAATACGTTCTTGATGCATTTGTAATGCAGTAGATTGAAAATTATTTAACCAAACATCTAAATCTTTTTTTCTAATAGGGTTTCCGTTTAGATATGTAATAGGAGCTGCTCTACCTGGACCAGTATTTGGATTTACTTGTATTGTTCCAGATTTATCATTAAACATTACTGGAGTATATGATCTCATATATGCACCATCTTCTTTCCAAATTTTTAAACCTAATCCATTAGGTACATTCCAATTATATACACCATCATTTCTTTGAATGTCATAATCAACTTGAGAAAATCTTGTATCAGACATTCCCAAAGGATTATTGTCCATAGATTTTTTAAACCTTATTGTTACTAGTTGTTTTTCTGAATCAGTTATTAAACCTGATGTTTCACCGGTTAAATATTTTTGTAAAGCTAAAGCTTCTTTTTTACTTACTTGAACTTGATATGCTGCATATTCATCTGCATCACCTTGCCCATAACCAGTATAATATTTGATTTGAAAAGCGTTTCTTGATTGTGCTTTTGTTCCAGTTTTTGCATCTTTTATAACATTGTTTATTGTAGTTATTACAGTATTTTTAGCTTCTTCAGAACCATCTGTTTTAATAAATTCAAATGTTTGAGGTGTGCCAAAACCAACAGCGTAAGTTGATTGAGGACCATTTAATATTTTTATTATTTCACTCATCATTGTTATATCTCTCTCTCCTAAATTTAATGGATCAATATACTCTGTGTGTATTGGATATTTAGCTCCACCTACTGCTGTCATATCATCTGCACTATTACCTTGCATATATTGTCCTAAATCAAAAATAGGTTGTTCTAATGCTGTACCTTCTTTACTTTTTGCTCCAGCAAATGCTGAAATATAAGGCTTATTAATAGCTGCTCTATAAGAAGCATAAACATCTTCTGGTTCTCCCCCTGCTCTATCTGTAGGCCATCTATATTCTCCTTCACGGGTATCCTTACTAGTAGTGGCATATCCATACCTTTTTGTAAGAGGGCTGCGAGATACTAATGTATTCCAGCTATCTTCAGAGATTAAATTTTTACTATATTCTATAGCCTCCCAAGTATTTAAAGGCACATCTTGATCATCTTTTTTTAATTGACCAACATTTATTCCATAAATTCTAGCAATATCACTTGCTAAATTTGCTGAATTTTGATTTAATATATGTTCACCACCAGCTTTATCTATATATTTTAATCCTGATGATTTTTGTGCGTAAACCGCATTAAGTAAAACTTGTTCAAATGGACTTATATAAGGAGATGGTAATCCAGACTTATCATAAGTTGTAATTAAACTTGGTTTACCATTTATTTCAACACCAGCATTTGCTACTAGATTACCATAATCATTCTTCATTTTTTTCCAACTACCATCAGCAAACATCTGTTCATGTCCTTCTGCTTTTTTAAACATATTTCTTATAGCAGGAAAATTTTGATTTTGTGCCATTTTAGGTGAATAACCATATGCTACTTGATCTTTATCATTTAGATTAATCATTACACCTTCTTTTTTACCAACAAGGCTTTGTTCTTTATTTGTCCAATTAAATAATTGGTTTAATTCAGCACGGCCCTTTTCAGTATTCAGTAAATATTTTTGTGCATCATCCCATGACATTTTTTTATTTGACCATGCAAATGTTGCTTGATCACCACCAGATATTACCGCTTTTTCTTGCATAAATGCTTTAATAGCGTTAAATTTTTCTGTAGGTATAACACCATTAGAACCAAAATATGTATTCCATGTAGATCTTTCATCATCCGTTACTATATTTGTATTTGGATCAGGTTCACCATCTTCATTTCTTTCATATCTATAGTTGTTGTCACCGTCATAACTTGTTCCATTTATCAGTGCTTCAAGAGCATCTAACTTAGCATTTTCTTCTAGTTTTACATTTTGCTCTCTTTCAAATTTTGCTTTATTTACAGCATCATCAACTATACCTTTTTCTCTAATTTTTCTTATATCATTTTGATAGTTTATGCTTATTTTTTGAAGATCAAATTCTTGTTCCTTATACATTTTCCATTTTTGATCTATTTCCATTTCCATTTGAGATGTGGAAGCAGCATATAATATTGAAGCATCACTGATTTCTCCCATTAAATTGCTTGAAATTACTATTCCATATGCTTCATTTAATAAACCTTTCAAATCTGCATTTTCAGTATTTACATTTTCTGATACATTGGCCACTTCTTCAGCTACTTCTACTTCTTGATTAGAAGCTTCTAGTGCCATAATTGTTTTCAAAAATTCTACTTCTGCCGGTGATTCTTTAACTATACCATACTCATCTTTATAGCTTTGCCAATCTTTTCCACTTTGAACAGTTTTTTGTTGATGATTTTTTGCCATAGCAACTCTTTTACTATTTGCTGCTTTTGCAAAATTAATTCTTTCAAGTGCCCATGCTCTTTTGGCTTCATCCCCATATACAGTTTGTCCATTAATTATAACTCCTCTATCAGCTGCTTCTCTTGAACTTACATAAGCTTTAGTCCATTCAGAATCCAATACCCTTGGATCATTTAATAATTCTTTTTGAACAAATGCAGCGGCTATATTCTCTGTAATAGGTTGTAATATTTCTTGGCCATTTTTATCTTTTTGTCCAGTAGGTGCATACCCTACTACTCTATTAGTTAATAAATCACCATTTGTTTTTTTAATTTTCCAACCGTTTTGTAAAAAATCTTGTGTTAATGTCATTCCTTTTCCTTCACCCCAAGCATTTTTTAATAAATCCATAGACATTGTATGAACATCTGCATTAGGAACAAATTTAGGAATAGGCATATTTAATGCTTCTTCAGGAGATGCATTTATAAAATCTTGCATTTCATAATTCATTCTTTTAACACCTTGTCCATTACCATATAAATCTCTTTCTTCTGGATTATCAGAATAATGATATCTTTCAGCTTTTGCAGTTTCTCTTCTAAGAGCTGCAGTTCTAACTAAATCTCCAACAATTAATTTATCTTCATAAAAAGGTTTAAATAATGCATTAGCTTGATCTGCATTTTGAACTAATGATAAATCTGTACTTGCAATTTGTTCTAATCTAGGTGCTAATTCATTAACATACTGATCTCTTTGTTCTTGAGTATCTAATCTAGATAAATCAGAATGAATTAATCTACCATAGGTATCATTAATTGCTTTATAATTAGTTTCATACCTATTTGTTTTCGTATTGATTACATCAGATAAAAATTTATAATCTGGTGTAAACGGTTGAAACGTAGGCATAAATGTTTGCGTTCCTGGTATATAAGTTGCCATAATACTAAATTACTAAAATTTTTTAAGTTTGCTTGCTTTTCTTTTCACACTTTTAAAGTTTATTATACTCCCATTTTTCCTGTATAAAAAGGTCTAGCCCACTTTTTTAACTCTTTTCCTTTTTTTGCATAACCAACTATTTGACCTGCATTATTATATATTGGTTGTCTTTGCCCTCTAATATTTCCACCAGGCATCCCTCCTGGATATCCTTGATTAAATCCTGTAGGTCCATATCCACTATACATCATATTAGGATGAGTATTATAATTATAATAATTATTATTACCTGGATAACCTTGATTATTTGTATTTGCTTTAGTTGGTGCAGGTGCTCCTCTCATGTAATCAGTAATCATTTTATTAGTTACTTTACCATCAGGTCCAGCTATTTGTTGTAAATCTGCATAAGCAGTTTTATAATTTTCTTGCCATGCACCTTTATCAGATGTAGGTTTATCTCCAGTCATACTACGGTATCCTACTTGCCTAACTGTACCACCTTCTCCAGGCATCATGTGAAAATAAGGTTCTTGACTATTTCTTGCTTGTGTTTTACCAGCATTTGTGTAATAGTTAGCTAATTTTTGAGCATAGTTCCAATCATCTGCATTTCTTTCATTCTGATAATTTTGAAGAGTTCTGTTAACATCATCAACATATTTTACATTTCTGTTTCTTCTCTCTAAATTAATACCTGCATCTAATTGAGCTTGATCTCTAAAATATTTATTTTTAATATTTACATTATTTGTTTGTACCCTTTGTAAAGCTTTAGCATTACCATCCATTGCTTCTCCAGCTGATTTACCAGTAAATGCTGCCAATCCTTGACGGCCACCAAATGCTCCTGCTGCTTGATCACTTATAGCTTTTGCTGCATTGTTTGCTGCAATTTGTGTTGTTGGATCATCTAAAACATAATCTAAATCTATTCTTTCAGGATCAGGTTGCCAAGGCATAAACATATCCCTTCTAGGATTTGTATTGAGAAGTATTTCATCTTGTAACCAAGGTTCCCATCTTGCTTCCGGTGCTTTTGCACAACATAAATAAGATACTGATCCATCACTACATGGACATCCTTTTTTCTTTTTCTTTTCTGGTGTTGGTTCTTCACAAGGGCAAGTACCATCATCCAATCTTTCAGGAACAGTTCCATCAGGACATGCTCCACACGGCTCTATTTCTATTTCTGGTTCTGGTTCTTCAGGTAATTGATTAGCCAACAATACGCTAGTTGCTGTATGATCTCCTACAATACCATCTATTTTAGATGGATGATATGAATCTGAATCATAAACTTTTTCATTGCCTCCTTGGGTACCAGCAAACTCACTGCCTAAAAATTCCATTCCAGTTTCATCTTCAGCATCAGCTTTTCTGAATCCCTGCATTCCTGCTTGGAATTGCATTACATTGTCTTTATTGCTTGCCCAAGCTAGTGCTTCTGCTCCATTTACACCGGTTTCTTCTTCTAAATATTTTTGAATATCAGGATCTTCAAGAAGATTTTGCCAATACTTAGCATCAGATGGATTTTCTAAAGCAGCTTTAACTTTTCTTCCTAAATCACTATCTTGATTTTTTAAATCTTTTAATGATAAATTAATGGCATTACCCATCAATACATTTTTTTGAAAATCTTCAGGATTTGTTAGTTCAGCACTTTTTGGATTTAAGTCTTCACTACCTATTATATATTTATATCCGGCATATGCTTTATCTAAATAGTTAGTCCATTGTTTATTTTCACTAGCAAATACTTTTTCAAGCTTTTTATAATTATTAAGCTCTTCCCATAATTTTTGTTTAACTTCAGGATCTGTTTCTTCTTTAAGCTCTTCAGTTGTCTCTTCTATTTTAGAAATAACATCATCTGCACTTTCAATGTTTTCTTCTTCAATTAATTCTTGATTATCTAAATTAGTAATAATTTGTGCACCATTATATTCATCAGGATCATATGCGTCATATTTACTAACAGATCCTTTATCATATGTAAAGACTTTATCTGATGTATTTTTTGGTTTAGTTGAACTAAATGTAACATTTCCTTGATCATCTACTTCTCTTATAGTTTGCGTTCTAAAATCCCCTTTTTCTGTAAATCCTTCAGGATAATCTAACCCATGTCTTTCTGATAAAAATTTAATTCTTTCTTGCCATACAGGATAGTTTGTTGACATACCAGTAGCTGAATCAATTGGATATGCATCACTGTACGTACCTTTATAAATATCAGTAACTTCTTCTAATAATCTACCTGGATCAATTTCAGCTAGATTAATTCCTTTTACATCATTAATATCTAAATAATCTGGATCAGTTTTATCTAACCAATATTTTTTTCTATCTTCAGAAGGTATTAAACCTTGTGCAATACCAGCAGCTACTCTAGGATCAAAACGACTGTTTACATTAAACATTCTCATTAATTCCCCATTAGCAGTACCCATTAAATTTGGATTGGTTTTTAATTCAGGAAATAAAGATTGTACTCCCACTTTTGGATAACCACTTCTCATAGGTTCTTGACCTTCTAACTCACCTTCTCCATCAAATAATGCAAATGTTCCTGCAGCTTGTGGTGTTCCTGCAGCTTTACCATCATCTCCTACTTTTCCTATATTTGCTTCTAATACTTTTTGTACCTCTGCAAAGTTATCCAACTTAACAGCATTATTAAGATTTGTTCTTTGTACATCTGATACTGCAGAATTAGAATATGCATCTGATTCTGGTTCTTCAACTGTCTCTATTGTTTCTTCAGTAGTAATATCAGTTTGATCTAAAATTTGAGCAGTTAATGGATCTACATTTACATCCGTATCTGCAAGATTCATTAAATTTTGTGATAATTGCATTTCTTCACCTGAAACTGGATTAATTGCTGACATTAATGGAGCACCTTCAGTTTGAGCAACTGGATCTAAATTTTCAATAATAGGTTGTTCCATTGGATCTACGCTATCTTGAATTTCCATTGTATTTTGTATATCCGCTAAATCTTCTTGACTAAATACATTACTTTGTATCATACCAGCTATATCATTAGAAGTAGCTTGTCTTAAAGAAGGATCACTCATCATCATTTGTCCTTGTTGGATTCCAAATAACATAGGCGGTTGATTTCCAAACTGTTGAGCATTTCCATATTGATCTACAAATTTAATTTCATACATTCCATCTCCTGCATTGTTTGGATCTATTTGTTGACCTCTTGCATCTACTACTATTGCAGTTAATCCCATTGATGCTGCCCCATCAATATATGGTTGTATATTATCTATTAAATCAATTCCTTCTGCTGAAGGTATAGGTTGTTCAGTAGCTAAAGGACCAGCCATTTCCCCCCTAAGTTGAAATTCAGGTAGTTCATATCCATATTGAGCCATTGGCATTGGAGGAGGCATAGCTCCTTGATCCATAGGTGGCATCATTTGCTGCGGAGGCATTTCTTCTTGTGGCATAGGAGCCATTTCCTGCATTCCTTCCATAGGTGGCATTCCCATTTGTTCAGGTTGTTGTGAAGGATCTTGATTAGTTGCAGCTTGTTGTTGCATTGCTTGTTGTTGCAACATTTGTTCAATCATTGCAACTTGTTCTCTTTGTTCTGGAGGTAATTGTTGTAATACTCTATTTTGAGCTTGTTGCATACTCAACTCTTCTACTTTAGCAGTAAATTCTATAGGATCCATTCCCTGCTCTACTATATAAGGATGAGCAGCTAAAGGAACTCCATCTTCCCAATCTTTTTTAGCTTCTTGTCCAAATGCAAGTTTAGATAAGCTTCTTTTATTTTTATCTAACATTAATTCTGCACTACGTAAGCCAATACTATCTGTATAAGGATCTACAACATCTTTATAATATTTATTTAATTCAAATTTCTTAGATATTTTTGCAGGCGTTTGTTTCTTTTTAGAGTCAATACCAAACTCAGACATTTCTGATTTATTAAATTTCATCTTACTTGTATCTGAAAATACAAAAGATTGTTCTGGTAAAAACATTGGTACTCCACCACTACCATGTCTAGGTCCTACAATATCATATAGACCAAACATACCATCATTATTCAAATCAGTTAAAACAGTTTCACCACCTTCAGCTTCTATATTAGCTTCATCTTTAGGAACAGATGATAAACTATATCTTACATCAGTTGAATCAGAATCATTCATTTCTACACCATACGCAGCATTAGTAGGAACTGTAACAAGACCCCAATCAAATTGATCTCCAGTAGTTAAACTTCCACCGTCTTTTTTTTGTTCTACTACTTTACCGTTTTCTAATATAAAACCTTCAGGTAAGTTATTTATTTTAATTTTTGCCATATCTATAAAATTTCAATGTCAGCACCTGCTGCTATTAGTTTTAATAATGTATTATAATTTACATCTGCTTCTCCTGTGGTTGGGGTAGGGGGTAGCATTTGTTGTAAATTATTAAATGGATCTCCACCCATTTGAACTACTTTATTATCAATAAAATATCCAGTGTTTTCATCTTGATCTCCTCTATCTGAAGCTGCAACCATTCCATATGTTTTATCAGCTTGTGTACGCATTTTATCATTCTTTTCATTAAGAAATTTACCATATCTTATAAAATCTGTACCTGCATCTGCAACATTAACAACACCTTCAGAAAATTTACCAAACTTTTGTACACCGGGTCTATCAAGTTGACGGTTTGTCCAATTTCTTACTTTTTGTCCAGGACTATCACCATAAGTTGATTTTTCTACAAATGGATCTACAGATAAATCTTCTTCTGGATCATCTCCAGGAGGGTCATTTGCTATTGGAGCTTTTGGGTATAAATCATTTACGCCATCTCCATCATAATCAATTGTGCTTATAGGTAAATCATCATCTTCAAGTGGAGGCATACTCAATACATTATTTCTACTATTTTGTTTATTGCCCATATTAGCAACTTGATTAAAATTAGTGTTTGGATTAGATTGATTATCTAAAATATTAGCAGTAAGTTGAGTTGAATCATTTGTTAAATTGCTATTATTAATAGGTCCAACATTATTATTTGTTGGTCCAATCATTGAATTTTCAGTTGCTGTTTCTTCTATTTCTTCTTCACTTGCAGGATTATAAAAAATACTACTAGGGTTATTTGGGTTAAATATAGATTGATCTGAGTCAGGCAATCTAAGTTCGGGAAATGGTGAGTTAATTTCAACTAGTTTTTGCGGTCTTGGTTGTATTCTAGGTTCTCCTTCTGCTACTATTTCCAACTCATCTAAAACTTCACCCTGAGATTGAAATGAAGGTAATCCTCCACCATCTTGTCTAAAAAGTGGTCCCGGTTTTCCAAATACTCTTGGAGCTATTTTATTTCCTAACCATTGACTACCATATCCTGCTAACCATCCCGTTCCTGCACCTAATGCAGTTCTACCAAAGGTGTTTAAAGCAGCCTTTCCTACATTTCCTGTAGCATATTCATCTGTGCTAAAATAACCAGGTCTATTTGGATCTTCTCCATATCCTAATTGCATATTTGCACGGTTAGTATAATCTTTCCAATCATTTGAACCAGCAGGACATGTATTATCTGTACACATTTGTTGTGCAGTATTTTTAACATTAGCATTTTTGCTTATACTAGACTTAGGATTTATAAAGCTTGAACCAAATCCTAATAATGCTCCTGTTCCCAATCCTATTTTTTCTGCATTAGTAAGTTTTGGTAAATTAAGATTTATTTCACCTCTGTATTGGTATGATGGCATACCTTGATTCTCAGACATTACTTGTGGTTGCATAGGCATACCTTGATCAACAACTTGCATAAACGCTTGTAAAAATTCAGGACCTGCTTTTTGTAAATCTTTTTGCATAGAATCATGATCCATAAGATTTTCACCTCCATGTGATTTTTTAAGGAGATTTTCATACATTGCTGTTTCATAAAAATCTGGATTAACTGTATTTGGTGCATAAGATGTACCATATCCATCTTCATCTACACCAAATGTTGTTCCTTTTGGTATTCCAGTTTGTTTTTCTGTTTGACCATAATAATCATAAAGCATATTTGCTTGATCAGGATTATCTTTTATTCTTTGACTAAACTCTTGAAAATCTGTTGCATCTTGCTTTCTAATATTTCTTCTATGATCTTTTTTGTTGTCAGCAGCATATAGCTTATATCTACCTTTTTTCTCATCAAAAGATACACTTGAATTATCAATAAATCTTTGTTTCATTTGGTCTTTACTAAGAACCTCTCTATTTGTTTGATCAAATACATAATTCTCTTTAAAGTCAGCTTCACTTCTTGGAGTTCCATCTGCATTTAATCCTGCATTTATTCTATGTTTTTGGTAAGCTCCTTTATTATCTCTCCATTCTTGTTTTCGTGTTCTATAACCTGGAGCACTTTTTTGTTCTTTTGTATCTCTTCTAAAAATGCCGTCAGAATGACCATCACCGTCATTATCTTCTTTGCTAAACATGGTTTGTCCAAAATCAGCTATAGATGTAACAAGATTAGCCAATGGATTTTGATGCATCATTACATTATTATACAATGGTCTTGGCATTTTAGGTAAATTTAAAATGTCACTTTCAGTTTGTTGATCTGTACCATAATCTGGTAAATACAATGAACCACCACCTTGTCCAATACCTCTTTGATGCGGAGGAATAAAATTTCCGTTTTGTGCTTTAGGTATAAATTCAGTATCTCCACCATAAGCAGCATAGCTTCTAAACATAGGAGGAGCATAATTTTTATTTTTTTTATTAGATCTTTTATTAGATAAATTACCTATAAAATTTTTAAGTTTATCTTTTATGCCAAATTCTGGAAGTTCTCTAATTGTTTCATATTCAGGAACTACATATGGATCAGTTTCTTGTCTATTAGATTGAAATCTATCAATAATATCTTGACTTAAAAGTTCTCTTGGATTTCCTTCTGAATCTACACGCCCTGCATAACCAAAATTATTAGATTGATTTTTTGGTCTACTAAAATGATGACCTTGACCCATCCATTCATTGCCAGTTGTATTTACTCCAGGGATGTTAAAATTTTCAACACCAAATTGTGCTTGAGGTAATTGTTGTTCTAATTGAGCTATTTGTTCTGGAGTTGCTGGTGCTTCTTGTTCTGCCATTGGTGCTTGTGGAGGCATCATTCCTTCAGGCATGCTATTTGGATCAATGGGCATTTGTTGTTGCTCCATCATAGACATTTCTTCTGGAGATGGTTGGCTTTCTGATTGAGCAGAAACTTCACCAATCATATTAACTGTCTGATTTTCAGGTATTCCTAAACGTTCAAAAGCAATTACTATTTCTTGTTCTGGAATTTGAGCTTGTAATAATGCAGCAATTATTTCAATAGGTTTAACACCTTCTTTTAATTGCTTTGAAATTTCTTGTTGCAATTCTGTTGAAGAAGGCATATTTGCTTCTCCTCCCTGTTGATATTTTTTAGTTTCCATTGTATCCATTATACTATATTAATATACAAATATTTATGCAGATTGCCTAAATTATTACTTATTACCTTTTCCAACAACGTGCGTCATTACATAATTAGGAATATGCATTCCTAATTTTTTAGCATCTTTATAATGCAGTCTATTAAGTTTATCATAAACCTCTTTACCAAAAGCTAACTTATCAGTATTATCATATTTACCTTTAATGTAGTTCTTATAAACTTCATTTTTGTTTATTTGACCTCCAAATTTTAACTCTACATTATTTCCACTAACAAGAGGAAATGCTAATGCACCACCAACGTGTGGATTGCTAGCTTGATTAAATCCACTCCATTGATTAAAGTTTAATTTACCATTTTTAGCTTGAGGTCTTGCACTAAAACTTCCTACATCATGATATCCAAATATAAGTTGTTCAGGTTTTAATTTATATTTTTTCATTATTTCATTAGCTGTTTCTTTTATCATATTAATTGAACCAGCCATTTCTATAGCTTCTCTTTGACCATTGGGTTTTTCTATAAAGAAAATAACACCTGTTCCACCAAATCTACCGTATGCTCCTTTACCCCCTCTATCTTTACTTGTAGGAAATATTAAGTGAGTTGAATTAGATTTTTTTCCATTTGCAGTATAACTTTTAACAGTAGGTATTGATGATACTGTTGTTTTAAATCCTTGAGCTGTTGTTTTACCTTCCCAATCTAAATCAGACCATCTATATTGACGTAATGGTGAAGCAATAGAAGTATAATCTTTTATTTCATCTTTTTTTAAATATTTTATATTAACTTGACCATTATCTAACTTTTCATATATAGGATAATAACCATCTTTTACGGTTGATCCTGGTGCTACAGAAATTCCATCTAATTGATTTTTAATCATATTTGAAGCATACTCATGTTTATATCCATCTGTTAAATCAGAATCTAATAAAAAATGTGCAATTCCTTTAACATTATCATATTGAGTACTATTTGTTGATTTACCATAATTCATTATAGGAACATAATTAAAACCTTTTTTTGCATTAAATGAATTTTGAAACATCATTAATTTTCCTTTACTATCATTAACAGTTCCTAAATTTTTAAATACAGGTTTTATATTATCTACTGTAGTAGTCGGTTTAGTTTCTTCAATTGCTGCTGATACTGTTGAAGCTGCTGCTCCTGATATTCCATCAACACCTCCTTTGTTTGTACTAGATTTAAGTACTCCAAATCCTTCTGGTTCTTCTTCAAGATCAATGTTAACATTAACTTCTTCTGTATTATAAACATCACCATCCATATGTTGTACCCAACCTCTATGTAAATTATCCATCTTATCATCATACCAATGTCCCATCTTTTCAAACCAGCCTTGTTCTTTTTTATGATCAGATTCCAATTTATTAGGATTATATGCATTATGTTGCTCTCCTAAAGTTAAACTGTCATTTATAAAAACTGTTGTATTATCTCCTGTTACTGGATTTGAATCATAAACAGATGCAAATGGATTATATAGTTCTGTGGGTGCAGATGCTGCAACTACACCAGTACTTGATGGAAATGCTTTATATTCATATTGTGTAAAATCTATTTCAGGTAAAAGTTTTCCTGAACCTGCCGTTAGCCCACCTTTTATTACTGATGTTGCTTCATTTGTTTCTATTTCATTTGTTTCTACTGGTCCTATTGTTCCTGCTTTTATTATTGCTTTTGGATTTACAGGTTTATTTTGTTGTTGAGTAATTACAGGTTCTATTGGTGTATTTACTGAAGTGATTTTATTTTGGGTATTTACAACAGGTTGTGGTTTACTTTTTACAATAGGTTTTTGTACAGTTTGTTGTACAGGCGGTGTTACAACAGGTGTTACAACAGGTGCTGCAGGCTGAACAGATGGTGTTACAACAGGTTGTGCAACTGGTGTTACTACCTCTTCAACAATTGGTTGTTGAATTGATGATCCCATTCCAGGAATATTTATTGAAGTACCTTTAGCAATCATCATTGGATTAATTCCAGGATTAGCATCTAATAATTCTTGTATTGTAATTCCAAATTTAGAAGCTATTCTAGGTCCTATTTCACCTTGTGAAACATATACACTATCTGATTTTTCTTCTCCTCCAAATTGTCTTTTTGGAAATTCAAATAATGAATTATAATATGTTTTGTTAATACTATCATGTTTAGAATCTAAATATTCTTTTTCAAACTTTTCATTATTTTCTAAAACTATCTTGTTAATGTAATCTTTAGTTTCTGTTGGTAATGATTCTAACCATTTCATATCATCACTATATATATCTACACCTTTTTCCTTTTGCTCATTTAAAAAGTCAGCCATATTACCCCTTCCCCAATTATAAGCACCAAATGCTTTTGCCTTTCTTACTACAGCAGATTGATTGGGTTTATTTACAAAACTAGAATTATATAAATTATCCATATACCACTTTTGTACTTTAGCGGCATCTTCAGGATCAAAAGGATCAATTTCTGTTGCCCCTGTAGCATTTTTATAATCACTAATAACAGCATCTCCTAATTGACTCATTCCTTTATAACCTGCTGAAGAAACTGCATCTGGATTAAATGTAGATTCTTTAAAAGCTTGTCTTACCAGCATTTCTTGAGGTATAGTATTATCTCTTTGTTCTATCATTCTTTGAATGAGTTTCATTTCCTCCATTGCTTTTGTTGTTGCTGGTGCAGGTGGAACTGCTTTAGATAATATTTCAGATGCGTTTTTTATAAACTTTCCATCTTGAGCTTTTGGTAATTGTCCTCCGTATACAAACTCAGGAATCTCTACACGTCTTTCTTCTTCTCTTTGTATTTGTTTATGTTTTGCAGGATTATATTCAGTAGCTTTTATCCAGTCTTCTCTAGTAATTCTTTTATTTTCTTTGAAGTAATCATTTACATCCCCATCTCTACTATTATCTACTTTATATGAATATCCTTCAGGTATATATTCTGGATCAATTATCACTTCTCTTTCAGGAGCTGCATATTTATAAACATGATGATTAGGCCATTGCATTGTGGTAAAATCTTTTTTATTTTTTCCCTTAGTTGTTTTGTATACATACATTTCGTTTGGTTCTACAGCTCTATAGAGTGTTGTATCCGTAGGTTTTATAGAAGGATGTATCTTATCTGAATAGCCATATCTATTTCTTCCAAAATGTGCATATTGAGAACCTTTATCCTGTACATAATCATTTAAAGACTTTGCATTTCCAGCAGCTTTATCTTTTTTATGAGCTGCTTCATCAAACCACCATTGAGGTTGATTTTTTGAATATTCTATAGCTTCATCAATACCTGCTTGATCCGTTATTTCATATTTAATATCATTTTTTATAAAAAAATTAGAATTAGGATCTTTTACAAAACCTTCATCTCCTGTAAATTTTTTAGATAGAGCTAGCCTATCCATATATTCTATATATCTTGGATCTAATGCATCTTTTACTCTAATAGGCTCTTTACCGTTTTGTGCTTTTGGTAATTGTCCACCATTTTTAAGATTTTCAAAATCAGATAAATTTTTTAATATTGTCTTAAAATCACCAGTTGTTGTTGTATATCCAGAACCTACACCTTTTCTCATTTTTTCTACTAAAGTAGGTGGAAAAATATATTCATTTGATAATGGTGTATTATCAATACCCCCACTAAGAGTTTTAGCTCTTTCAGTACTATTTGCAACATTAAGCATTTCTGCATCTGCAGGATCTATAAAACCACTTATAAGTCTTCTATTAGCTTCTGGGGTTAATGAATTACCGGGACCTTTTAAAGCATCTTTAGTATTTCTTAAATAATACATTTGACTGCTAGCATCATCTAAACCTATATTAAACCAGTTACCCATTTCATATTCATTTGATTTATTTATAAGATTTTGATTTAAATTAGCATCTTCTATTCTTGAAAATTTTAATGCATCTTTTTTACTCATTAATTTTTTACTACCATCTGCTGTAAGAACTTCAACAATATCTCCAAATTCATCTGATTTGTCTGTAATAAGATCACTTACACCTTTAGGCTTATTGCCTTTAAGAGTTATAGCAAAAGGAGATTTATTTAATTGTTCAGCAACATTTAATCTAGTATTTCCAGAAATTATTCTAGTACCGTCTGTACCTTGATCCATTAATATTATAGGTTTCATTGGATTGCCTTTTTTAAAACCTGTATAAATATCATCTATTGTTCCTTCATTTCTAAATTCTGGCCATGATTTATAATTTTGTGATTGATTAATAATTTCTTCTCTAGTTTTATTAAAAGTACGGTTACGTATAGATGATGTATTATTAATACTTTGTACAGGAGCATTTAAACCTTGTGTAATAAATTCTTCTTCACTGATTAAATCAGTTAATCCTTTTTTGCGTATTTCTATATCATACTCCTTTTTTAAATAATCTTTAGTAGGTTTTGTCCAATTAGTTTTAGTTTTATTTGTTTTAATTGGTTTTACAATAATATCATTAAAGTGTCCTGTATTATCTGTACCAATAACTTTAAAATTTGGATTTCCAATTAATTCTTTTTCATCTAAAAGACGGTTTACTTTTTGAAAACGTGGATCTTTAAAACTTCCAACATTAGTATTTTCTATTAAATGTTGTAAATTTTTATTTTCAGAAATAGGTACTTTAAAAAACTCTGATCCTAGTTGATTAGCATATTTTTCAGGTATAACTATTCTTTGATTGCCAACACCATTATACCCTGCTCCATCCCATTTAGATCCAACACTCCATGATACAGGTCTATCAAAATTAAATTTACTTCCCCATGAAGTTGGAACATCATCCCCTGGTATATGATAATTTTGTATTCTAGATACAGGACTGTTTATCATTTGATCTGTTAACTTATTATCTTGAACTATTTTATTAAACGCAGCTCTATCTATTTCAGACATTTTCTGTGGACTATGTAAATATTGACGGACAATTGCTGCTTCATCATCAGTTAAATTAGCACCTTTTAAAGCATCAAAGTTTTTAGAACCTTGATAAGCTGCATTAATATTTCCTTCATTTAATCCAGATTTCCATGCAATAGGTAACGGAGAGTTTCCAGTAGCAACTGTATTATATCCTTTTTTAATACTTGGTATAATTTGTTTACCTGTTGTATATGCACCAGCACCTATACCTAATGCATCTATTCCTATATCTAATGCATTACCCCAACTTGGATCATTATACATCTTTTGAACATCCCCCGGTAAATGTGTAGCTCCGTGATATAAACCATAAGCATCCATTGCACCTCCTACAGTTATATCTCCTGCTATTTTAGTATTTAAAAGTGGACTTACTACACCACCATATAGTTCACTACCTACAGCTCCCACATAAGGTAATGTAGATGCAATTAATGGAAGAGCTGCAACAGCCATGCCTGGTTTAACTATGGCATCAGTTATTTGTTGTCCATAATTATCCATATAATCTTCTCCATTAACACCTTTTAATATAGCTTGCTTATAAATAGGGTTTTGGTTATGTCTTGCAGAATTACCATAAAAACCACTATATGGGTTATGAAATTCTATTAAAGTTTCTTTTGTACTGTTACTTAAAGTATTCCATGCTTTATATTTATCTTCAAAGAATCCGTCTTTTTCTTTTCTTTCTAGCCAATTAAAAGAATTTTGTTTTCTGTCTCTTTCTTTCTGTGTTTCTTTAGTAACGTGTTCTATTTCAACTTCATCAAGATTATTTCCTACAAATATACGTTCTCCATTATCACCTATAATATAATTTCTTAATTGCCCTGATTCATTTAATGCTCTAAATTCTTCTACTGTATAAGGTTTGCCAGTGTTAGGATTTATACCTTTATCTGCCATCCAATTAGGTGCAGCTTCTTGGAATCTTTTTTCTTGAACATAACTTTCTTTATCTTGAGTTGCTTGTGTATTTTTATCTTTTAAATTTTGAGCAGCAATATAACGCAAGTATTGAGAATTACTATGTGTTATAGGATTTCCACTTTTGTCTAAAGGATTACCTTGATCATCATAACTATTAACATTAGCAAAAAATTCTGCTTCCATTTCTGCAGGAGACTTATCAAAGTTATAATTGTACGTACCTGTTTCTACCCTAGTAGGTTCATTGTTTACTTCTCCTTTAGTTTGATATGAGGGTATTGGAAATTCATCTACATAGTCTGCATTAGGAAAATAATAATCTTTACCGGGATTCATTAATGTTGGTGGTCCTACATTTGGTTGAGCCCATACAGGATATGGCACACCTTTCATTGTAACATCATTACCTTCTATACGTGTATTTTGACCAGGGTATTTCCATTGACCTTGTTGATCTTTGACCATGTAATTTGGTCCTCCTTTTAATCCTATTCTTTTTCCCATTATCTAAAAGATTGATTAAGTTTAGTATTAGCTACTTTCAATAGCATTTTTCTGTTTCTTTCACCTTCTGTACTACGTCTTAAAATAAGTTTATTATAATAGTGTCTAAACTTTTTACGTTGTGCTGCAGGTTTATTATAATCTAAATTTAAGAAATTTAAATCTTTTATATACCCGTTTAATTGAGTATTCCATATTTGCTGTTCTGCATTAGAAAATTCACCTCTATCATTAGTAATATCCCAGAACATATTAAATCTATATTTTTGTTCCACTTTATTAAAAATAATATCTATATCGGCTGCATTAAATATTGGATAATCTAATGCTCCAATTGGATCTAATTGCGGCTGAAGATTTAATTTTAATAATCCAGATACTTGCTCAGTGTTATATATTACAGCTTCATCAAAATTCCAAAATAAATCATGGTATCTATCATCTCCACAACCATTTCTTAAATCTCCTTTATAAACAAAGCTTTCTAATTGGTATTCAATACTTCTTAATGTATTAACCATTTGACCAGTATTTTCTACAAACTCTATTTCCCAAGGATAACTTACTCCATAGTAACCTGCAAAATCATCACATCTATCATTATGCCTCCAAATACTTCCTGCAGATTTAGGTGGAAAATAACTTTCATAATCATCCTTTGTATATGTACAAATTCTTGGTGATGGATTTACATATGAAGGATCTCCAACTTGAAATAAATCATCACAAGATCCTGAAGGAGTACCTGGATCACCACTTGCAAATGGATCTGGAGGACAATCACAATCTACTTTTCTGCAAATTAATGGAATTTCTCCCGGACAAGATCCTGTTGATTCAGTATAATAACCTGTTGCAGGATTTTCCCAAACTTTAGTATATCCTTGTGGACAATCACATCCAGGTCTACCTTGCACTTCTCCTTCAAAAGCTATATCATAAAAGAATGAAGATGGCTGTGAAAAAGAAAAGAAACCTATTTTACAATTATTTTGAAATTTTAATAATTCATTTCCTGTAGCATATGCAGGAGCTTGATTCCATGTTGAAGAATTAGTTAAATCAATTGATATTTGTGGAGTTGTAGGATATTGATTAACTCCTCCCGGAGCTACTGCTGCATTTGATTGTGACCCCATTGTCTCTGTATGATAAATATCCAAAACATTTCCTGTTTTTACTATTTTTACTCTTACAGAACCTTGAGTCTGATATTGTCCAGGACCTGTTTGAGGACCACCATCAAATGGAGAATCTACTCTATGAACTAATGAACCTCTGGCTCCTGATGGATCTGCAGGATCTAAAAATCCGTAAGCACTATTTGGATAATTATAATATATACTTAATGTTCCTTTACCTGTAGGACCTGCAGAAGCATTTGAAAACAATAGAATTAAATTATGTGTTTCATTTTCTGGGCCATATAAACTATCTATATCTTTAACAGCTCCTAACACTACACCTAAAAAGTCATTATCACTATTACTACTTCTAACTGTTACTTCATGTGTATAATTACCAAATTCACATTTACTCCAATATCCATTTACAAGACCACTATTAGTTAGCATTCTAACTTTTCTAGGAAATGCTGCATTTTTAATATTTGCTAATATCACATTTCCTTGTGAATCAATAGTATAATCAGTGCCACCTAATGGTTCTGTATTCCATGTTTGATTTGTACTTAAATATTCTGCAGATGTTGGATTTCCTTCAGTTCCAGAATTTTCTGTTGGATCAAAAGTAACCCATTGCCATGCGTCAATAGCAGAAAAACCTCTAACATTTATAGAAATAAGATATTTATTTATTGCTGAATTATACCACCAATAATCTTGATTTGCATTAGCTGCATCTTGAGGGGCACCATCAGCTACAGTAACGTTATCACCTTCTTGCATAGGAACATTAAAAGTTCCTAAATTATAGAAACTTGTAGGATCAAAATATGTTCCTGGTGCACCGGACGGTATACCAGTGGTTTGATCTACATCACTATATGTAACAGTTCCACCTCCTGCAGGTACTCTTCTTCCTGCAAATGCGGTTTGACACCATCTATCCCAATTTGCTACTAAAGCTTCTATATCATCATCTTTAGTAAATATTAAATCTCCTGCAGGACAACCTATTATTGTTGCACCTTCAGTAGGTACTTCATCTATTATTATTTCTGCATCTTTATCTTCTTCTAATGTTGTGCCTTTTTCGCATGCTCCTGTTGCAGGATTATATGTATATCCTTCATCACATTTAATTTCTAAATCTTCTGATTTTGTTGTTAAAAAATGATTAATGCTTGGTAAGCATAACTCAGGATGCCAATCATGAAAAGAAATCCAAGCTTTAACTTTAGGATCATAACTAACTGTCCATGAACTATCTGTAAAATAAGTAGAATCACCTAATGAAATGCTTATTGTACGGGGATCAATAATTGGATCTATTATATCTAAAAATTCACATAGCCATTGACCTGCTGAATTTTGAATTAATGTTTCTCCCTCATTACATTCATATTGATTATCTCCTATTAATGTTGGCATAGAGTATGTTGCTTTTTCACATTTTCCTGTTTGACTATTAAATGAATAACCATCTGGACAACTTTGAACTCCTGATTGACCACTATATGTGGTAAGATTTAATTGAAATCCATCTTCTTCATCATATAGTATATGACCACTAAATTCCTCTACAACAGCATAATCTCTTTTACAGAAATATACAATTCCATCTGTTGGATCAAAAATTGTTTGACAACCTACACCAATTACTGGATTATCAACAATAGGTTTACCTTCTATTTCTGGAACTTCTTTTAATAATTGACATGGTAAATATTTATTAAACCACCATTTCATACCTGCATCAGAAATAGGTGCTAAACCTTGACCTGATGTTTGAAATATTTTGCCTTGTTCTTGAGATATAAAGAAAACACCCAATGGTGTATTTATAACACTTCTTGCACTTTCACAAGAACCATATTCATTTGATAAATCTGAATTAACTATGTTTTGTGGGTCTTGATTAAATAATCCACCATCACCTATAATAATTTTAGTATCTAAACTTGTTTGTAAAGTATCTACACCTTTAAATAATTTAGGAGATTCATATGGAAATAACATAATAGCTCCTGTTTGATTTATAGGTTTTATAGTATTAACTATAGATTTAAAATCTTTATAATTAGCTGGTAAAAAAACTCTCCAAAAATCTTTTTTAGATTCTTGTTGAGCTCGTAATGAATATATTAATCTTTTAGGATAATATTGAAAACATTTTTCTGCTACTAATGGATCATAATCTCTTGGTTGTACTGTCCCAAAACTACTAAGATTAGTTATAAATTTAGCAGCACTTAATGAGTAATCATATTTATAATAATTACTTTCTCTAATAAATTCTGCATCAAACAGACTATCTACGTCTGTAGTAAGTGCCTTATCATAATGATAAGTTTTAAATTTATTATCTTCCCAATCTCTTTGTGCCAAATTAATTTCAGATTCAACATAAAAATCTAAAATACCATTAATATGAGTATACATATATGTATTTTTCATGTTAAATATTGGCATTCTATCAGCATCAAAATTACCAAATACAGCATCCCATGCATTATAATCACTATTGCTTGGTCTATCTAAATAAAACATTCCGCCAGGTAATGCATCAGAACCAGCATTAGTTACAGATCCAGGTGTTAATGTAGCTGTAAATTGAGTAAATGTTTCTAATACTTTACTAACATTATATTTTTGAGTATCCATCCAATATCTTGGCAATGGAATATTTTGATATCTTAAGTAATCAAATGGTGTTTCATCCGGTTGATCATATTGAAAGTTTGAAAATATTGGCATAATGACTTTTTCTGTAAATCTATTTACATAATTGTCTCCACCAAAAATTGGTGTTGCGTCATATCTTTCTTGTGGATCAGGTGTATTTTTCTCAGGAAATAATTCAACACATCCTCTCATTTGAATTTGCCTAACACCTTCTAATTGACCATATTGATTATCTTGATTAAATTTTATTGCTCCATAGTGTGCAGATATATTAGTTAGTCTATCTTTACCGGGTTTTAATAATCCATTATCCCAACCATATTGACCCAATACAATTCTTGAATAATCATTTTGAATTGGATCTGGAATATTTTTTAATGTTTCAATTGCTACAGTTTTAGGTCTTTGTAAATTATTAATTTTATATTTTCCTTCTGCAAATGATGTAAATGTGTTATTTATATAATTAGAGGCAGTATTTTTTGTTCTAAACAAACTTCCTGATTGTCCTTCAAAATACTGTCTATAAAATCCATGTGAATTATATTTTAAAGCATAATCTTGTACACTAATTAATTCATATATAAAATCAATTATTTTTTGTGCTCCAATAGATGATTGTTGCAAAAATTGCATTACTGAACTTATAGCATAAAACAATGGCGGCACTTCTTTTAATTCAGAACCTCCTATTTCAAAATGACTACCACCTCCCGTTGTTCCTGGCATAGCACCTAAAATTACATCAGATGCTCCTTGCGCAGCTTCCATTGTAAAATAAGTAGCAGCACCACCACTAACTATATCTAATGGAAATGCTATTGTATCTATAAGACCATCTACAAATGCGCTTAATGCTATATCTGCTGCTGATTGTGCTATTCCTGTTAGACCTGAAGCTACCTGACTACCACCTGGCGTAAGAGGGGCAATAACATATCCAGTACCAGCAGCAAAAGTTCCATTCAAACCTATATCAAGAGCTTTTACTGGATCATAAACTTTTTTCTTACGGCCTCTCATTTTTTCAAGACCATAACCTATACCAAATATAGCTGAAACAAGAATACCTGAATTCCTTAATAGCTTATGTTGTGGATGTTTCTCAGATTTTACCCAATGACCTGTAGATTTACCACCCACTGAACCATACATTCTTGTTTCATAAGCATTTAAAAAAGGATTTCTAAAACTTAATTCAGGTGAATGAAAAGTAAATACATTTTGTTTATATCCATCTAATGCAGGAAATGAACTGAATGTATTACCATAATGATCTTTACCTTTAGATTGATTATCAAAGTTAGCGTTTGGTTGTATAAAGTATGGATCAGATCTTAAATCATTATATGGATAATTAGGATATAATCCTTCCATTCCTGTATTAGCATTGTTAGCTCCTTCAGGAATTACATATTTTCTCATATTTCTGAAAATACCTTTTCCTAATATAGATTTATTTCCTTCTCTTGTGCCTCTTAAAAATTCAAAACCAACAATGTTTGGTATAACTGTACCATCATTAAATAAAGGTCTTGCTACATTTTTAAATTCTACACCTAATAATCTTATTTTTGTATTACCAGGACTAGATAAATGTACAAGGTTACTTGTTTCTTCAGTAGGAAATTTATGATGTCTAATGTGCTTTCCACATAAATCATCCCATATATCAGGTCTTGTTGAAGGATATTTTTCAGTAGATTCCCAATATGCCATATCTCCTTTGGCAATTATCATACCACCATCATCTGTTGGACCTAATAAACCACTTGATGTTTCTACTGCTGTATTAAATATTTCAAAATTTCTTTCTGTAGATGATAATTGATTTGGACCTGTGCCTATTCCAATTTCATCTATTACATTATTATATTGATCTACACCTTGCGGAAAAGTAGTTGCATTTCTAGGAGGTCTTCCTGGTATATGGTATGATGCTGATCTTTCTCCAGTATTATAAATAAATCTAATAAAAAATGCATATTGTTCATCTCTTAAAAAAGTAGGTTTGCTACCACCTTTATAATAATAATCTGCGTCATATGCAGCAGATACCCAATGTGCAGTAATTTGATTTGCTAAAGGTTGGTAGTTAAAATCAAACTGTTCTCTAGGACCTTTTCTTATTAAATAATCATTAACCACAAACATATCATCTGATCTTTCATATGCTGGGTTTTGTAATGGTAATAATTTTAATGAAACATTAGCTAATGCTTGATCAACATAATCAATATTTATTTTAGTTGTTTCAGTACTATATAAACCAATTTTCTTAGCTTGAGTTTGCTGAGCATATATAGATAATAAAACTACTTCATAATATTCAAAATCTTTATCTAAGTTGCTTATTTCAATATTTAATGAACAAGCAGTATCCATATGATCCCATAAACTTTGAATATTAGATACACCTATATAATCGGTTGTTTTTTGTTCATTTTCTGTATATGCAATAAAGACTTGATATGAACCGTTTCTTAATTGACCTCCATCTTCTCCTTTTGATATTTTTATACAAGGTGTATCTACCAATGGAGCTAATCTAATTTTTTCACAATTTAAATCTGTTGTATCTTCATATATAACACAATCAGCACCAATAGGTGAAGTTACAATTTGCTTCCAAGGAATATCATTAATATTCATAGAACGTGATGGATTGTTTCCATCATCCCAATATAATTGCCATGTGCAATCATAATTTTCTTTGGCTGCTCCTTTAATTAAATGCAGTCTATTAAAATTTAAACATTCATCATTAACAAGAACTTCATATGTACATTCACTATCATCAAATAAACCTATTTCAGAATTATCATCATCTGTAGAAAATATTGCCCATTTATCTTGATATAAATGTATAGCTCCTATTACTGTATAAGTAACATTTACACAATGCAAGTTAGAGGGTTCATTTCCTATTACACCTAAGTCACCATCAATAGAGTTATTTGCAGCATTTCTTGCATGAGTCCAATTTTGTTTATCTTCAAAACTAGGAAAAGGATCTTTTACCATCCCTTTTACAAAGCTATTGCTTTCTATTGAGGATGTATTTCCAAGTTTGGGTTTATTAGATTCAAACGGTGGCTGTTCTTTTTGTTTCCTACGCTTTGCCATAAGTAATATATTATCTTGTTGGTCTTAAAACAGGAGAGCTAGAAAACATGTCATAATATTTATGATACATTGCATTTCTATTCATCCACCATACACGTTGTAATTCTTTAAAATCTGGAGTATTAACAAAACTTAAAGCATTATTTCTTGATGCTCTATATCTATTTTCTATCATTGCTAATTGATTTTGTACAGGCTCTCCTGCAAAAATCATATTTTCTAAAATTCTTTGCTTTAATCCATATTCATAATACTCATTACAATATGGATGATCTAATACAAGTAAATTACCATTTGCATCTTCCATTGCTCCTTGATAGCTAATGTATATTTTACCTGATTTAAAATTAGTTATTAACCAACCATCTCTTATTTCAGCAATATCTGCAGCTTGTTCTGTAATATTAGGACATTCACATTGAACAGAATTAACATCTTGAATTCTTAATTTTCTAAACATAGTATAAGTTCTATATTCAGATGAACCTATTTTATGAATTACTTGATAAGCTGTATTTGGATCATCACAAGGTTGAACAACACATACATCATTGCATGTTGGATCTTCACATGGTCCAGTATAACCTGGATCTGGAACATAAGGTACAGGATTAGTTGTATCTACATGTGTGCCAGATGGCATTTTTTGTGAAATAGTATAATCACCACAAATAAATGCATAATTCATATATGCAAAATCTGCAGGTAATTTAACTTTATTATGTTCAACATTTAAAACAGTTTGTTTAGTTCTATGAATTTTTAATCCTAAATCATAATTTATTCTGGTAGCAACTTTAATTAATTGTTGCGGATCAATCATTCCTTCTAAAGCATATGTATTAAAATCAATAGATACGTCTTCTAGTAATTGATCAAAAGTTCTATATTTATGTGATACACTCATTTTATTTTAATTTACCATTTAACTTTATTAGCCCAATATGCAGCTGACATTTTTCCTTTAGCTATGTTTTTACCATGTCTAGCTTTAAATGCATCTGACCTCTTTGTTTTCTTTCTATCACCAGTTACACCTTGTTGACCAAAACGTATAGTTTTAACTTTATCACCAACTTTAGCCACAACAACATGTGATTTAGTTTTATGACTAGGAGTACGCTTAGGTTTATTATAACCTGATACTCCTGCTTTAGTTAATCTACTATCTTTCTTTTTAGCCATTATTTCTTATGAACTTTTTGAACATTAAAATTTGCATATAAACTTGCACCTTTATGTGGTACAAATTTACCTGTATGTTTCATTAATTTAGGAGAACCCGTTCCTTTTTTCATCCAATGAAAACCTGCAGGAGCTTTTACTTTTTTAGTTGCCATAATTATTTTTTCTTTTTTCTTTTAGGTACACAATTATTAACCATTTTTATTTTACCACTTTTAGTTTTTTTACCACTAGGTGATTTTTTTTTGCCTTTAGCTACATAGCCTTTCCAACATGTATTTTTTTTACCCGCCATAATTTATCTATTAACATTTTGTTTGTTATCTGAATCTTCAGCAGGTATTTGAAGAGTGTTCATCATTACTTGTAATACTTGTTGTTCAATTTCAGCAAATAAAGCTTCAGGTATATTAATTGCTTGTTCATATCTAGGAACACACTTTTCTTTTTCTCCACATAACCATCCTGATATATCATCATCAAAAATTCCTTCTAATTTAACAGCGTCCCAAAGTAAATCTGGAAAATACAGGTAGTTGTTTAAAAACCAAAAATATTGTTTAGTGTTATATTTAAAAGATGTGGTTTTAGTCATAGAGGTGTACGTTCCTGGTTGCGTTGGTTGTAATTCAATAGAACCATCAATAGAACTTACTGTTCTAATTAATGGGCCCCAATAACCTTCTATCATGTCAGGTAATTTATCTTTAGTGCGTTTTATAGTACATCCAGATTGTATTCCTGTACATTCAGCTTCAATTTTATCTACTTCTATTAATTCAACAAAAGGTAGTGTTTTCCAAACTGAATTAAACTTCATTAGTTTATTAGTGCTGTCTTGTCTTCTCATTAAGAATTGGGCATACTTAGTTATCAGACTGTATATATACCTATCTGTTACAAAAGAATCCTGGTACTCAGCTTTTAACTGACCTCTAATTCTTGATATTACTTCACTTATTGTTGTCATAATCAATTACTTTATCCTTATTGGATTTATTATTTTTATATAGATCGGCTATTCTATATTTATTCTTCATCACAATATACTTTGTCCAACTCTTTGGATATTTAGAAGCTACGGCTCTTTTAAAATCTCTAACTGCTGTAAACTTCCATAACTCTCTATTTTTAAATCTATATCTTGTGCTATAATTAGTATAAAATATTTTACCTATATTGCCGTCTGTTTCCCAATTTTTATTTTGTAAAACTTTACCATATTGTTTTGACAATGAATAATTTGTATTAATGCTTTTAGCAGGAGGGCATGTACCAATAAATAAATAACCTAAAAAATCAGGTAATTCCACACCGTCTCTGTGTTCTATTACACCATTCCAAAGATTTTTATTATACATGACAATTATTTTTTTTAATTTTTCATTATCTATATTAGCATAAGCTGGTTTTTTGCTTTTAAATTCTTCAATTATTTCTTTATTTAAGAGCCCGTTTCTTTTTTCTCTGTATCTAGGGGCATTTAAATTAGGTTTTTTAAAATTATTTATCATAGCTACATTTATAATTTACAAAAAAAAGAGCACTTATAAAAGTTAAAGTGCTACTGTTTTATCATGGTGAAAATGTTAATTCACATATATTTCCTTTTATTGGATCCTGCAGTTCTAATTTTCCAGATCTTTTATTGCCAACAAATTTATTATGTTTATGCCAGTAATCTGATCTTGAAAGGCTTGGTAATGTTTTGTGAATAAATCCAGTATCTTCATTTGCTGTAATATATTCAACTCTTTTATTGCTGTGAAAATGTCCTGTAAATAATGTTCTATTTTTACATTTCCCCCACTCTATTGAAAATTCAGTTGCATAAACTAATGGAGTATTTTTTTTATTAACATCTCCATGTTCAAATGCATTAAAGTTAACTCCATACATATGAACCTTTCTTTCTTCATATTCTACATCCCATATTATCTTTTTACTCTTTATAGTTTTAGATAATGCATGGGCAAGATGAAATGATGATAATCTATCATGATTACCAGGTATATATACAATTGTTAATTTTTCACAATACTGAGCTAAATAATTTATAGACCAATGAATTGCATTAAATGCTGTTACATAGGCTTGAGTGGCGGTACAACTATTATCCACAAAAGTGCCACTTGTTGTTGTACCATTCCATGTATCCATATTAATAAGATCTCCCCCTACTACATAAAATAAATTCTCTATATAATGAGAAGCAGATGCTCTTGTAATAAGATTAATTATGGTATCTTCAAAATCTTTATCTATAGTATAATTACCTTCTTTTCCAAAATGTATATCTTGTAAAGATAATACACCACAAACTTTTTGTCTTTTACCTTGATTAATTTTGACTTTAGGAATTCTATAAGTTTCAGGCTTCCAAGTTTTTAATAAATCTTCTAAAACAGTTTCTGTATCAAATTTTTTTCTTGAAACTAATGCAGAAACTCTCCAATGATCCCCCATTTGTTTATTCCAATAACTGGAAAGTTTCCAAACATTAGTATCAATTTTTAAAAGTTTTATTATTTCATTTGCACTTTTAGGTTCTATATCTGTTTTAGCATTAAACCTGGCTTCACCAGATTCAAGATTTATTGCTTGACTGTAATTTCCATCATCTTCAAATTTTTCTATTTCTCTTTTTCTAGAATCTTCTTCACGTATTTGCCTTCTAACTTCCAACCATTCTTCAACACTAATGCCACATCTTTTAGCAGAAATTTCAGGAGATTTTTTTTGTTTTAGTGAATCTAAAACTAATTTTTTTAATCCATCCATTGGGTTTAAGTATTATTTAAAGTATGGCAATATACAAAAAAGATGTTGATTGCCTGTTAATATCTTTTCAAAAAAAAGGGAGCTCTAAATAATTAAAGCTCCCCCAACGTTTGTGATAGAAAACCAACAAACCATCACTTGTTGTTTTTATAATGTTTTTGCATAAACTATAACGCTTTCACAACTTCCTACACCATCTAGAGCATCTACTCTAAATTTATATTCAGTAGCAGGAACTAATCCTGTTACTGTATAATTAAATACTCCTGGAGCAGTTGGTGTAGAACTAGTTATCCAACCCGTAGGTGTTATTGCTGTATCATGTAATATTTCAAGTCCTGTTGTACCACTTGATTCTCCACCCCATACAATAGTTATAGAGTTAGTAGTAATTGCACCAACATAAACATTTTGAACTGCATGTAAAGAAGAATTACTTGATGTACATGGATTTAAACCTTGAGCTAATACATGAATCATTCTTTGTAATATTGAATCAAGTCTTTCACCTGATTGTATTACAAAATTTTCTCCCTCTGAATTTATTACTTCAGTTGTTGGACCACACCATGATACACATTCTGCACATGTTACTTCATCACATCTTTCTGTAGTAGGATCAATGCAATCAGTATATGAACAAGGTGTTGTTAAGCCATGATCTTGACATCCGCAAGGATCAGAACTATTACATGTATTACAATTTCCACAAGCCATAATTTATTTTTTTAATTTATTCATGTTTAACTTTCATCTTCTGCTTCATCTTCTTCTTCAGCAGCTTCTTCAAGAGCTTTTATACATAAGTCACAATTTTCAAAAGTATTAACTGCTACATTTTCATTTTCTTCTGCACCACCTATTACTTCCCAACAAGAATCTTCAAATTCAACAGCTTCTCCTACAACTAATGCAGTTGCTGATTGAATAGAAGTAGTAAGATCACCTTCACATTGTTCTATTTCATAATAATAAGTTTCATCAGCTAAACACGTATCACAATTTTCATATGGTACTTCTTGAATATTTTCATTTTCTTCAGCTGGACCAGTTATTGAATGACATACACCATCTATTTTTAACGCTTCTCCTACGGCATGTTCTCCAGCAGTTTGAATATTTTGAACTGGAGCTGGTTCACCACAAGGAGTTGCAGTATAATAACTTGGTCCTACAGGATCTCCACATCCTTCTAGCGGTATAATTTGACTATTTAAATCATCTTTTAATTGAGTTACATTAAATGAGGTTTGATCTAAATAAGCCCATACATTTAAATCTAATAAACGGTCAATTTGTAAACCTACCACACCTGTTTCAGCACCTTCATATGGGTTTAATATTCCTATACCTTGCATTAACCAAGGAGTTAAATCAACAGCTGTATTCCATCCCCATTGAGTTGGAGGTATCATTCTTGCTTCTAAAGCACCTAATGCCATTAATAAAGCAGCTGCATCACTTCCTGTTGTTCCTACAGTTGTTGGATAATAAGTAAGATTATAACCATCAGGAAACGCTGGTGTTCCAGATAAATTTTGAGCTGTTGCCCAAGCAGAATTTTCTGTATTATTTTTAAGATCATATGCTTCTACATATGCTGTCTTATATTCAGGTGTAGGTTGCAGTGTATTTAAAAAGCCCCATCCTTCTATTAATGTATTTGGATGAAATGGTATTGCAGCCTGTGTATCTGAAAATGCTATAATCCATGCTGAATCTGGAGGGGTTGCAGGACCTGCACCTGTCCATGAATCAGGTAAAACTTTTATTTCATTCCATTCTGGACCTGCTGCTAAAATTCCTGATGCATTAACATCCCATACAGCTTTTGTATATGCACTTACCCAATTTGAATCAGTTACAGGAATAATATATAAATTACCTGTATTATTTGGACATGATGCTTGATATTCTGCATACCATGTTTCTAAACCTGCTTTAATACTTGTTGCTTCTGCTAGAGATTTTGTGTTTGTATCAATAAATGAATATACACTTGTATCTAATCTTTTATTACCTGCAGATGTTCCACCCAATAAATAAATACCATATTGTAATATATCATTTCCTACACAGAATCCAGAGCTATCTGTTAATTCAATTGTAAATGTATCTACACCATTATAGTTTGGAGTATTTGGTGTATATATAAAATCTGGTACATTAACGCCATTTGGTTGTGTTAATGTTCCATGCGTAGGTGGTACAGTGATTGTAAATGTAGGATTAACAGCTCCTGAAATAAATGGTAATGTAAAATTAGTTGCTGCTCCGTTTACTGATCTTAAAGTTTGTGGACCTAATAATGATAATGGACATTCACAACAATATACTATAGCTCCTGGGCCGTTATGTGCATTACCACCAGCAATATCCCAATATGTATACGCATAATATGTAGTGGTTCCTATAACTTGTTGTCCTATATATATCCAACAGCCTTGAACTCCAACTGCAGGAAAAGTATATATTGTACCTTCACAATCTAGATCAGGATATATAAATTTATCCTGAGCTCCAGCCATTAATGTACCTGGTGAATAAATAACTGCAGCAGATGCACCATTAATTGGTAATTGTATATCATTTGGAAAGCCTCCTGGACATGGTCCTGCAATACTTTCTTTAATAATTTGATTTGATCCTGAATCATAATAATAAGTATCAAAAGCATCTCCAAAACATACTCTTCCTAAATATACATATCCTACTCCAAATGCTCCTGTTGCTACAGTATCTGTTTGAACAACTGTACAAGCATTTCCTGCAGTTGTAAATGTTACTCCAGGGCATGTTTGACCAACACCATTAACTGTTAATGTTAATACAGCTACATAATTTGTTGCGGGTGTTAAATTTGGAATTGTAATTGAAACATTTGGTGGTTGACTGGTTAGTTGACCTGAAGTCCAAATTTGTGTTCCCGTAGTTGTTTCTACCGTTAAATTATAACTTGCTGTTGCACCTATTTGATTATTCCATGTAGCAACTGCACTAGTTCCTGCACCGGCTGGAACTATTGTTACAGGTGGACAAGCATATCCTAATGCTACAGTTTGTGAAGAACTATTTTGACATGTATCTGTTCCATCTGTTAAGCAAAAATCAACAGTTACTTGCACTGCTGTTGCAACATTTAATGATGATATAGTAATTGATAAACCAGCATTATTATTTTGTTCTACTAATGCATTAAATCCTTGACTAATGCTTTGACCATTAGAATCTGTAATTGTTACAGTTGATCCACAATCTGTCCATCCTGCTGGAATTGTTGTACTAGTAAAATTAACAAGTATTGAATTTGCTCCACCGCCACCACCAGTAGAACTTGGTACAAATCCATAAATTATACTATCACAATTTGAATCACAACAATTATTTTGAATATTTTCTATTGCATTATAAAGATCACAAATTACTAACCATTGGTTTTGAGTAGTTTGTGCTAATGTACTATTTGCTTGCCATCCTGTTAATCCACCATATGTACCTTGACCAGATAAAAGATCTGTATTAGCAAATATACATTGAGCATTATATGCATTTTCTATTAAATTAACATCACCTAGTGCAGCAACTATAGAACAAAATGCTGACTCTAATCCTGCTAATAAAACATCTGCATCAATTAAGTTACCAGCATTAATACATACAGACATTATTTGAGAAGATGATCCACCACTACCATCACATGGCAAAACACAATTTTCTAGTATAACAATTCTATTTTCATGATCAGCAAGTTGCTCATTAATAATTGCAATAGAAGTTAAGATATCACATATTCTATTTGCAAGTAAAAAAGCATATTGGTCTATTGGAAGAACAGTTACTGGATTTCCAGCTTCATCAGTATATTGTAAACATGCGGGTAATTGTACTGTTATTTTGCTATCATCTCCGGGCCCTAACGTACATAAATAATCTATAATAGCTTGTATAATCTCTTGTACAGTTTCTGCATTTGGATTTACATTTACTAAACATTCCAGTTTAATATCGGACATGTCTGGTTCACATAAACAACTACTATCAATAAGGTCACATAATTTTTCAGCTAATTTAGCTATTACATCACTGATGGTATCTCCATTACATAAATCTATACAAGGTAAATCTGGTCCTTGCCAAACCACACAATTTGATGAAATTGGTGAACAAGGTTTATTATTTCCGGAAACTGGTAACATATATTTAATTTTTTGTAGTTATTTTTTCTATCATACCACTATTATAATATACAAAAGTTTTATCAAACAAGCAAGTTACTATATGTAGTATTAATCTTTTCATTTTTTATGCTCTTGGAGGTTTACCTGTTGGAGCTTTCATTATTCCTATAATTGTTTCAGATATTATTACATCTGTACATACAGGTGTTGGTTTAGTGCATGTTGGAGCACAGTCATCTGCTTGAACTGTTATTGTTATATGTTGTTGTCTACAATTTCCTTCAGTTGTAAAACAATAACATATTTGTAATGTATGATTAGTTTCTATTGATGCATTAGGTATTGAATAAACCAACATTCCATCAATATCTGTTACACCTACATTTCCCCCATTAATTACTAAAGGATAATTACTTACAGGATTTCCATTAGTATCTAAAACTTCTATTATAATGCATTCTGAATCATCACAAAATTGTTCCTCTATAAGTTGAATTTGTAATAGTACAGTACTTAGTGTTGCATTTAATTCTGCTAAATTATTTATTATTTCTTGAATATCTAATTGAAGATTGTTAATAGATTCATTTATCTTTTTAATTTCTGACTGTATATCTTTTAATTGATCAGTTAAAGCTTGTATTTGTGCATCTAAATCTTTTATTTGTACCATTAATGCTTGACATGCTGGGTTTTTAGGATCCTCTTCACAATTTAAATTATTATATTGTTCAACTAATATAGCTTGAGATTGTTGTAAAACATTTAATTCAGTTTGCAAAGCATCTTGTTGAGCTTGCAATTCATTTTGTAATTGAATAAATACTTCTAATTCTTTATTTTTTTCTTCTAAATTTAAAGTTAAAACAGAGATTTCTGATTCAAGATCAATAAGTTTATTTTGTAATTCTTTAAGTTCATTTAATAATTTTTCAGCATTTGGTGGTTCAACATATCCACATTCTACACACCAATATGGGGCGTTAGTATCTGTACATGGATCAATGGGTCCAGACGGTTCAAAAATCTCACTGGATAAAGAAATAATTGCAGCTGGTACATTATTTTTTAATAGTTGCCAATTGCATAAATATTTTTTAATTGCAATGTTATCTAAATCAAATGGGCAACAAGATGTTATTCCATATTTACTTTCTCTAAAGCTTTTATGAGCAACATCTGCAAACTTTTGTTCAGTTTTAATTTGCTTAATTAATTTTTCTTCTTCCATTACTTTTTATCTAAGATCTGTTTAGATTTCTTTGTGCTTTATTAATAGTGTTTTGTAAATTACGTGTTCTGTTTCTTCCATTACTACCTTTTTGCACCATAATTTTTTTACTGTTATACTTATTTTTGCAACTTTTACATACTGTTTTTCCATTTGTAGCTACTGCTTTTTGACAATTGCATGTAAACTTTTTTCCACAACTTGCACAACTAGTACCGCTTTTCATTTTATTGGTTTTAAAAATTTAACAACATGATGCTGTAGAACATGTTATTTTTTCTAATTTCTTTTTTGCAAAATTATAAATATCCATTCCAGCATCTGGGCTTTGACAATATTCAACTTTTGCTACTGCAGCATCAATAAGAGTTTTTATGTAGTTCATTTCTAAAACAATTTCTCTTTTGCTTCTGTCTGGTTCACATTGTAATGCATCTATTTCACATAATTTTGAATAATAAGAAGATAAAAGAGTTGTTACTCTTAAATGATTGTATTCTACATATGCTTTATCATTTGGTGAAACACTATATCTAATTATATATACACCATCAGGGATATGTGTTCTTGTTGTTCCACATTGTTCTGTTTGTAATGCTAATGCACAAGAACTTAAATTTAAATCAAAATATGGTTGAACTTTTATTAATGTTGGAGAATTAAAACCGGGAGTAGTAATTAATAATTCAGGACAATCAATGGCCAAATCATCTGTATATTGTGAAGTATCTTTTATACTTAATATTTCACAATTGGCAACTGGTTGAACCTCCAAGCTTAAAATATGTTTATTTGCCATTTTATAAAATTTTTTGTAGGTAATAATATATTACATAAATAATATACAAAAAATACTGAAGAATAGAAAATAAAAAGGGCAGGAAAAAAATCCCACCCTTTATTATTTAAAGTTAATTGTATTCAATTACTTATGCTGGACCTGGTGTGTAAGAGGTTGCACAAGCATCAATTCCTTTTTCAAACTTTACTGGAAATTCTCCTAGTGTAATAGTATTTGATAACTCATCAAACATTTCATCTAATTGTGTTTGAAGTGCAGTATCATCACATGCAACGTAAATTACTAAGTGATATTGATCATTATCAAATACTCCAGTAGGGTTGTTTAACCTTGGAATAGAATGTAAGATATTATATGATGTATAAAGAATTGCATCTCCATTAGCATCAAACCTAGGAACTGCATCTACTATTGCAGAAGACCCTTCAATTTCACGGATTCTTGCAGAGTCTTTATTTCCTTGGTTGTAAGGAGATTGTCTGTAAGATTCTGTCATTAAGATATCTCTTAATACAGTATCACCATGAGTTTGTTGAGTTGTTCCGTTTGTTCTTGTAATACTTGCACATTTAACATCACAAGGATTTCCACTTTCATCTTTAAGATCAAAGTATAATTGAACTGGTTCAACATTGTAATGATCTCTAGTATCAAATGAACAGTTACCAAATTTAGTATCTACATATGCACCGGTAATAGTAATTCTACCACAGTTATCATCTACATTTGATCCAAAAGTTTGACCAGCATATGTAGCTAAATCTTCATTTGGAATTGCTACATAAGTAGTACCACCATCAATAGAGTATTCAACTACTACAGAAATAAATGGAGCTAAAACTGGATTTTCTACTAATCCTAAAGCTAATTTAGCTAATACTAAACTAGGATCAACGTAATCAACTAGAGCTACTGTTGTTGAATTAGAAGCATCACAGCAAACTCCTCCACTGTCAGTATCTCCATAAGCATTGTGATTTAAAAATCTTAATGCAGGTGAACCTTTAACATCCATTCTTCCAAAATATGTTTCGTCACATTTAAAGCATGCACCGCATGCATCAACTACAATTGTAGAAGGAGCTGCATCACAACATTCTGATTTCCACAATCTGCTGATATATTTTGGATTAATACCTTTAGATTTTACAGATTCTTTATATCCACCGTGACCAGGATTGTTTCCAATCTTGTCAGCAGGAGCATAAGATCCTTGTACTATAGTCATCATTGAACTACTAATTCCGGAGGTAGTTAAACCAGCCGGTAATTGCTTAGCAAAAGCAATTTGACCTGCAGGTACGTCTGCACTAAGCAAACCATCTGAAGCCACTTTTTTTGCTAGAAATGCTTTTTTAAAAGCATGATTAAAATAAGCCATTTTTTTTGTTTTTAATTGTTATAAATAAATAAAAGTTTGTGTAACATATTGTTACAGTAATAATATACAAAAATTTTTGTAAATAAAAGAATAATATTATATTATTTTTTCTTTGCTACAAAAGACCAAACAATACCAATAACTGACATTGCTGCGCCTATGCAATCTAACATAATTTCTTCTTCTAAAATACCTTTTGCTACTAGTGCACCACCAACAACAGTTAAGGCATGTCTAATTAAACCATTTAATTGTTCTTTTTCCATTTTTGTTATTTTAAATTAATATTAGTTAGATCTATCTGCACTTTGTGTACCACGGTAATATTGATTAACTTCATTAATATCACCAGCAATAAGTGAAGCACATTCATCTAACATTAATTCAACAATGTCATCTTTAAATTCACATTCAATATCAAAGAGACTTTGTTGTCCGGTATAAGGATCTACACATCCTAAAATTTGTATATAAACAGGTTTTCTATAATATGTTAAAATAGGATTAGCTATATCAAAATCTGTTTTATATATTCTTATATTATTATCTATAAGAGTACAAAAGGTTTCTCCCCAATCAAAACTTGGGTTTTTTAAAGGATCTCTTAAAATCAAATTAACATTTGCTTCTTCAGCTAAATAAACAGTCATTGATCTTGGATCAGTACAACAATCTGTAACAGCTCCTGTACTTATTCTTTTATATTCTAAATAATTAGCAGGAAAATTTGTTGCTTCAAAATATTTATCTTCAACAACTCCAGTTAATGATAATTCATTAAGAAGAATTTGTAAATCATCAATTCTTCTTTTTGACATTTCATCTCCTTCTTTATATGGATTTCCACCATGAAGTTGTCTTCTGCACCACTCAAGCTGAGTTTTATTAAATGCTTCAACTATTTGCCAACATTCAATATTATCATAATCTTGACTATCTAATTTATTTAGACGTTGCTTTAATTTTATTTGTAGTGCATCATTAGTCATATCTTAAGCTTTCCAGTATTGTTCTACTTTTGACATTAAAGTCATTAAGGTTTCTTCATTTTCAGGATTTTTTAAAAATTCTAAAACTTCTGTTGGCTTTTTTCCTAATTTTATACTACCATCAGTTGTTTCAATCCAACCATTTGATTTAGTAGTAATATATCTATAAAATAAAGCATCTTTTACTAAAGCTCTTATTTTAATATTTTCCATAGTATCTTTAGAAACTTCTAAGAAAGATTTAGCTGCTCTTTTTTTATTTCCCTCAGATCCATCTCCATTAATAAAAAGATCCATATTCTCATATAGAATGTCATTTGGTGTAGACTTAATATATTGTGTGCTGTCTGTATCTACAATTTTAGCAACATATAATAATTTTGTTGTATTTGTATCATATAGATTTTGTAATTCTACAAGGGCTTTGTTTCTTAATTTACTATATTCAGTTCTTGTTGAAATAGTTTCTTCTAATTGATCTAAATAAAATTTAGGAGGAACACTTTTATCTTTTGCTGCTTGTAATGATTTAGCAACCATTGAAAATCCTCCTGCATGAATTGCATATAATTTTACAAGATCATAAGGATCTGTACTTGGATCTAAATAAACTGGATCATTTCCACATCTTAAACTAATTTTACTCCAAAATTTATCATTATTTGGTTTAAGTAATTCTACTTTATTCCAAAAATCTTTATCTTCTGGATCAATAACGTTAGCTGCTAATTCTTTTTCAAGTTGACAAACAGCTTTTCTAATTTCTTTTACTTTTATTTCTTGTTCACCAGGAGGTAACAATTTAACATCAGGAGCAAATTCATTTAATCCTGTTACATATCTTTTTATTCCATTTATTTCCAGACATGCTAGAGATTCTTCATGGTATACACCTTCATGTAAAGACATACCATAATTTTCTAATCCCATATTATTTCTATTTTTATTAAAATAGGGTCTAATAGCAACGGTTTTCTTTTTACTGCTATTATATTTTTCTACAATTGTATAACTCATAATTTATTGGTTTTTATTAGTGAAACTTAATACTTGCAAATTTATGCAATTTATTTGTAAAATATTTCTAAAGCTGGGTTTTACCCCAGCTAAAGTGTTTAAGATTCAAAAATTAAGACGGTTTTTTAACCACCTCTTCTTCTGCAAATGCTTCTCCTGGTCCACTTGGTTCACCAAAAATTGGTAATTCACCTTTATCTTCACCCATTGCTTTTTTCTTTGCAATTCTTTGAGCAGCTTTTGCTGACTCTGCAGCTTTACTTTCCACCTCTTCTGCTGGTTGAAAAAGTTTTATTGTTCCAGCACGTTTAGGTTCTCCTGGAAATCCAGGAGCTTCTGCCGTGTATAAGGATAAAACTCCATCCCAACAATTTTGCTTTTGTGTAACTACATCACTTACATTACCGGCTCTGTCTTTAACTACATCCAGTTCTTCTTCTAGTTCTGTTTTTTCTTTATTCAAAGCATCAACTTCTTCTTTAGAACATTCTGCTTTTTCACAAGCCTCTATTTGTGCCATAATTGCTTTTATTTTTTCACCTAATGCTTTTACTTCAGCATCAAGAATTTGAGATAAAGCCATTCCTGCATAAATATCACCTTCAATATCAGCCATTACACTAACATTTCCTGGTATTGGTTGTAAATCGCAATATACTCCTGATTGATCTTCACAAATTGATGCTATATCAACTCCTAGCTGCCAAGCTTGACCTGGTCTAACACCTTTATTATATGCGTCTTGAGAACTTGATGCTACAATTAAATCCCAAACACCCAATCTTGTTTCATTGGTAAACTGTATTCTGGATAATGCTGCACCAGCACCTCTTTTTATTCTTCCACGTCCACCACCCTTAATTGAGTTACTTGGACTTTTTTTACATGATTCTGCCATTTTATTTTATTTAAAGGGTTAAAAAATGGGAGGAGAATAATCCCCTCCCGTTAATTATTTAGAATGATCCTCCAGTAACTGGATTTCTCATTACAATTTTTAACACTTTAGTTGGATCCTTCACCCATACAGCTGGCATGGTTTGAGTCATATAAACTCTATATCCATTAAACTGTCCAGTTGATGCAAAACCTTGCGTTCTTCCCATATAGTCCATAGTACCATTTTGGTAGAACCATTTAAGTTGATTATCCCAGTTAAGTTTTAATAAGAAAATGTTGTCATTTCCTTCATCTGTAACATCAAAAATGATAAAGCTAAATGAGCTTAATGGTCTTCCATCAATTAATGGATTCTCAATATCATTAGTGTGTAAGT